TCCCATCACATAAACATCTTTCATATCTCCCATCACATAAACATCTTTCATCTCTCCCATCACATAAACCTCTTTCTCATATCTCTCCCACATTACATAAACATCTTTCCTCTATCCCATCACATACCCACCTCACACACAACAAAAAAAAATAGGATTGATAGAAACCAATCCTATTTAAAACACGACCTTATTAATTTATTGAATTGAAGTAAGTTTATGGTTTTCAAGAAAGTCCTTAAACTGGTCACTTGATACGTCTATAACGAATCCAGCAGCACCAGCATGTCCTCCACCACCGAATCTCTTACTTACCTCACAGCAATCTACGCTGTCTTCTACGCATTCATAAAGAGAGAACCGTACTTTACCACCTGGCATGATACAAAATGGCATAAGGGCTTTAATTTTTCTACCGTCTAACCAGTCTCGTGTAAGAGAATCAAATACCTTAGAACTAAATTCGGTGGTATTCATCGCCACGACCTTCACCTCATCAACGTACGCTTCGAACGAATACGCACTTACCTCTTGTTCGTTTTTACCAGCCATGTAGTTAATTATAGCACGTCCTTCTTTAGCGAGATCATAAAAAATAAGATCAATTTCATTGTCCTTCATATCTTCTTTAAAGTGATCATACAAATACGACAATGCTATTAATACATTGAGTCTTATTTTTGATCTCAAGGCATACTGGATAGCTACTACCGTATCCCATCCTAATTCAGAATCTTTATTCCACACATCGTAGTCTGACAGGCACCGGACGATCGCCGGCACCTTCCCCATCAGCAGGTCCGAGGCCAGAGCGCACGCACCGACACCGACTCTCCTCAACCCTGGAACTACGAACCCCCATGTCTTACTATCTTCGATAATCCCCTTATGATGATCTATCCACATCAGGCTCTTTCCTTCATCAAGCCATTTCTTGAAAACCGTTTTAGAATCGGCTCCGAAAGACACGTCAAGAACATAAACAACATCTAAGTCACGCACTTGGTCAACAACTTTCTTAACATCATCTTCATACGAATACGGGATATAAACAACATCCTTGTTTTTACTGTGTTCATACATAGTTGCGATGGCTGCCGACACAACGCCATCTAAATCCGATTTATGATAAACTATCGCTGTTTTCTTTACTTTCATGATACAAACTTGTATATTTGATACTACCGTTTTTTAATGTTTCTATTTTTATAACATCACTATATAAATTGAAATTCTGATCTTTATCAATCCTTATATTCAGCACATCATCTACGGTTGCAGTTTTTCCATCATCGGTTTCAATCTTATAAAAATCTTTTAAAGTGATTTTTATATTAAGACCAACACCATATGGATTTTCAAGGATATATATATGATCGTTGTTGAGAATAACTATTCCTTCACTTGTATGTTCTTTGGACAATACATACTCTAAATCAAGATCTTTACCAAGAAACTGAATAACGTCCATATAGTCAACGCCGGCCTTCTCAGCGCATACCTTATCCGAATCAGAGAACTGCCCTGGAAGACCACTGGCGTCCCCGACCATCAACGAACATCCCTTAAGTTGACTAAAGTTCATACCACGCATTACCGTGTCTTTACACTTCATAAGAATATCATCAATCATGCCAGTGTTAGGCTTCCTCATCGGATCTTGTTCGTCATTTGAATAACACAACCTTTTTTCATATAGGACGCCTCTTATGCCTCTCTTTACCGCCAGATCATGTACGGACCTCAGTACGTATTCTATCTTAGCTTCAATATCAGCTCCAGAAACAAACCCAGCTTCTACTCCTCCTTGATTGCTTACGATAGCAAATACCTTAACACCGTTCTCCTGCATGAGGTCAAGAGCCTTATTCACCACATCCATCTTAATCCTCATATGTCAAGTCTGTAGCGAACGTATTCCCAGAAGCGGTTTCTATAAGCGTCCCGTCAAAATCAAATAGCAGTATTCTTTTGTTTTTAATATCTATATCGTTCATCATTTTTCACTCCTACTCTTTTTTATTACCCTAAACTGAAGACGGAATAGATTACTGTCTTCTTTTATAATATCATACACAGCATAAGAATTTTCTCCTATATCCCATCCAAGATAATCGAGCAGGTCTTTTAAGTAAACCCTCTTGTATTTTACACCAAGGTTATTTACCTTAAACGATCTCTCGTCTTCAACATCAGAAGCAGCCAGATAAAAGGCCGTATTTTCAACTCCTTCAAATATCTTCCCTTCTTCTAAGCCGATAACAACCGCATCCGTTACCCCCATCCAATTCAAATTATCGACAGAGATAGTCATTATCTTACTTTTGCTAATTGATAACTTCCGGATCTTGCTTTCTTTAGTTTTAGATCCTAAAAAATCCGTACTGTTAAAAAAATCTACTTTCATGGTTATAATGTTTTATATTTATGTTGCAAACATACATAATAAATAATAATCAAAGAAATAAATAGGATTAAAATATGATAAAAAACCCATAGCACTACGTCTTTAATAAAAATAAATCAATGACGTAAGATAATAATCATATATTTGTAAGATAATAAAAATAATCATATATTTGTCGGTATCTTAATCAATTAAAAATAAATATCATGGCAGAATTGAAAATAGGTTTTGTAACCTTCAATCCGGGATCAGGTGACGGTGATCAGGCAGTCACCGTATCAGGTGAAAAATACGAAGGTCGTGTACAGCGCACGCAACAAGTAGAATTTGGTGCCGAATCAGGCAGTGTTAAGAAAACTGCTACCATCAACCAAGCTGCGGCAGCTGAGTTTGTAAAAATAGATCCTACTGCATCCGTAGGGAAAGGAGGTGGTACTGTAACGATCAACGGTACAAGTAACTCAACTAAATTAACGTTCTCTCTAACTCCGGACAAGACTCATCCTCTGACGTTGAAAATACCTGCCAGTTATCAGGCGGCAGGCAAGGCTACCAGCAACGGCGCTGTTATTGCCGACGACCCTGGTGCAACAGGGGGCTTTGCTTTCAGTATCGTATTCTCCGGTATTGCAGCGAACACTAATATAAACGATCTGGTAAATACTCTTAAGGTTACGGCCGCTGGTGGTCAGACAGCTAATACGGTTATTACCCAGACAGCAGGTGATCCGTTCTTGGAAATAGACAAGGAGGTAATCAACTTGGATGCAAACGGTACTCCTCAGACTATCAATGTTAATGCTAACATCAGGTGGACTATCACACAAGTTGTTTCTAAGTTGGTAAGGACAGTAATGAAGTGATGTGATTATTCACGTCTGTATTGCTTATAAAAAACAAAAAGGGACGTCTATTTGGCGTCCCTTTTTTCTATGCATTGTATATAGTATTTATCTTTTTGCCTACTGACAAAAATCTTTTTGAAAATCATCTGTTTCCTGATATGGACTCTTTTCCCGTCATCTAATTCTCTCCAAATTTCATTAAAAATCGAATCTATTAACTCCATAACCTTCTTATCGGAAACGAGATTCTTTCTACCGGGGCTAACCCATCCATCATCAGTCATCTTACCGGCTATCCTATTAGCTATTCTACTTAATTCACGTGGGGTGCTCATTTCAATCTGTTTTTAAATATTCTACCTTTTTCACACTGAAGTATGCAGTCTCTCATGGGATGATCTTGTTCGTGATCGTCACACATCGGAAATTCTTTTCCATAGGGGAAAGCAATGTGCGGGCACTGCGCCCTGAACGCATCCCAGGCCGACTTCCTCACAGCCTCAGCCCCGGCACGCACGCCCTTCTCTCTTTCCTTGGCTGGGTCAGCATACACGTTTGAAATAGCTCTTTTCTTCCAAGTAAGCATATTGTAGTAAAACTTATCCACCAGTTTCCTGCCCACTACATCAAACTTCTGTCTATGAATTAAAGGTGCGGCCTTAACGATGTTCTTCCTATTTTTACTAACATCGACATAAATCAGTCCAGCATAAGACGGAACTTCACTTACGTCAATCATATTAGGCGGACAGGCGTAGTAGAAATAGTTTGGAGGATAGCTTATGACACCACCTACCTTAATAATGCCGTCTTTAAGAACCTTATGTTTTTTATCCTTTTTGAAGTCGTTAAAGAAATCTTGTTTAGACATCTTGACCTCTACTTCATAAGCGTACAATGATCTTGTTATGGCCAGGAAGTCAGATTCCCAATCATATATATGAAGATTGTTAATAACATACATCGGATTACTTAACAGATCCCTATTAAGGATCTTAAGCATTTGTTGCTCTGGGTAGTTCATTGTCTTACTTTTTTTAGAGGCTTGTGGCGGAATCGAACCGCCCTACGAGATTTTGCAGATCCCTGACTAAACCACTCATCCAACAAGCCATGTAGCCCATGCCTGAATCGAACAGGCAACTTTTGATTAGGACTCAAGGGTTTTATCCGTTAAACTAATGGGCCATTTAATGTTTGCTATGTTCACACACCACAAACACTTAGATAATTAACACTTTACACAAAATATGTACCGTTATCCAAGGAGGATTCGAACCTCCGCTAACAGAACCAAAATCTGTTGTGCTACCACTACACCATTGGACAGTGGTCCCAGAGGGATTTGAACCCACGATCTCGATGTTATGAGCATCTTGCTTTCACCACTAAGCCACAGGACCTTAAAAATATGCAGGAGCCTTCACAGACGCCTGCATATAACAGCTAAATTTTTAACCAATAATTATCCTAAAAACTCTCTCAACGCAAAGTTAAGTACTAACCCATAATATGGCAAACATTAAAATATAAAAAAGGATTAAAATACCTACTTCTTTTTTTTCTTCTTCTTTTTAGTGTCTTTTACTCGTTCAGCTTCGTTTTCGGGCTCCACAATGTCACCTGCTTCTTCCTGAATCACATCTGTATCAAGAAGCGTATTGTATTTAACTTCCTTATTTTTATCAAATTTCTCCGATTCTGCCACATCCTTATCTGACTCCTCATCTTTATCCAATTCCGGCTCAGCGACATTGTTTTTATCTTTCCCGATTATACCTATTTGGTAGCCTCTTAATTCTACTTGCATTAATTTCAGCTTCGATTCTAACTCTTGTATTGTTTTGGACCCAACCGAAACCTCGTTTTCCAAATCTCCGATTCTGATCCTGGCTTCAATCAATGCATTTGATTTCTTTTTTAATTCAGATGAGATACTGTTTTTCTTTTCTTCCAAGTTTCTGATTTTGTAATTAGCCTCATCAAGATCAGACCTGGCTTTGTCAAGATCGACATTGACAGCATCAAGTTCTTCCGTTTTCTTCTTGACGCTTTTTATCAACTTTTTCTGATTTTCCTTCAAGGCGTCAATCTTTTCCTTAGACTCAGAAAGATCTTTGCCAACAGATAAAATCTCTTTATCCTTTGAAGCGATATCTGACTTGAGTTCGGAAAGCCTTTCCTTGTAAGAAGCGGCCTTATCCTGCATTTCCTCAATTTCTTTTGCAAGATTTTCGGATTTAATAGCTTTCTCCCTGTACATTGACAGCTTGCTGTCTGTGATGAATGTAAAACCTAACATGCTCATTTTAAAAATATTTAAACATTACTTAACTCCAGAACTACCAAGACCTTTTTCTCCACGTTCATTCCCGTCTTCTACCTCAATATCTGTTACTTCTTCCAATACCATTTTGTATTGTGGAACGATTTCCATCTGAGCTATTCGATCGTTTTTGCGGATTACGGTCGGTTTTTTATTGATTTTAGTAAGATTAACCATATACTCTCCTTTGTAGATAAATTCGCATTTGCCAGGAGCGTTAGTAACTACCACTCCCTCGTCAAAAGAGAATCCAGATCTTCCTTCCACATTCACGCACCATCCTTCTGGGATATTCAATTTGAATCCTGTTCCGATTCTAACAGAATAACCTTGATATAAGGTGATTGATTCAAAATCGGAAGGAACATCTATTTCCACTCCCATGTCATTCACCATCTTCACCACTCTATATGCACGAATATCACAACATGCATCACCATCATGCTTGTATTCAGGTATCACGACATCGGGATACAGCTTCTTAATACCTACCTGCACAGTCTTCTGATAACCTGGAGTCAAATACGATTCAGGTATTTTATTAACAACCTTATCTTCTTTTTTATGTTTGTTGTTCTTTTCAGAAACAGTATCCTTCTTGCTATCTTCTTTTTCAGAAAGAAGTCTTTCAATATCTTCTAACTTGTCCATAATTATATTTTTATAGTACAATAAACAATACCTTCTTTTTTTATATCCTTCGTTGATTCATAACACTCACGAAAAGTACTTATGTCTGCATCATTAGGATCATCGACCCACTCATCTCCTTGCTTATATTTTTCTCTGGTTTCTGAGTAGATCATACATAATTTATCCCCATGCTTCGCCATAATCCTTTCTTCTGTCACTTTCCTACGAAGTTTAATAAGGGGAAATCTTGTAACTATTTCTACCATCATTCTACACAATCTTTAAAAGCCCAAGAGATGTTATTCTCCTGGGCTGATGTTTATATTAAAATGGAAGGTCATCTTCTTCCATAGGAGGGAAGTTCGGCATCTGTGCTTGCGGCTGTGGCTGCGTCTGATGCTGAGGCTTGGTGCTCCTTGTAGTAGGTGCCGGGGCAGGTGCAGCCGGCTGAGCCGGGGCCTGATACTGAGCAGGCTGTTGAGCAGGCTGTTGGTAATTCTGATACGGAATAGCACTCGGAACAGACTGAGGTTGTTGAACCTGTTGAGGCTCGACCGGCTGCTGGGTATAAGTCTGAGGAGCTACCGGCTCTTGCTGAGTATTTCCTCCTAAACCTAATTTAGCCATTATACCGGCTCTGATGTCTTTAATAGAAGCATTGAACCTGTTTGAATATTCAGTAATCTTCTGATAAGTAAAGTTGTTTTGAGCTGAATAATCGAGGCTTTTCTTGCCATCAAATCCTGTAACTTCAACAGGGTCAGGCCAACCATTTACGCCTTTTTTATAAAAACGTTCAACAAGCTGATCTTCTTCTCCGTCTACTCCGGCATATGCGATAATAAGTTCCGAAGATCCAAACTCATCATCTTTCTTCTTCTTAAAGACATTGAAATAAATTTCACGACTGAAATCGATGTTTTCGTAGTATTTTACGAAGCTCTTAACAAAGCCCTTGATATTTCCTTTTTGATTAACGAGAGGTATGGAAATACAATAGTTTTCATTAAGCTCGTAATCTTTTAATACGATAAGGAAATTAGTAACAGTATTTCCATTAGAGAAAGTGCTTGACTTTAACCCGATGTAGTTGATGTACCCAACTACTCCATTATAATACTCTTTCCAATATCCTGCCGGCTGACCGCTATTAGGATTTATGTGCTGAACAAAACCTTCTTTTGGTTCGTTACTTTTTTCATACAAGTTACCATCTGAATTAATATACAAATAATAAGTTGTACCAAAACTTCTGTTTTCTCTAAAAGCCATATTATTAATTGTTTATAGATTATACAATGTTTGATTTAAGACGTATGTTGATTCGTATTTAGGATTGAACATCTTTATCATCTTATACTGATCAGACCAATCCATGACAGTATCTCCTTTTATAAGTGATTTTACGGAAGACAGTATATTTTCCTTACCGATAGAAAAATTAAAACACGGACCTTCGAGCGCATTCAAAGGCATTGATTCCATTATCTTTTTTCTATTTCCAAAATCCTCAGACATTACCGTTATGCCGTTTTCTTCATCTACCTTGACATTAACAACATTATCCACCAAAGTCATGGAATTAAGAACCGATATAAGTAAATCCCGGTCAAACTTAACTCTCGACGATTTTTCGAATTTGCTACATACGTATTCGTAGTTAGGATACTGTTGTTCTACGTTCATATCCGATATAATTACATTATCAAAGCATAAGAACGTCCTAACTCCATCTGTAGAAATACTGATCTCCGTATCTTTATCAGATAGAAAGCGGTACAAGATAGAAGCCGCAACCTCGCTTAGCATAATCGACCTTTCTTCTGATGCATTAGCATACTCTTTCCTGTTTATAAACAGACGGAACATATCAGTAGAAACAATGTCAATATAGTCCTTCTTCACATTAAGAAGAATCGAGCATATAGCTGGTCTAAATTCATCCGATCCAACAAACGCAAAAGATCTTTTCATAGACTGAATGAAAGACGAACTCATAACACGAATACCGTCACCTACAGGATAAAAGAAATCAGGGAAAGCCTTATCCTCAATCCAAGTAGAAGAAAAAGATCCTCTATCGTATTTAAAAACGATACTGTAATCATTTTTAATCTCTATCTCTATATCCTGGTTATGATTTTTAAAAAATGAAATAAGAGTCCCGGCATCTACTAAAAGAGAAAACTTCTGGTCACAAGAAATATCAGTATTCACATCGAAAATATCATCCGTATATGTTATACGTTCGTTCATGGCTTGTATCCGGATATGATCAAAATATAAAGTAATTTTTATATTCGATGTGACACAATCCTTTAGAACCTTATCAAACATCTTTGAAATATTTGAAAGCTTCTCATTCATTAGTATGCCAGGAACTCTTACTTTCATTTTTTAAAACTTACGATTATGACTATCTAACACTGCAAATGTATTATTTTAAAATCTAATTACGAATTAATTGGATTTAAAATGATTTAAAATAGATTAAATACTTCTTCTTGCTGCTTCTGCTATAAGCATCGCGTCAACTATACCGTCATGGGCCGTCTTACATCTTTCGTTTTTAACGAACGTATCTGTCGGCCACAGCCTTTTAGCGCAAGCCAATGACGTTTTCTTAGTATTTACCTTACTGGCTTCCATAACCTTATCAGAATGCGTCCAAACCAATTTCTGCCATGTTTTAGGAGCTATGAAATTAACGGAACAACTTATGTCCGTAAATGCCATGCAGAGGGAGAGAAACAGCCCATGCAGTTGGCCTTTGTTCTCCATGAGGGAGGCTGTTGAGGACGTGCTGACCCCGTATAGGGCGTGGACGTCCTCTATGACGAACACTACCCTATCAGGATTGTTTTCTACGATCGTATCTCGGCAAAAAACATATTCTTTAGTCAAGTCTACCGGCCCTGAAGCTGATATTCTCGGAGTGGATATTCTTGATATTAGTTTGCTGTCTTGATCGATGCAGGCTATAGCTCCGTCTTTTCCAGGATCTGCTGCTATATATAATACCATAATATATCAATTTAGACCCATGTCGATTTTACCAATGCTATCGTCATTTTCAAAGCCTCCATTGTCTGTAAGTTCGTAATCAATAGCCACAGCACCATTACTAAGAATGTAAAATCCTTTAAACATCTTTCCTATTTCAATAGGATACACAACATTTACATCCCTTCCAATATCCTCAAACGGCATAGCAATATCTTCTGTTTTAGCTTCTTTTTGTTTTGCTAATACACCAACAGGTATATTTTTACCTTTTATAGAGGCGTATGTAACCATATACAGAATATCGTTATTGACAAACGCCCTATCACTACTTACCTTATCCAAGCTAACATATATAATATGTTTTATAAAACTATTGATATCCCCACATATGTTAATAGCTTCTACTTCTTTAGGAATAACGACTTCCACTTCTTCTGGTTTTATATTTTTCTTTTTCATTGCATTAATCTTTTTGTGTTTTGTTTTACTTCTTCAACAAGATCCTGATCTTTCATCATTTCCTGCTTAAGTTTCTCATTATCCTTAATTCTTTTCACCCTATCGGCAAGAATCTTTTTGTATTTCTTATCCGATATTTTTATAAACCAAGGACAGTTCCTTGATGGAATCCTTTTGCATGGATAATCAGTGAGACCGTTCGGTCCAAACTGCTCGCATCGGTTACATTTTTCTTCGCCTGTCATTGTACTATATTTTAGGAAAACATTCTTCAAGTTCTCTATAAGAGCACTCTACTACAACAGAATCTCCTTTAGGGAGAAATACTAAAATAGAATCGATAGAAAAAACACTATCTACTTTTCTTACAAGTTGGCCATGCTTGTAAGAAGACATGACCAACCTAATTCCATACGCATCTGAATAAGATCCTTTCCTACATGGAGTTATGCTTTCAACAACATAATCAAAGCCTCCGATATTAACTTCATCTCCGGCATTGATTTCCATAATAGGAATCATTTTGGCTCTTCTATCTATGCTTATTTTCATTTCGCAATCTCAAATTTTATTTGCTCCTTCGGTTCATAATTCCATACCTCAAAATCATCAGCTACAAAATCATAAAATCCTTTCCCTTCCATACGAGATGAGATAGTAACCTGCGGAACCGGGCCGAAGAGAGATCGACGAAGGAGCTCGTTTGCCTGTTCTTCGTGACGGTCATACACATGCATATCTTGGATGAAATGAGTGAAAACTGCGGGCCTTAACCCGGCGTCATGAGCAAACATCATCATCAACGCCGCGTACTGGGCTACATTCCATAGACCAGCAACAACAGCATCCTGGCTACGCTGATAAAGAGTCATATATAACTCATCTTCTTTAACAGATAAATTGATCTGGAACGCGCATTCTTGAAGAGGTTTAACAGAATTAGTAACAGGATTGAACATAGATGCTATGATACGTCTTGATGACTTATCATTTTTCAACGACCATAAAATAAAATCTGTTTGATTTTCAAATCCATACCCTTCATAAGCACGACCTGCTATTTCATTTCCGTTGATAAAATAATTGCTTGAATGAATTATATAAGTATCGTTTTTAGCATCATTCAATATAACGGGAGTGTTGATCATATCGCCGTAACATCCTTCAATCTTTCCATTATCATCAGCCCACTGATCCCAGATATGAAGACCAAGATCTTTGACGTCTACCGATCTTTTTTGCCAAATCCACAATATTTCTTTTATGGAATTTTTAGGATTAGTAGGTCTAAGTGAACCAAGAGGAAATTCCCGACGAAGATCGTACTGGTTACATACTTGTAGGATACGCTTCACCTTGACGCCTGTCCCGTCACCGTAGACCGGACGCTTTACCTCTTCCCACGGCTGGCTCATTATAAGAGCCAAATTGTCTTGAAATATTTTATCAACTCTCGACATGTTATATATATTTATAAATTAAATTCTGCAAAATCTATTTCAGATCCGGTTGACAATTTCATGATAGACTTCTCAAGCTCTTCCATTGGAACCGGTTTCACAATACCTCCGCTACCAAGAGTTCTTTTATAGAAGTCTATCACCACCTGATCACTGGTTTTTATCGTTTTAGGGATAGGTTGACGAAGATACACTCCATCAAGAGACTTTACTCTTGAAAGAGCCGTATATAGCTGTCCTGTTTCAAAAGAATTTGATACATCCATCATTGCTGCATCTAAGGTAAGGCCCTGGCATTTATGGATTGTGATAGAATAACCTATTTTTATAGGATACTGAATAATAGCTCCTACTACTTCAGATTCTATCTTATATCCATTTCTTACGTATTTTACTTTCTCAAACGAACATGGTGTTATAACAACCTTAGTATGCTCATCATCTTTCGGTTTATCAAGGACTACTTCAATCTCACCCTTTTTTATAGATAATACAGTACCAAGAGAGCCATTGAAGTACTCTCCTCCGTTTCTTGTTATCATAACTCTTGATCCTTCTTTCAAGAAAAGAGTTTTTTCAACCGGAGCATCTTTAGGATAATCACCGTTTATAACAGCTTCTAATTTTCTTAAAGAGCCTGGTAACGATGATATTCTCATTTCGTTAATAGCCGTAGCTTTTGAGTTGGTAGTTACAATCTCAACATATCCTTGATTATTATCAGACTGAATACATCTGCTGTTTATTGTATCAAATACATCATCATCCATCTGCCCTTCACGCACCTTATTAAGGATGCTAATGAATTTCTCATCTTTCTGACGATATATTTTTTCAAAAGACGCCATTTCCATACCAGAAGCCATAAGAGACTTGGAGCTAAAGAAGTAAGATGTATCGTATATTTCTCTAAAAAAATCCTCCTTAATTACTGGCGGAAGTTGAAATAAATCACCTACCATAATAAGTTTCACTCCGCCAAACGGGTCCTTGTCTCCTCTTGCATGACGAAGTATATCAGCCACGTTGTCAAGAAGATCAGGGCGAACCATAGAAATCTCGTCTATGATAAGATACTTTATATTCTGTAAAATCTTTTCCGAACCTCCGTTGAATTTATATTCGCAGTTATCCATAAACGCGCCTTTTCGTATTTCAGGTATATACGGCTGCATTCCTATTCTAAAAAATGAATGAATGGTTTGACCACCTGCATTAACAGCAGCAACACCTGTAGGAGCTACAACAACCGCATTTTTTAATGCCGGTATAATACGCTTAAGGAACGTAGTATTATGAGTTACAATATAATTATCTGTTATATACAACTCGTCTTTATTTGATACTTTTATACATACGCATTCAGAATCATCTACCTTTTCCACGCTTTCTATATACCTTGAAACTCTTGCCGGATTAGGAACATATCTTTCTTTTTTTCTTTTTAATGTAAATACATTATCGTACATTTTTATTCTTACGGTATATTCATACACGTATTTCTTATCAGGTCTAAAAAGCGTATTTATCTTAGCTATTCCACCTAACGACTGTACAAGATCAACAATGTCTTCAGCCAATCTCTTGCTTGTAGTAGAATACGTCAATCTATTTCTTTCTTTCGGGCATGTTCCATCGGTGTCCATTAAACCATTTAACAAATGCATTCTCTGATCGATACTGCCAAGTTTATATTCTTCTGGTATAAATTTATACCCAGACGTAACATTTAGTCCTAAATCCTTTATCCTATTTATAAACCCACCACCTTTTGTATGATTTTTTTGAATCACACTGTATTGAGGACATGTGATGGCTGGATGTTCCTTTTTTTTACTCAATAGAAAATCTTCTCCAAGAAATGACTCTACTCTATTTCTTATTTCTACATCAGAATCAGAACAAGAAAAAATAGCCATATTACCATTTAAACTCCCATCACCTATAAGAACTCCCAATACATACGGATGTATAGAAAATTTCTTTTCTTCATATTCTATAGGTCGGCACACTGGAATTTCATATCTTAACGGCTGTTTTTCACCATTTTTTATTTTAACATTCTTCCTGATACCTGTACTTATAATTTCTTTTAGTGTACTGCATCTCGAAAATGGAGTTTTACCATAATGACTGGATAATCTATATGACCACAAATGCTCTTCATCGCAATATGTAAAATAACCATCATTCATAGTTACCTTATATACAGGTCTAATTCCCTGTGGATACACACCCAATACAGTCTGTTGTTTACCATCTGCGCCCATAACTTTATCACCAACCTTTATATCCCCCATATTCTTAAAACCCTCTGGCGTTAAAATTTTAGCATACAAAGGCTGTGCTTTTCCACTTCCTCCTTTACCGGTTATAAACAGCGGTTTAGGTGACTTACAAATAGACTTAATAGCCTTTCCTTGTGCGACATTACCTTCGGACATAACTGAACGAAGAACGCACTCCATGATTTTTTTGTCGTAACTTATAGCCATCTTTTTTCTGATTTTGTTCTACAAAACAAAAGTATGAAAATAAAATAAAACCTAAAATATAAAATGAATTAATTAGGTTTAAAAAGAAATAATAATTCGGATAAGTAGTTTTGAATCAGACAGTAATATGGTTTCGTATAGATATGGTTATGGCATAGTGGTGGCTAACGGGTGTTTCCGTCGATGTTCTACGAGATTATCGTTTTTCGGCTCTGTCGGCGACCAATGACATACTCCCATCGCTAAAGCGAATGGGATTCTTGGATACCAACGCAAGAAACCCCGATATTACTATCGCTGGAATTACTCTTGCTCTCCAATTCGGAAATGCCCTTCCGAAGTATATTACGGGCTGCAAGAACATCACGGTCGTTAATTGCACCGCACGCTGGGCACACCCACGTGCGGTCGCGTAACGACAGTCCTTTATTAATGCAGCCACATTCGCAAGTTTTGGAAGAAGGATACCATTTGTCAATCTTATGTACAGTTACTCCATACTTTGAAGCAACATACGTAAGTTTGTTAATAAAAGAAGAATGACTAAGATCAGAAATCTTCTTTCCCCACAAACGTTTCATTCCTTCAATGCTTAAATCTTCAATGAAAATATAATCATATTGTTTGCATAACTGATGAGCTAATTTCCATTGAAAATCTGATCGAAGATCGTTTATTTTACGATACGTTTGTTGAAGTTCAAACAGTTTCCTTCTTCTATTATTGGATCCTTTCTTTGCATTAGAAAGCCGTTTGTTTAGTTTTCTAATCTTGTTTTGATATTGTTTGAAGAATAGAGGAGAATCAATTTTGCTACCATCGCTTTTAGTTAAATAAGTTTTTAGTCCAAAATCCAATCCGATAGATGCACCATCATGTGTCTTTCTATAAGAGTTTATAGGATTATGATCTGTAACTATAATCAAACTAAAACGTGAACAGGTTTCTCTAACTATTCTTATTTGCTTAATATTACCTTCATAGACTCTACTGTATGAGAATCTAAATCGTTTGTTTCCTTTGTTAATTGTTAAACAATTGCCATTCAGGGTAAACCCTCCTTGTCTAAAAACAAAAGAGTTAAATTTCTCCGGTGATTTAAACTTGGGAGGTCGTTTAGCTAACTTCTTAAAGAAACGGTTGTAAGATTCATCAAGACGTTCAATTATTTCTTGTGTTGTTTGAGAATGAAGAAGATTTCTTTTAATTCTTTTAGCAAAATGCTTCTTCATCTTACCAACTGAGATATATTTTCCAAATAGTTTTTAATTAAACTTATAACACAAATATCGTAATATCTTTTGGATATACATCAAAATCAATTACTAAAAAAAAATACATATATGAATATCCTACTTAAAAGTATGAGCTTAACAGAAGATCGCAATTCTATTCTAACATATCATTTCAATAATCATATCATCTTTATTTTTAGGCATTACCATATTAACAACATGCCCCAATACAGAATAAGACCATTGCCTATATTTTAGAATAAGTTTTCGAACAAAAAACTCGTCATAATCCTCCTCCATATCATATATGGCACACTCCTCTAATATTTGTTCCTTTTTTATATTAAGAAACAATAATGCTTCTCTTATATAATCCCTTATTCTTCTGAACTTCAAATCATCTCCAAATTTACTAAGTATCAAATCCTTAATTTTAATAAGTAGATTTATCTTAAATCTTCCATCTTTAGTCATAAACTTCCTGACCCCCTTTCTCTTCTTTAGGTTTTGAAGAATAAATTCAGCTACAGCACATACCTTCGATTTCGTCCTCTCCTTTCTTGCTGTATCACATCTTCTCTCTCCCCTTACTTTTTTAACACAACGAAATCTGGTTTTACTAACAAACATATCTCGATATTTCTCTCTGGCATTCTTGAGATATCTTGCGTACCCTATTCTTTTTACTTCTCTTATCTCACTTATGACAACATTTGTTATATAATTAAGATCCTCAATGTGAGTAGTTGTAATACCAAAATATGTCACTCTGAAAAAATAAACAATACCAGACGCTAACTTATCATAATCTACTTGAATGCTTGAAAAAGGGTTTGCATTGGCTAAAATATACGCTACTGTTTGCATCTTGAACATCCAATACATATTGGAAGGAGCCTCCCATACACCAGTCTCTTCAAACTTTTTAATTCTATCTTTATACCACTCGTCTCTGGCATATTTAGGAATACCAGGAAAAATCAATGAGTTTTTAGACTGTCTGATAGCCATCTTCCCTTCCGATACCTGACGAGCCTCAGAAGGTGTAAACGAGAAATTCCTCCTTAAAAGCGAAAAATTTGATTCACCATTAATTGTAATTGAAATTATGTCAATATCTTTGTCCATATTTGTTGTTTGTTTTTCTGCAAATATAGCAGAAAAGAATATATGATGTATGATACACGTATATTTTTTTAAAGCTCTAGTCTGAGATAGATAGGAGCTTTTATTATTTTTTACATTATTTAACATATAAATTAGTTAGTAATCGTCTCATTTTCAGCAAGTGGCAATTTGGATATATAACATACTTCGTATGTATATAGCAGAAAATAAATTTTCAACTATATAATAGCTTAATTAAAATCTATTTACTTTCGGGAACACTCATGCGGTTCCCGCATTCGTATTCCCTTCTTTCGTATGTATATAGCAGAAAATAAATTTTCAACTATATAATAGCTTAATTAAAATCTATTTACTTTCGGGAACACTCATGCGGTTCCCGCATTCGTATTCCCTTCTATGTATAATTATTACACTACATATGGATTTATAATAAATATTCTATTTTGTCATCATGTGTTATATTTATCAACATATGATGACAAAATAGATAGTAAAATACAAAATGTTATTACAAACTGATTCCATGAGATAAGCTGGACAGGCGGCTGGCACAGGGCAGGCTCGTGTCACCGCACCGACAGCCCCGGCAGCAGGGATAGCTTTTTACGTGGAACGATTAACCTTATTATATATATAAAATACGTTAATTTTAAATTTATAAATCCTTAATCCTTATCTTTGTATCAAAACGATAATCTCATGAAAGAAAGTGATAATAAAGATGTTAGTAATAGGGCTTATAGGCTTTTAGTACCTTATTCCAATACGGTAGATATGGCTAAGAAGATACTTCTGTTTTATAACGGATACCTAATGGCTTCCGGCAATGAGAAGAATGTCATAGATGCGAGGCACTTAAATCTTCTTTCCTATTATTTTGTGTTTGGATATTCGTATGAGACGAAGAAGAAGTTTTCTCATTGTTTCAGTACCGATCTTCAATATGTATCGGTTTTGGATACGGAGATGAAGAAGCGTGGTATTTTGATTGACCGTGAAGGGAATTACAGGACCAGGTGTTTGTGCCCGGATATAGAGAACATGCGCCGTCTTTTTGTATTGGAGGGTTCAAGAGATCAATGTGCGTTGGTTTCTTTATTTTACAGAAAAAAAACTTTTGAAGCCGATGGCGAAGAATAATTTCCCTATATCATTTGAGTCACATATTATAGATGATGTGATGGATAAGACCGGGAGCGTTTACGACCGAAACCAAATACGTGACGTTTTCAGAGCCAGTATTTCTTATGCTAATAACTTATGTACGTACACAGATAACGTGTCTGTATCGTTCCCGTATGTGGGTGATATGGTTTGTAACCTTCATGAGATGGAGAGGCGCAAACACAATCTTGAGCGTCTTAAATCCAAGGTAGAAAAATTATCTAAGTATCAGGAAAAAGAACTTCAGTGCCTTGATATTAAGATAAGGATGATAAAGGATGCTTATGACTCAGGTGAGATAAAAGGTGGGGATATGTTGATAAAACATAACAAATTATCTATCTTTAAATCTCGTAAGGGTCATAGTTTTAGTGAAATACAAAATATTCAAGATCAAGAATTTAATAGATAGGAAATGAAAAAGATTTTGCAAGCGGAAGTTATATACGATGCTTTTATGGATACGATATTAAAAAAACTTCCAAGAAAAAAAGAAGATTATCCTGATTGGTACAAAGAACGTCTTGAAAAGTGTGAAGGATGTAAATTCAACACCAAGAACGTTCCTAACTCTATGTTGCCTCTTTCTTTGTATGTAAGCAAGAAAATAGGTAAAAATCGTTGTTCGGTATGTACGTGCTTCATCAAGCAGAAGGCCTGGAGCAAGACAGAGGAGTGTGCGCTTGGTGAGGGACTTCCCCGTCCTTCGTGGATGGATCGTCAGTATTCTATTGATTTTTATGATGAGAAGTCAAGATGGAACAGGTTAGAACTTATTACAATGGATTCTGATGAATTTAATGTTATTTCTACAGATGACAAGCAATACAATATTGACCTCTCTAAAGACGGTAAATCATTTGAAATCATTTTCGAACCGGTAGAAAAAGGGAACAGTATAAGGTTTTCATTCGTTCTTGAGTCGAAGCATGATATGAAGATAACAGCATCAGAGACATCTTGTGGTTGTACGTCATCTAATTTGAATATCATAGACTCCCGTCACTTTAAGTTCAATATAGATATACATACAGCAGGATTTGGAATAGGAAGATTTGTAAAGCACATGACTGTTCACTATCAAAAAGATGGGTCTCGAAAAGAGGAAAAAATTCCGTTTAATTTTGAAGGTACTATAATTCAAAAAAGTTAAGTTATGGGCGGATGTGGTAAAGCAAGGCATTTACAATGCGAGGATAAAAGGAAGTTCTTATTTTCTATGTTGCAGGCATCTTGTGACGATCTCCCCGATTATTCTGCCGGGGACATTCTCTATGCCGTACTTAGATCTTTTGCAAAGAAAAGAGGATTGTCTGTTTCTTTTTTAAGGACGTTGACAGACAGCGAGCTTTTTGAAGTGGCTGATTATAATTTATCAATGGAGTTGATGGACAATATTATTCATGATAAAAAGGTTCTTGATAATGAAGAAGATTGATTTTGATTCAGATATAAAACATCTTATTTCTTATTACAACCATCTACTGTCTGCGCAAGATAAGGTGGGAGAGGAGATGGAAGAGATAACTAAGGATATTATTAGGAAGAAGGATGAGGAAAACAACATAGAGTTGGAAGACTTTATTGATTTGGAGGAAAAGTCGTTTATGACCAACTTGTATCAACAAGAGATGCTGAAAGTATCTTCTTCTATAAAGGCAGTTTACAGGTTATCTATTAACGCCGGTCATGATCTTAACATAGATGATGACAGCAAGAAGATTCTTGACAGGATAGTAAACGACGGAGAATCGGATTTTATTATGTACGTTGATAATAATACTGATTCTGTTATGTTCAAGGAAGAATCTATTGAGGAAGGAATAAAAAACATGTGTAAGTATCGTGTTGATCCATCTTCTCTTGAAGACAGGTTTAATATGCTTAAGTCTCAGTATGAGGCTTTTTTAAAAATGGTGAACAATGAAGGTAAGAAAGCCGACTAACGATGATGTCTCTTACGTAGATCGGAAACTTCTTGTGCTAAGGGATCAGATAGATAAGGCTGAACGTTATCTATCTGAAAACCCTTGGGATAAAATAGAAGATTCCGATAAGAGGGAGAAAGAATTTAGGTTTCAAAAGAGCTTGTCTGATAGCTTAATGCAATGGACTGAATCTTATATTAAGATGTGTGGGATAATGGATGTCTATAATCAGCTCGAGGCTGCCAAAAACAAGAAAAGCCTAAAAGGAGGACAAACAGTATCAGGTATTCAGTCTTTTGTTAAGAATGAGGCTAAGAGCAAGCTCGATAAGTAGTTTTGTCATGAATTTTGATAGCAAAGAACTTTATATAAATATGGGTAACGATATCCCGTTATGGAATGACCTTTATTCTTATGAAGAGCAAGACGATGATGTCAAGCAATTCTGGGAGAATGAGGCTATGAAACTCCTTAACGGTGTTACCATAAATGGGGTGTTTATCCATCCTTGGCTATACTGGCATATCAATTTCTGGAAGATGATGATTGACGTAGGAGAAGATCGTATTCCAGGAAATTCACAGCTTCGTGATAATGAATGGATGTTTGCCGAATTTCTAAAGCAGGCTGAAGAAGAGAATAAAGGAATATTCATGTTCGGGTGCCGTCGTTTTGGGAAAGCCCTTCTTGATTCTGAGATACTTTATCTTGAGGACCGGGAAAAGATGATAGGAAATATTGTTGTAGGGGATAAGATATATGACGATAAAGGGAATTTGGTAGAGGTTGTAGGTGTCTACCCTCAAGGGAAAGTAACCACCTACAGAGTTGTGTTCGAAGACGGTCGTAACGTTATTTGTTGCGGAAATCACCAATGGCGTGTCAATCATGGCGGAAAATGGCATGTTAGGAGTCTTAGAGCCATAGCCGGATTAGATTATAAGAGTATGTCTATTCCAGTAGGTGAGGCCCTGAACTACCCTACGGCAAAGCTGCCGGTTCCGCCGTCAGCCTACGCCTCGATGCTGGCGGCTTATCTCGGTGGCTATGGAGGGGATATGTTTTTTGATAAATACGTTTGTAAGAAGTTTTTAAGATCGTCCATAGAACAAAAGAAAGATTTTATAGAAAACTTCATTCGTTCTTTCAGAAACGTAGTAACCGGAGAAGAAGAGCTTACGTTGTCTCATATTGACATGGATGTCATAAATTTTGTACAACGTATGTTTTGGGCTTCAGGTTGGTATGCTAAATTGGAGGGGAATAAACTTATACTATCAAGGAATCGTAAGGAATTAAAAATAAGATCCATATCGATATACGGAAAGGAGCATGCCACTTGTATAACCGTTGATAATGATTCTCATTTATTTTTGACCACCAATTACATCGTTACTCATAATACGGCCATAATGAGTTCTCTTCTGGCTCGTAATGCTACAATGACGTACAATTTGACGCATAATGTTATTGGAGCAAGTAAAGAAGACCTTGCCAATATGGGAGAGTATCTTGAGTTTGGACTTGATAATCTTCCTCCTTATCTTACTATAAACAGGACTGGTAACGACTGGACTAAAGAAGTTGTTTTAGGTACAAGAAACATCAATAATCAACGTGATGTTCATGCCAGAATAAGAATCACCAACGTTGATGATGGAAAGACACGAGGCTCATTGAAGACCGCAGGCGGAACTCCATATACGTCTATATATGATGAGGTAGGTAAATTCCCGGTGCTTGGGGCATGGCTTGCCGGTAGGCCAGCTCATATGATGCATGGTAGAATGAGGGGCGTTTGTTTGATGGCTGGATGTTGTTGTGCTGGTACAATAGTGTACAAATCAAACGGAGAACCGTGTAGGATAGAGGATTTAAAACAAGAAGATGGAATAATAGGATTCGATAATATATCATCAAAAGCTGTAAGTCAAGACATAACATGGATGAAACCTCCTGCCGAGAAAGAGTGTTATAGAATAACAACAAAAAGAGGAAGGGTACTTGAATGTAGTGGGGATCATCCCATATTGACTGTTGTAAAGAAAAGGAAGGGTAAATTTAGGTACTTTGGATCTGATTTTAGAAGGGCTGATTCTCTTAGAGTTGGACGTAAAATATGTGTATCAGATGGTGTGGATATATGGGGAGATAAAAAAATGTTTGATCCATACCTTGTTGGCATTCTAATAGGGGATGGGAGCTATGGTTTTGATAAGACTCCTATTGTGTCTACCAGTGATGATGAGGTGTATGATTATATACGATCTAAATATGAGTGTTGTATAGAGAAACAGTATAAGACTAAGGACGGAAAAGACTATAGGGAAATAAGAATAAAAGGTATATGCCATGAGTTAAGGGAACTTGGTATATATGGTCAGACTAAAAAAAACAAAACACTTCCATTAAATATACATTCATATAGGAGAGAGGATGTTATTATGATGATTAGGGGGTATTTTGATGCTGATGCTACTTTTTATTCCAATAGTGATAAAAAACTTCATCGTATAAGTGTAGGCTCTTGTAATAAGCATCTTCTTGAAGAGGTAAAAGATGTTCTTTTTAAATTAGGAATACATAGTACTATTTCTTATAGTCCGTCTAAAAACCCAGCAGATAGATCAATTATTCTTGATTCATATGTATGTAATATATTGGATAAATTATCCATGCTTAAATATTGTGATATAATTGGAACAGATATAGGATATAGAAGAGAGAAACTTGATTCTATAAGGAAATTCGGTTCTAATTTTAGCACATTTGGATCTTTTAGGTCAAAATATTTAGATGGAGTGATAATAGAAAGGATAGATAAGATAGAGTATATAGGAATTAAGCCTGTTTACAACCTCACTGCATCAGATACTCACACTTATATAGCAAATGGTATTATAACTCATAACACTGGCGGTAATGTAGAAAAGTCTCAAGATGCACAGAAAATCATGAACTCTCCGGACGAATATGGGTTTATTATAATGAATTATGATATTCTAAATAAGAGAGTTATTAAACCAACATGGCGTATATGTAAATCTGGATGCTTTGTTCCGGCCCAGATGTCTCATGCGTATGAAAAGAAAGAAACGACTCTTGATAAGTATCTTGGAGTAGAGAATGCTCCCGGTCTTAAGAAGATAAAAATAAAAGTTTCAGATTTTGATAAAAATACTGGAATAATAAAATCACGTCTTGACGAACTTGTCAAAAAGGATAGAGCTTTATACGTCCAGGAACGAATGGCATTCCCTTTGTCTATAGATGATTGTTTCCTTAATACGAACGTAAATAGGTTCCCTGTAGAAGATGCGTTGAAGCACAAAAGCCGTCTTCTTGAAGAAGGTAGGCCTGGTAAAACAGTAGATATTTATCAGATAGACGGCATGAAAATGGGGTGTAATTTTAGTGATAAGCAGCTTGCTGATTATCCGTTTCAAGGTGGTAACATAGATTCTCCTGTTGTTATATATGAGGATCCACCAGAAGAAGGAGGTGTTTTTGATTACACTTATGTCTCATCGCTCGACCCATATAAATCTGACAAGGCTGATACTGATTCTGTTGGTTCGTTTTATGTACTTAAAAGATATGTAAAAATCAACGATCCATTTGCTTATTGCATAGTAGCATCATACGCATCACGTCCTCCATCTTCTGATGATTTTTGTAGGAATTGTGAAATACTTCAAGAAGCGTATGGGGCCAAGTGTCTTATGGAGAATGCCGACCGAATGTATGAATTTTATCTTACGAGACGAAATAAGCAGCTTATGTTGCTGGAAGATGGCGAACGTCTTGCCGGTAAGATTATCCGTGCCGGCGCCCGTCAGAACAACAAGCTCGGTTTGGCTCCTACGGTTCCCAATCAGCGCATGCTTTTCAATACCGTTATTCAATATTGCTGGGAGGATGTTGTTGTTGGGTATGATGATGATGGTAATGAAATAACACAGAAAGGTATTTACCGTATCCCTGATATAGAACTTCTTGATGAGATCATAGCCTTCGGCCCTGGGACCAACACCGACCGTATCATATCCTTCGGCCACGCTCTTCTTCTGGCTAAGTATTATGATGATATGGGTTACATGCCTGAAAGTACGACTCAGAAGGAGAATCAAAAGAAGAGAGAACGTAAAAAGATGGAACAGGTCAAAGGATTTACGGTAAGAAGACATAACCCTTACAAAATGAGATAGGTAGAACAATTTACCTATCTTTGTGAAAAAACATATAGCTCATGGAGTATTTTAACAGAGATCAGGCTTTTCCGGCCAGAGGAGTATTTTCAGGGTTGCCGGTACAGGCTATACCTACCAAGAGAAAAACCAAGGAGTGGTTTAAAGCCACTATGGATTCTCTTGAATTGATTGGTTTGAAGCAGCTTGATGAGAACCAAAAGTTCAAGGATTTTTATAGGATGATGGAAGGCAAGCTGTCATTTATGGAGCTGAAAGATGTAATTCCTTATCTTAAGGATGTTCAGTCTATAAGGGACAACGTAAACATTCCATCATTCTTACGTCATTATGATATAATAGGTACGATCGTAAACGCTTTTGTAGGATGGTTGGGCAATCTTTCTGACAAGTATAATGTAGTTGGATTGGACGAATCTGAAGTGAATCAGTATTCTGCCACGAAGGAAAATCTTCTTTATAATTACATTAGAGAGGAATTGGACAGAAGGGTTAGGCAAGAGTTATTAAATAGAGGATTGGATCCGGATTATAATAATTTTGCCAGCGAAGAAGAAAAGCAGGCTTATGCTCAGCAGATACAAGAGGTGAAAGCATCTATGACCCCTCCTGAGATAGAGAACTTCATGAATACAAAATGGAAGACTGCTGAGGTTATATGGGGTTCTCATACGCTTGAAGCAGACAGGGGGCGTTTTTACATGGATGAGATAGACACCGAGAATTTCATTGACTATCTTCTTACCGGTCGTTGCTTTAGAAATTATCATGTAGGATACGACTATTATAAGCCGGAGAGGTGGTCTCCGTTGAATACGTTTTATTCTAAGACATTAGATAGCAAGTATCCTCAATATGGGGATTATATTGGTCGTGTTCATTATTATACTGCCAATGATATTATAGTAAGGTGGGGGCATCTTCTTACGGCAAAAGACAAGCAAAAGCTTATAGGAGGTGCTGATAATTTCAATGGCACTTATAACAATGGTGATAATGGAAGCTATGTAAGTTTATCCAAATCGGCGAGTGTAGGGATGTTATATCAGAATAAGGTAATACCTTGGAAAGGATATAATGATTATGCTTCTATAAAAGCTTATGAGGATTATTACGGTATCCCAGCCGGCACATATACCGGATACGATAGTAATGGCAACGAATATCACAGAACCAGATTCATGCCAAATTTAGAGCATGGTAATTATTATAACCGTGCCCAGAGTTTGAGCGACGAGCATGTTCGTAGTGATTTGTATCAGGTAACTGAATCATATTGGGTATCCCCGGCTCAGGTATATGTAATTACCTACCAAACTGAAACCGGATTAGTAACTACTGAAATGGTAACTGACGAGCTTCTTCAAGACTTTTTACAGGAAAATGGTATTAAGAAAATTACCAGGACCATGAGTAAGGGCATGGAGAACCCGGAGATTAATACCTATTTCGTAGATTACGTTCCACAGGTGAGGTACGGAGTTAAGATCAGTGGCGGGGCTCTCGCTCAGGACAACCTGTATCTGGATGGAGAACCTATCGATCACCAGATAAAAGGGGATAGCAATATCTATGACTTTGTTCTACCCGTTGCCGGATATATCGGTACTTCTATGGCTAACAGGATTCAGCCGTATCAAATATTTTATAATTTCTCCATAAATCAGATAAACAATATTCTTGAAAAGGAGATCGGTAAATTCTTCTTAGGGGATATAAATCTGGTTCCAAGTGAATACAAGGATTTGGGTGAAGATGTGGCTGATATATGGGCTAATCTTCTTGATGTAGCTAAGTCTGTAGGTGCTCTGACATTAGATACCTCATCTCAAAACACGAAAGGAGGTGTTCCTTTCAACCAGTTTGCCGTCTATGATTTGTCGCAGACAGAGCAGCTTAAAACAAGAATGGAGCTTGCTGAATGGTCGAGGATGAAGTGTTTTGAAATGGTTGGTATCACGCCTCAAGTAATTAACGGTCCCAACAGGTATGAGACCGCCACTGGGGTCCAGCAGGGCGTTACGGCATCTATGTTACAAACACAGATATACTTTGATAACTTCGGTTACTTCAAGAAACGCGCTCTTGATCTTCATCTGGCTGTCGCTCAACAATGCCAGCAAGAAGGAAAGGATATTTCTGTAATGTACACAAAAAGTGATCTTACCAGGGCGTTTTTATCTATAGGAACCGACGGTCTTAGTCTAAGGCATCTTGGTGTTCAGGCATTATCTAATTCCAAGAAAAGGGATGAGCTTGAGAAATTTAAAACTTTCATGTTGCAGCTAAATACAGCCGGAGGCGATATTTACGATCTTGCATCTATCTTCACATCAGATTCTATGGTAGAGCTTATACAGAATGCAAGGAATACTCGGGCATACAACGAGCGTCAGATGCAGCAGCAACAACAGAATCAGATGCAGCTTAACCAGCAACAGATACAAGCTGAAGCTGCTGAGAAGGATAAGCAACGTCAGCATGAACTTGCTTTGGAAGACAAGAAAGGTCAATACAGGATACTTCAAGAGAAGATCCAGGCGGCAGGCAGGGCAGCAGACGCCAAGAGCGACGCCACCTCCCTCAACTTCCTGGCTTCTGTTTCAGATCAGACCGTAAGGCAAGCTGATATAGAAAGCAATGAAAGGATAGAGGATAAGAAAATTGAAAACGATTCCAAACTTCATGATGATGAAATGAGAATGAAAATGGAAGAGTTAAAATTAAAATCCAAAGAGCTTGCTCAACGAGCGAGGGAAGATGCCACCAAAAGGTATGTAGCCGGAATCAATAAGAATTAAGGATTAAACATCCCCAAATTTCATTAGAAAATCTCTAATAAAATTTGGGGATGTTTAATTTTTAGTGAAGATTAAACACTTATAAGTTTTTTGTCTGAAATATAGGTATTTAAATATTTTTGCAGTATGGGAAAATTAGAAAAAAATGGAATAGTAGAATTGGACGATATTTTTAGTATCGGTCCAGTTGATGATGTTTATAATAGGGAAGAAGATATTCTGCCTATTAATGGTAATGAACCGGCTAAAAAAGATGAGAAGCCTGTAGAAGAAGGTTCTCAAATTAAAGAAGAGCCGGTTGTCGATCCTACTCCTGATCCTAAAGAGGATAAAAAAGGAGAAGAGAATGTGGTTGACGTTAAACAGGATCCGGTAGAGACCCCGGTTGTCAATTACAGAAAAGTATTGGATGCCCTTTCTTCAAGAGGGATCATTCCCGATTTGAAAGATGTGGTATTTAGCGGTGAAAACGGCGAAGAGATTACTATCAATGATCTTGATTTTAGTAAAGAAGATTCGTTGTGTGACATACTATCTACAGTCCTTGAAAGCCAGAAAGAGGATATTGTTAAGGATAAGATAGATGTTACTTCTGTTTCTGATATTACCAAGAAGCTTATTCAGGCTGATAAGGCTGGCGCTAATATCGTTGATATTCTTAAGCAATATGATACGAATGTCGCTCCGATAGAAAAGCTTGACATTGAAAACAAAGCAGATCAGATAAAGATCGTTCGCCATTATGTTGATCTTCTTGGGTTGCCCAAAGATGAAGCTGATGAGTTTTTCAAAGGCATTATCAATAAAGGCGAAGAGTATGTTGAAGCAAAGGCTATAAAGTACAAGGCTGAGCTTGATAAGAGAATGGATGATATTATTCAGCAACGTACTAAGGAGGCTGCCGACAAGAAGGCGAAGGATGCAGAAGATTTTAGAAGGTATAAGAAAGACCTTAAGTCTTCTATCCAGGCAAAGTATCAGCTAAATGACACTATGGTATCTAAAGCTCTTGATTTTGCTCTAAAACCTTCTGAATCAAATCCCGGAATTACTAAAGCATTTAATAGGGTAAGAGAGATGATGATGAATCCGGAAGAGGCGCCAGATTTGATTATGTTTCTTATGAACCCAGGAGAGTTCATAAAACAGAAGTCTAATCAAGCTGTAGTTGATGAGAAAAAGAAAATTTATAAGCTCATCAGCCACACGAATAAAGACAAGAGGGTGGCTCCGGTAGATGATAGAGGTGATCAAGTTCAAGGTGTGAAGTTCGATGAAATCAGTATAGATTAAAAATTAAAACATTTTTTCGTTCATGGCTAATGTACTTTTAACAAAAAATTTCCCGGCCACCATGAATGGTGACACGGTGATTGGATATACCGACGCTAAAGTCGTTAAGCAAAGTATCGTAGAACACGATCTTAGCTCTTTAGAAGATTGGTACTACGAAGATCCGGATAAGAACCATCTGGGTATGCTTGAGTTGTTTTCTAACATTACAAACTATCCTCTGCCTATGTATATGGGTATGATCAAACAGGATGCTACTATTACCGTAAATGGTATCAATGGTTCATTCCGTTATGATCTTCCGGTATCAGAAACGTATGAGGTGGTTACAGTAGAAGACACGTCTTTGAAATATGCAAAACCCGGTATTGATGAAAGCTTCTTCGAAATTGTGTTGAATGCACAATTTAAACAAGGAGATGTTATTACTTACGATGTGATTAATGGTTGCCAGGCTCTTATCTCTACAGAGCGTCCTCCGAAACAAGAAGGTGAAAACTGGAGATACTGGTGTAAGCTGTGGGGCCGTTCTCGTGCTAAATACTTCCCGAAAGACATGCTTCGTGCCGGTATTAAATACTGGAAGGTAACAAACGTTCTTGGTGAGTTCTCTACTCAGTTCTCTGGTGTAGGAGGTGCTTCTAAGGCCGGTTCTATGACTTGTGAATTTACGCTTGGTGGACACCGTGGTGTTGAAGGTGAAACGACTATGTACGCTGGTATTAAGTCTTTGGCTTATGCGGACGAACGTACACAGAATTTCATCGACAAGGCTTACCAGAAAGTTCGTCAGCTTTCTGAAATCAGAGGAGGTGATGCAAGTTATGCCATTATCGGTTCTCGTCTTGGTGACGGAAGCATTGATATGCGTACAGCACGTGTGGCTAATACGGTGTCTTTGTTCTGCTTGGCTGAATTGGCTAAGATGGAAGCATACGAACTTATGTTCATGCGTGGAGGTAGAGTCAAGGGTCATAATGGTGTTTTGATGAAAAACGAAGGTTTGTACCATCAACTTCGCCGTGGTTTCGTTATCTCATATGCACGTCCGGGCGGTATCAAGCGCGAACACTTCCTGGCTGCTGCTGACTATATTTTCCGTGGTCGTAGCGATATGCCGATTGAAAATCGTGTAATGAAATTCAAGGTAGGTGCTATGGCTTATAAGAACATCGTTGAAATCTTCCGTGATGAGTTCTTCGCTCAATTAGGTGCTTTGGCTCCGCTTATGGGTACAGAACGTATTATCAATAATCCGGTAACAGGATCAAACGATGCTCTTGAATTAGGAACTGTAAAGATCAAGGGTGTTACTATTCCGGGTATTGGTAAGGTTATTGTAGAACACGAACCTTCTTTGGATTACGTTGATATGGTAGATAGAAGCCAGTTGGTAGACGGTATGACTCCTATCACATCATATTCATGTATTATGGAAGACTTGACCGCTCCGGAATATTCCAATGCATTCGCCGGCATCCCTGCTTCAGCCGAAGCTCGTATTGGTAATATCAACAGCAACGTATTCTACGTTAAGCCTGATATCGGTTCTATGTGGTGGGGTTACGAACAAGGTAGATGGTCATCCAGAGTATCGGCTCAAGAAATTGTATCCAGCCATCCTCGTATGTCAGAACAATTCTGGTGCCATTCTGTATCGGCTTGTTGGGTAAAAGATACCAGCCGGTTCGTAACAATTGAATTGTTACCAAGTTCTTTGTGATCATAACTTTTAATATTAACTTGCGGTCGGCTTTAAAACCGGCCGCAAATTTTGTTTTCATAGGATATATAAAAGATGGGAAAAAAGATTTTTGAAGAAAGCCATGAGTCTAAGAAACTGCTGGCTACCGTAGGAGGAATGAAGATATATTCCGACTCTATTTATGTTATAACAGGTAAGATGGATGAAGAAGCTCCTTCCGGATATCAGGAAAGAGGCATTTCCAAGACTCCTTTCCCTGGGAACAAGACAGTATCTTGTTGTGGATGGGATAAGGATCTTAGGGTGTATGATACCGGTTTCTTCATCAATTCAGCATGTTATAAAGGTTACTCACTTGAAGACAAGAAGAATGAAATGGATATGCGTATTAAGAATATTCGGTATCCGTTTGAAGAAACTGTCAATGAGGACCTGGACCAAAAGAATTTCGATTTCTGGGATTCTTACAGAATTGACTTGTATGATGGTCGTTTGTTCTACACTAATGACGTTCGTGATTTATTTGAGCTGTATATAGCTATTTTATCCAAGTCTCTTACTCCTAAAGAGGAAGACGGTAATCCGATGTATGTCGAATCTTATTATTGTGTAGAAGACAAGACTACGGCCGTAGATATAAGGAAACAACGTCAGATTGACAAGGCTGATATTTTATATGAGTTCATGAACAAGCTGAAAGGCTCCGAGGCTGAAAGGAAAAGCATCTACGATCTGCTTTTGTATCTTGACATCATATACAGCGTAGAGCTTGATCAGAGCATGGTTCAATACATATTCACTAATTGGATTGACGCCAAGAATACGAACGTTGACATGTATAAAGAAGCAAGCTCAAGGTTTTTATCTGACGACGAATCTTCTGAAGGGATGCAGGTGATTAAATTCCATCGTATGATCAGGGAAATGATTGAGGGCTTGGCTGTCACCGTCAACACCGACGGACTGTATCTGAATGGCGAGCTCCTGGGCGCCGACGCCATCTCTGCATCTATGGCTCTTGCTTCCAATAAGTCGATGTTAGAAACTAAGTCACGTGTCCTGGAAGCGTATAACGCTTTAAAGAACAAGCATAAAAAAATAGAAGGCACTAAGTCTGACAAGAAGAAAAAGGAAGATGAGAAAGGTTTCGATGTTGATCAATACGCTGACAAAAAATAATAATTTATGAAGATTGTTGATTGTTATCTCCGGGCCTTACAGAAGGCTGAAGAAAACATGACCAACGGTGGTATAAAACTTGACAAGGCACGTTTTGTTCAGCTTTTTAATGACGAACAAAACCGCCTTGTTCGTTATATCCTTGATAAGAAAAACGAAGAGGATATACGTTATATCCAAAAGTTAGTTGTGTATTCAAAAGAACTTGACGAGAAAGGAGATAAAGATAATCCGGAAAGCACTTTGTTTTCATTGCCTTCTGATTTCTTTTCTTTTTCAAACATATCAGGCGTATTTACCAAAGGTGAATGCACGGTCACTGATTTTACCATGTGGGAGGCTAAGAACGAAAACCCGCATGAGCTTCTTGCCGACTTTTTTAACAAACCTGATTTTGATTTTAGGGAAACGTTCTACACTATAGGCGAAGATTCGGTAAGGGTGTACAAGTCTGGTTTTGACGTAGACACCGTTTATCTTACGTATTACCGCTATCCTAAGGAAGTTGACATCGAAGGATATGTTAAATCCGATGGTTCTAATTCAACCGATATAGATCCTGAATTAGATGACAAATTAATTGGTATTATCCTTAACATGATTGAAAAGCAATTTGCTTTGAATGAAAGCGAATACGGACGTTATCAAATAGACTCAAACAACGTCCAATCTCCTTTATAGCAGAATAAAGGCGCGTCCTAAATTAAAGACTATCAAAAAGCATTAAGAATTAATTAATTCCTAATGCTTTTTGTTGCTTATATGACTATCACTATTTTTGAGACAGATAACAGAATATTAATTTTTAAAATATTATAAGGCTATGGCTATCCATAAACCGTATGACAGACACATTATCTGTCCTCCGCACGCTAAGTTGGCGGACGTAGATTCTTTGTTGCTTCAAGAAGGTCAGATCGCTATCTATGATTTGGATGGTGAGCAGACTAAAGATGGTTTGAAAGCATTGACTGATTTGAAGGGTTATCGTAAGGACGAACAACGTTTCCAGATCAGAATCGGACGTAATGAGATGGTGAACGACCGTGTATCTGATGATAAATCATTCTCTACACCTACGTTTGCTATTGATGAAATTATAGAAGTGTATGCTTCTGCTCCGAAGAGCAAAGAAATTAAAGTAGATGAAGTTATTTTCGGTTATAACGGAATTGACGATAATACCGCTATTACAGCAAGAAAAGGCGATCGTATTCCTATCCATATTAAGCTGACAGGACGTTTGTTCGAGCTTCGTGGTTATCCGATGGGTGAGGTGAATATCGATGATTACATTATTTTCGAAAACTGTCCTGGTCGTGAGGATATGTGCTCAGAATGTGATCCTTGCGAAGATGTTGATATTTTGGCCGCTATCTTGAAAACAATAGAACGTATTAAGAATCAGCCTATTGCAGGTGGTGGTAAGGTAGGTGACTTTGTTGAAATCCATCCTATACATTCTTGTGATGAATTGGAAAAAGCTCCGGTAGAAACAGACATGAATTTCTATTGTATGGAGATGTGTGATACTGGCGATGCTTATGCTTTGGCTCAACTTAAGGCCGCTTATCCTGGTTTGGACATTAAGAGAGTTGGACGTCATCTTTCTACATCTAAATATCAGGTGATGAAAGAAGGCGGTAAGCCTGCTGATTATACTCAAAAGCTGTCTTCTATTATGAAAGGCTGCGAAGAGTGTCCTGAAGGATATACTAAGGTAGATGGCGGTTTGATCTATGCCGTAACGTTAGAGGATGATGGTGTTGATCAGTCTACTGTAGTAGAAAGCATTAAGAATGCCGTTAGTAGCACTGCCGAGAAAACAGCAGCCCAAGATGGCGGAGTAGGTATGTACACTGTGGCCGTAAGCAAGAAACTGACGAAGGCTGATATCGATGCATTTGTAGAAACTAATCCGACAGCCACAGTAACGTTCGTTGCTAAAACAGCAGATATGTGTAGTAATCCTACTGTTACTACTGTTAGCTGGGAAGCATGTGGTTCTTGTAAGATTTCGAAAGAAGCTTATGAAATCACGTTGCCGGATGATGAATGTGGTGGTAGTGCAAAAGCAGAATTACAGGCGGCATTCCCGTATCTGACAATCGAAGATTATGGTACACCTGGTGGATGTCAACACAAGTTTAAAACAACGGTCGTAACTAATATGGTTTGTGACGAATGTGATGACATTTTCAAAGATTTCTTTGTATCGAAAGCCCCAGAATCTTATCGTGGACGCAATTGGAAACGTTTGGGTGCTGTAGCTGGTGATAGTACAATTATTGCCGATCCGCTTCCTAAGAACTGCAAATGCGGTATCTTGTTCCGTGGTATTGACTACATGATTTCTCCGTCTGACTGTTTGATTGACCGTCTGACATTCCAGGAAGGATCTGTTCGTATTGCTGTAAATGGCGGTTATCCGGATGAACAGCGCGAGGCTATCAGCACGTACTTCAACCCGATCCATACCGAATACAAACAGCACTGGGCTCCGCGCACTCACCTCGGCGCTGAATTGCTGGATAAAGAACGCGAACAACGTATGTTCTTCGACTTCCGTAAGACTCACCAAGAACTTATGGAACGGATGTTTACCAATGAAGAAACCCGCTTAGACCTGTTGGCTCCGTATGCTGATTATTCAGTAACGCTGAAGCCGGCACGTTACTCTAACGGCTTCGGTAGGGTAATTGATGATCATATTACAGTACACTTCCATGTACCGTATGGTGCTCACGAAGGTATTCAAGACCTTATGGACTTGTTAGCTGCTTCGGCAAATATCAAGCCCTGCAAGATTTGATTTTCCTTTTTTCTATATATCCCAAGGGGGAGGAGGCTGGTCCTCCACCCCCTTTTTTGTAATAAAACAATTTGAAATAAGTTAGTTTCATATGAATGGCGTGGATTTTTTATCCGGTGCCTTTGGTAGGGGCATTGATAAAATAACCAACATAGTTGGAAAATGGGGTTCCTCCCAACCGGTAGATGACAGCAAATCCGGTATAAAAATAGGGGACAAAATCTACCAAGTGGTTGTGTCCTTAAATGGCTGTTATTGGTATCTTGACGAAGAAGGCAAGAAGCATCCTGTTTCTGGTATTCCGGCCACAACCGAATGGGAGTGGATTAACATAGCCGAGAAAGTTATCAAAGATTTCAAAACTTGTTACCGTACACCTGGTGGGAAGGTTGAAGTATGGAGTTGGTATCTTCTTAACGATCAGATGGATGTTCTTAAAGAAACCCATAGAATTACCGACAGTACTGACATGGATAATCCGGTAGGTAAGGTTCTTGCTAAAATACCGGACGAGTGGGTTATGATCGACTGTGATCTTCCTGATATGACAGAACGCGACATTACGTTCGTCAACAGATGTTATAAAACTCCGGATGGTAAGGTTGAAATAGAAGGATTAGAAGCCATAGATGATAAGATAAATATCAGGGAATCTATTTATACCGTTATTCAATCGACGGACGATAATTTCCCTGCCGGCCATGTTTTCAGGCTAATTCCGGAAAATTGGGTTAGAATGGTTTGTGACTTTCCTGACATGACAGAGCGAGACGTAACTTACGTTCTTGAATGTTACACTACTAAAAAGGGGAAAGTGCAAGTAGAAGGTTTGGTGGCCATAGATAACATTCTTGGAGCCAGGGAAAAGGTTTATACCGTCCTTCAGTCTACCGATCCTGATATTAAGGTAGGGGCCGTGCTGGATTCCATTCCCGAAGATTGGGTGAGGATGGTCTGTGATTTCCCTGACATGACGGACCGGGAAATTGTTGAAGTAGACGAATGCTACAAGACAGATGGTGGTAAGGTCAATATAAAAGGTTATCAAGCTATTGATGCTATTCTTGGTGTAAGGGAACAGTATTATTATATCGTTAAGACAACGGACGTCGCTTATCCTCAGTGGACGAGAATAGATAAGATACCTAACGAATGGACGAAAACCGAATGTGACTTCCCTGATCTTACGGAAAGGCATATCATGTCCGTAGATGAATGCTATACAACTCCTGGTGGTAAAATACATCTTGGAGGATATAGGTCGGTAGATAGCATAATAGGAGTCCGGGACGAATATCTTATTGTTATGGAAACAACCGATCCTGATATACAAAGAGGTGCCACATTCAATAAAATACAAGAAGGATGGCAGCGTATTGTTTGTGATTTCCCTGATGCTACTACATCCGATACAGAAATAGTAGAAAACTGTTATAAGACGGAAAGGGGTAAGGTTCAGATCCGGACGTATATAACAATGGACGGATACGGAAATACAAGGGAATTGAGGCATATGGTCCTTAAAACAACCGATCCTGATTACAATATCGGATCTAATATTGATCAGATACCGGTAGGTTGGTTAAGTATCGAGTGTGATTTTGCGTCTGCTACACAACGTCATATAAGACAGGTGAAAAACTGCTACGCCTCTGATGCCGGAAGCATTTACGTTGAGGGGGAAATCGTTTACGACAATGACCTTGACGTAGATAAGATGGCGCTGACGGTCATGGAAAGCACTGACCCGGCGATCGCCGTAGGGACGGAGCTGGCTGCCATTCCCTCTGGCTACGTGAGAACAGTTTGTAGATGTAATTGTTGCAACCACTAAATCTTATTGTCATGAGCTGTAACGAATATTTTTTAGTAACACTGGAGTCTAAATCGACTCCAGTTCGTCATAAATACACGAATTTAACAGACGAATGGTATGGTCCTGATGGTGTTAAGTACGAAGATCCTGATACGATAACTAAGATCGAAGAACAAGCTACAGATAAGAATCGTATAGGGGATAACACCTTATATCAGAAACTTATTGAAATACATTCTCAAGGAGAGTCAATAAAATCGGACATCGGAGACATAGGTTCGGTATTAGATTACATAAATGGGGAGGAAGTGTAATGGGAACCATATCAGATAAGTTAATGAGGATCATAAATACCAAGGAGGATATAAGGCGAGCCCTTATATCCAAAGGGTATGATGTACCTACTTCCATACCTTTTAAAGAGTATGCGAAAATGATATTAGATTTACCATGTAATGCTGATTCTTTCCCAGATATAGAAGGCATAGTAGCCAGATATTCAGCATTAGGTCTCACTAATGAACAGATGGCTGCCAATCCCGTATGGGTTGATAAGACGGGTAATGGATACGATCTACAGTTGAAAAACTTTGCCTGTGGTGGTATGTCTGGGGTAGGTGGATATGTAGATAATTGGAATAGTTCTGCTGATTGGGCTATAAATAGCTATTGGGTAAATAGTCATACAGATCACAAATTGCAATTTATCAAAGCAAGTTCGGTTGTTCAAACAAGATCAAATAATATTTATAATGCAGAAAATGTATATAAAAATATTTTAAATGTAAATGGATTAACTGAAGCAGTAAATAAAGGATCTGTAAAAGCTTTAAGAATAATTGCTACAGATCCTATAACATCAAAAGCAATTAAAACATTTTCTTTTGATACCGATGGTGTCATTCAAATATCATTTGATGATGTATTACAAGATTACTATGTAGCTTATTTTCTTTCTGGTAATAATACTAATGATATAGACATTACCATCGAACAACTTCCCCTCTACCCCGGCTTTATCCTCGGTGACGGAGTAGATGATTTTGCAGTGACAGAGAAGGAGCTTAACTTCGAGGATACCTATACGGTGTACACGGCGTTTATTCCATTTCAGAATGATCCGGCAAAGAACATGATGATGGCTGGAAAAGATATAAAAGATTTTTACATGAATTATAGTTCTCTCAATGCACTTTCGTATTATTCTGGGAAAAAAGCTGTAGTAATAAATTTATCCAATGGATTTAATCTTCTTTGCTGTAAAAGAGATGCTGATAATATGACAATAAAGAATTTGATAACAGGTGATTCAGTTACAGCAACAGCAAATGAATTTATAAATAATCCTGGCTTGTATTACTTATGGAGAGTGACCAATGGTTATTCTTATGCCAGATTAGCCATCGCTGGACAAACAATCTGTAATGGACATTTTTCTACAGACGAAGAAGATATTAAAGTCTTAGACTGGCACAAAAAGCAATATCCCTGGCTCTTTCCCGACCAAGCATGGACAGTGGTAGGTAAAACCAACGAGGACGAAGATCGTGCTACTATTGCCAACATTACGGGCAATGGTAATGATCTTGTACTGTCAAACTTTGGGTTTGCAGAAGGGAGTGGGTATGGGTTGTATGCTGAGAATTATGCTGGTGGTAGATGGGTTCAATCTACTGATAGAGCGGATTTAACTTGGACGAGTTATTCTGTAAATATAACTTCAGTTAAAGTTGCGTCTACACAGTTATATTATCAATCCTATCCTGAACAACCTTCTTTTATAGTTCCTTCTTATAAGATAAAAGTTTATGGACTGAAAGATGGTCAAACCCTATCTTATAGACAAGCAACTTCTGAAGGGCAACAATTATATAAAATATCAGAAGATGGAACTTATACATTACCGTCTTTTCCATTTAAAGCAAATGGAGATTGGTATGGATTTACCTTAAATAAGGTACAAGAATCCTGTGATATCACCATCGAGCAAATCCCCGAATACGAAGGATATCTGGTTACTGATGGGGTGGATGATAAGATAGTTTCGTCAGTTTTTGGAATGGGTAAGGATTTTACGGTTGTTGGTGAATGGACCCTCCTTCAAAATATTAATGTTTCTAGTTTAAGAAAACAAAGTAGTTTTATTATTAGAAATGATGATTTAGGTCTATCTTTGTTTATCAATCGTATATCACACGCTACTCTAATTCTTACTAAGTCTTTAAGGGCTTTTTGTTCCAATGGTGTGTTATATAAAAGTGATTGGACGGAGCAAATTGATACTACTCCTCAAGATATCACAAGTAGTAATTCTGAATTATTGATTGCAAGTCATTATGATAATAAATCAGAATATGATAAAATTGCTTTCAAAAACTTAGCGATTTATCCTACAGTCCTCTCCAGGGAAGATTGTATCAAAGCATATAACTATTTACAAACTTTAAAAGCAAAATAATATGAAATTCATTATCATACCAAAAGAAGTATTGTAACAGATAGTTAAAAATAAAAATAAATGCAATGAATATTCAACGAATTTGTTCATTGCATTTATTTTTATTTTATATTTGAGATATGAAATACAAAGTGAGTACATATGCAAAGATTCATGGGGGTTACAATGCGTACCGTATGGAATTGGATAAATAAAGGAGAACTTGAAATTGAAAGAACTTCTACAGGAAGAGTACGCATCGTAGTTGATGAAAATAAAGAAAAGACAATCGCTGTATATGCAAGAGTTTCATCTTCTGAAAATAAGTCCAATTTGATAGCTCAAAAAGACAGAGTTGTCTCCTACTGCATGGCGAAAGGATACAAGATAAGTAAGGTTGTAATGGAAGTAGGAAGCGGATTGAATGACAAACGTCCTAAATTAGAAGACCTTTTGAAGGACAATTCGATAGACATCATAGTTGTTGAGCATAAAGACAGGTTTTCGAGATTTGGATTTAATTTCATACAAACTCTTCTTAACATAAACGGAAGATCAATAGAGGTTATCAACCAAGCGGAAGATGATAAAGAAGATATAATGTCCGATCTTATCTCTATCATAACCTCGTTTTGCAGTAAAGTGTACGGACTTCGTAGGTCGAAAAGGAGAACAGGGAAAATAATAGAAGAACTTTCTAAAAAGGATAGTGTTGAAAAATGAATCTTGTTGAAAGACATATAATTAAGAAGAGCGACACGAGATACAAGGAATTGGATAATATATGCTTTTTATCCAAAAACTTGTACAATGCTACTTTATATGCTTTCAGACAACATTATTTCAATACGGAAGAGTTCTTGGGATATCTTTCTTTAAATAAAGAGTTTGTCTTATCCGATAATCCTGACTATAGGGCACTTCCTTCAAAGGTTTCACAAGCTACGATGAAAATAGTCGAGAATAACTACAAGTCGTTCTTTGCTCTCAAAAAGAAAGGTGAAAAAGACGCAGAAATCCCAAAGTACTTGAAAAAGAACGGTAGATTTCCGGTTTATTTTACATATCAAGCTGTTTCTTATAAAAGCAGAGAAAGATACTTAAAGTTATCCGGTACCAGCGTTTACATAAAAACGGATAGGAAAGCCATCCAAGTTAGAGTGATTCCGAAAGGTGATCATATCGTAGTCGAAATCGTTTACAAAGCAAATGAATGCGAAGCGAAAGAAGACAATGGGATTTATGCAGGAATTGACATAGGATTGAACAATCTTGCAACAATCGGATTTAATAACGGAAAAGGATTGATTATAAACGGAAGACCTTTGAAATCAATCAATCAATATTACAATAAGAAGAAAAGCGAACTTTCTTCAGAACTTGAAAGGAGGAATAAAAGCAAAAATAGCAAAAGACTTAACAGACTCACAACAAAGAGAAATAACAAAGTGAAGGATTATCTTCATAAAGTGAGTACTATGTTAGTTAATCAATTAATTTCCAACAATGTTTGCAAAGTAGTAATAGGCAAAAACGATGGGTGGAAGAAAGAAATTAACATAGGAAAACGAAATAATCAGAACTTTGTAAACATCCCTCATGCTGTTTTCATTGAAATGGTTTGTTATAAATGTAAGCTAAATGGGATTGAAGTTGTTTTAAGAGAAGAAAGTTACACTTCAAAATGTAGCTTTATTGACAACGAACCGATCAAAAAGCATGATTCCTACGCAGGTAGAAGAGTTAAAAGAGGGTTGTTTAGATCAGAAAATGGAACATTCATAAATGCTGATTTAAACGGAGCCCTCAATATTCTAAGAAAAGAAGTCGGAGAATTTAATTATAATCCGATAGAGGTTTGTAGTTCACCAAAGAAACTCCGAATAGGACTTTCTTAAAGAAAAGCATATTTCTTTGAATTTCATTGAAATATGTAACTATCTGAAGAAAAGAAACGTGAATTAGGAACAGGTAGCCCAAGAGCGAGCGTAGACGGCTCTTGGGTTATTTTACACGTAGAACATTATGACCATCTATTTAAGTCTTTAGACGCGCAGGCTGATGACGATCCTCAATATCCGTATTCGGTATATGATAGCCCTTCTTCTGAGTTTGAATCTGTTCTTTCATCTAAAGAATGGGTGTCTGATGTTAATGACGAGTGTCTTTGATCTTGTTATGGTTGGGGTAATTACTATATTTGTAAAAAGTTGAATAATTAAAGCGTGTGGTAGCGTTATCTACCATATAATCATCATGTTTCAGATAATAATCGGATGCGTTTTGGCTAATATCCTTACGATAGCAATCATCGGTTTAGCCCTGTATTTAGTGTATCTTGACATACTCCCATAGCTAAAGCAAATGGGATTCTTGGATGCAAGCGCAAGAAACCCCGATATTACTATCGCTGGAATTACTCTTGCTCTCCAATTCGGAAATGCCCTTCCGAAGTATATTACGGGCTGCAAGAACATCACGGTCGTTAATTGCACCGCACGCTGGGCACACCCACGTGCGGTCGCGTAACGACAGTCCTTTATTAATGCAGCCACATTCGCAAGTTTTGGAAGAAGGATACCATTTGTCAATCTTGTGTATCGTTACTCCATACTTTGAGGCAACATACGTAAGTTTATCAATAAAAGAAGAATGACTAAGATCAGAAACCTTCTTTCCCCACAAACGTTTCATTCCTTCAATGTTTAGATCTTCAATAAAAATATAATCATACTGTTTGCATAACTGATGAGCTAATTTCCATTGAAAATCCGATCGAAGATCTTTTATTTTACGATACGTTTGTTGTAATTCAAACAGTCTTCTTCTTCTATTATTGGATCCTTTCTTTGCATTAGAAAGCCGTTTGTTTAGTTTTCTAATCTTGTTTTGATATTGTTTGAAGAATAGAGGAGAATCAATTTTGCTACCATCGCTTTTAGTTAAATAAGTTTTTAGTCCAAAATCCAATCCGATAGATGCACCATCATGTGTCTTTCTATAAGAGTTTATAAGATTATGATCTGTAACTATAATCAAACTAAAACGGGAACAGGTTTCTTTAACTATTCTAATTTGTTTAACATTACCTTCGTAGACTCTACTGTATGAGAATCTAAATCGTTTCTTTCCTTTGTTAATTGTTAGACAATTTCCATTCAGGGTAAACCCTCCTTGTCTAAAAACAAAAGAGTTGAAACAATCTGATCTTTTGAACTTAGGTGGACGTTTAGATAATTTCTTAAAGAAACGATTGTATGCAGAATCTAATCTTTGAAGGATTTCTTGTACTGTTTGGGAATGAAGTAGGATTCTTTTTACCCTTTTTGCAAAATGCTTTTGCATCTTACCAACTGGTATGTATTTCCCAAACAGTCTGTAGTATCTACGTTGTAGAGCTAAAGCATGATTCCATACGAAACAGCATTCACGCAGCATCTTATCGAGATACTTTGTTTTCTTTGAATGATAGATGTTGTATTTGTATGAAATCATTTTTTTTAATTACATTTACAGCGTGAGTATAATAATAACTTTTGGGTGTATATTAGAATCAATTATTAAAAATACATATATAAACAAAAGAATCATTGATCCCCTATTTAAAAGCAGGGGCTTTGTTAAAGATCGTAAAAACGAAGATCGTTTAAAGGCTTTGGATTCTAAGATTGATCAGAAGGTTGAGGACGTAAAAAACAAGGTTGGTGCGGTGATGGACATCGTAGACCAGGTCAAGAAGTTGTTGGATAAAATTAACAAAAAATAAATATGGCAGAAATAGGTTATAACAGTAAATTCGAAGGCCAGGAGGTTGATTCCAGACTTGAGAATGTGGTGCAGGCTGCTCCTGGAACAGGTTCGGAGTCGGGGAAGGGAGGCCTCATCCCGGCTCCCCCTGCCGGAAGTCAGGACGGTAGCAAGACTCTTCTTAGTAATATGACATGGGGAGATCATGTAACAAAACAGTACATAGATGATGCTGTTTCGGCAGCAGGGTGGAAGAAACAGATTGTTAGCAAACTTCCTACTGTTGAAGAAGCGAAGGATAATGTCATGTATCTTGTAAAAGACGATGTGGCATCTACAGAAACTAAAAACGTGTATAACGAATATATTTTGGTTACTGAAGAAGGTGGAACTAAGGTGCTTGAATCACTTGGTATGGTAAGTACAGGAGTAGATTCATCTTATCTTGATTTATCCATATTTCCCAGTACTTCTGGAACTCTTGATGAGGATTCGTATGCAAAAGTTCTGAATGCTTACAATAACAATATTACATTAGGTAAGCTTAGTTTTTATTATTTTTCTTTGGATTATTTTTTAGACAATGATAATTCTGAATTAAAAATAATAGCTGTTTTATTTAATAACACCAACTCAAAGGAAGACGTATCTGGATCTTATATAGACATTGAGATGGTAACTTATGTTGTTTCCCAAGATAAGACATATAGAGCTATAGCTAATACGGCTACGTTGTCTAATGACATGTTATCTTATTTGAAGTTTATGGCTAAGACTCCTAATGTTGTCACAACATTAGCAAGTTTGCCAATAGATGCTCATAATATCATAGCCAACGTAGCTTCCGCTACGAACCTGTCTATGGCCGTATCCGCTGAGGATGTTGGGAGGGAATGGCAGGTGCGGGTCAACAACACTACCGGCACAGACATCACGCAGCCGCTTCCTACCTCTGGCCTGTTCCGGAGCATGTCAGGCGATAGCGTAGTAGTACCTAAAAAAAGTTTTATAGAATTAAGTATCTGGTATATTAATGATAAGTTAGTTATCAGAGTAGGTGAACAAGCTTAACAGAAAGGATAGAGTATGGTTTATGTAAATAAAAACGTAAAAGGTTTTTACTGGGAAGGATACGAGTTGGATTCCTCTTCTTACGAAGTAGGGTATTCTTACCAAGATTTCTTAGATGGGAAATGGGTTCAACTTGATTCCGATCAAGAAAAATTCCATCAAAACAATCCTGATGCGAGTGTGAAAGAAGTTATTGCTATGCAGCTTGACCCGGAGCCTCCTGGACCAACTGAAGAGGAGTTGCTTGCCAAGGCTAAGGACAAGAAAGTTTCTGAGGCCAGGGAATATGCTTATTCTGATGCCGTTCGTTCTTATAGTTTGGATGGTAAACAGATATGGTATAATAGCAGCATGAGACAGAAGGTTAAAAACGATATTGATGTAGCAAAAGGGAGCGGGATATACACCGTATCTGTAGCAGATTCAGAATACGAGCTTGATATTGCTAATACGGCAATGAATGAAATGCATGTATATGAATCTGAATGCGATGATCGTACTGCTGCCATAGAAAAGGAAATAGCTTCTAAAACCAACAGGAGTGAAGTTGAATCTATGAAAGTGGATGAAGGATATCCTGAGAAGTTGGTAAGGACAAAGGATCAGATCATAGAAAAAAATAAGATCCTTGAAGCCAATGATCCGGAGAAGGCTACAGCTATGTACATGAGGGCGATGATCAACACGCCGGCTATGCTGGAAAACACCGACCAGAATCTTGCTCTTAAGATAAAGGGGTTGTACCCTATCTGGGACAAGGATGGAGTTTACGGCGATAAAGGTCTTCCTATGGGTACGGCTGTTGTAAAAGGGCAACGTTTCCGTAGCAAAAACAAACCTTCGGATTTGGATTGGACCCTGTTTGAAGTAAGGCAAAATCACAATCTACAAGCTGATTGGGTTCCTGGTCAAGGAGGTGGAACTGAAAGTTTGTATATGGTTGTTCAGGAAAAGCATTCAGGTACGATAGACGACCCTATTCCTTGGGTATATAATTCTATTTTAGAGAATGGAAAGTATTACATAGACAAAGAAATTAAGTATCTTTGCATAAGAGATTCAGGTATTCCTTTGGCTTATGAGAATCTTTCCGATCTTGTATCAGCCGGATATGTGAGGGCTGTTTAGGTCGTAATTTGTTGTTAATGTTATGGATGGCCCCTGTATATTTATTTATGCAGGGGTTTTTCTTTAATCCAAACTCTGCTTATTTTAATATTTGGTAAGGTTCTGATTATCTTTGTGAAAAAGGTTAAGTTATGGAAAGAAAAGATATTATAAAAGAATTGAGTCAGTATTTTAGTATTGTTGAATTAGTTGGTCCTAAAGAGTACGGTAGAGACAAAGATCTTTGCTGGAGGTATTTAAGAACTGAGTTGCTTCACACGATACTGGTTTTAAGGAAAGACATTTTGAAAACTCCGATGACGGTCAATACATGGAAGTCAGGTGGAAGGTTTGATGAGCGTGGGTTTAGGAACAATATCTCGGATATAGTAAAATCAAAGACCGTATCAGGGTCGTTGTATATCAGTCCTCATATGCTTGGAGCAGCCATCGATTTCGATGCCAAGGGCATGACGGCAGAAGAGACAAGGAATAAAATAATTCAGTCGCAGGATTTACTTCCTTGTCCCATTAGATTAGAATCAGGTACCAATTGGGTCCATATTGACGTATATGACTCTCTTGGAAGTAGCAAGAAAGTAACTATGTTCTAATATGGCTTATCGTTTTGTAGGAAGGATGAATTTAGAAAGTTTCTGGGCTTTTCTCATTTCCGGATTATCAGCGTTGTGGATGAATTTCCAGGAGATTCACCACCTTATATATTCTATATTGTTTATATTAGCTATAAATCTTTTGTTAGCTACTATAAAAAGTATTAAACACTGTTATATCCGAAGAAAGAGAAAGAGGCCTTTTAAGATATTGACATGCATAAGCGAAATGGGAGTTTTGAAAATTCTTCTTGAGTTCGCGGCCTGCTCTTTCGGGTTGTTTACCATATCCGGAATGGATCTTATTATGTCTATGGGAGGACATAAATCCCCAGAGTTTATAGATATGCTTCTTCAGTGGATTACAATATTCGCCTTAATATTATACGGTGGGATGGCATTCAAGCGCCTCGGTGACCTTGCACCTGATTTGATGATAGTAAAAGGCGTTAAGTATTTCTTTAGCAAAGTAAGTTGGTGGCAAAAAGTTCCATTCGGAGAAGAGCTTAAAGAAGGTATTAACAACGGTGATATACAAGAACTTTTGGATGAAGATAAGGAGGGTAAAAGATGTGTTTGCAAAAAATGAGAGTCAGGCATGTGTTAGGAGTTCTTCTACTGTGTTTTATATCTTTCTTATTTGGTAAAACATGCAAGAAGAAAGAAATAATACACGATATAGAAATAGATACGGTAATAGATACCATTATCCAACCTATTCCTGTTCCTCAGTATATAGTTGACGTAGGGGAGGTAGAAATACCTTTTCCTATGGATGCTATAGTTAAAAAAGATACGATAAAAGACACTGTTTATATCAATATACCAATACAGAGAAAAACATACAACACAGATGATTATCGGGCTGTTATAAGCGGATACAGACCTAATTTAGATACGATGATCATCTACCATAAAAAAGAAATAATATACGAAAAGAGCCGGCGCTGGGGCATAGGACTGACGGCAGGGTATGGAGTTGGGCGCGAGGGCTTCTCCCCCTACTTAGGCGCTGGAATCTATTATCGGATATGGTGACAAACACCTCACCTTTTATTTAATGTCCAATAGTTTAAACTTTTATCACCTCATTTACTTATCTTTGTAGAAAAAGATAAGGTATGAACTATATCGATATTTTACCACAGATAAGAAATAACATTTTCTATGTCAGGATAGTAATGACCGACTACGATGTAGAAAATCAGATGGTTATTAGAATAGTAGCCAGAAGAAATGACGGTCTGTACAAGACGGAAGTAGTGCAGTATCCAAATGAAGGAACTGATTACAACGGAGAAATCATAGTTCCTATGTTTGGTATGGCTAAGTCGTTGGTAGCCCAAATAGTAGGAGTCAAGATAAATGGTACTGAGGTACGTGTTAATAGTACTGAAGTAGAGGGAGCTGATATAACAGCCAGATACGATGATTCCCTTACCAGAATGGGATGGGAGGAGAGTATGAATAACATCCATCTTGATTTTGAGGTTATAAGCACAAACAATCCTAAAACGCTTCGCATAGCTGATCAGTCTGAATGGGGGATATTGGCAGACAGGCCGGCTATTATAGAGATCGTACCACCTGAAGATGAGAATAAGTATGTTTATTATCTTGGTAAGAATCAGTTGAATGTATTCAATAGTAAGACCCTTGGCATAAATCCAGGTCGCGGAAATGATTTTGAAAACCTAAAAGATGGTATATACGATATTACCATAAAAGGCAGTCCTTCCTCTTATTCATTTAACAGAAAGTATTTAAAAACGGATCTGATCCGTCTTAACATAGATAAAGTATGGGCCAGGTCAACTGTGTTATGTGATCATGAGGATGATGACATTATTAATAAAATAAAAGAAATAGAATTTTTGCTGGCTGCGGCTGAAGCTAATATGAGATTAGGGAATTTTGAAAACGTAAAACAATTATACGAAAAAGCATCTAAATTGATTTACGTTCTCAATAATTGCGAAAATTGTGGTTGTAAAATATAATCAATTAAATATCAATAAGTTATGGGATGCGGATGTGGAAGAAGCAACATTGCTTCTGTTAATAAAAGTCGGGCTATAAAGCCTCAGTCGAATACGACACCTAAAGCTGATTCTAATGCGGCTTGTATTCAGAAATACGATGAACTTGCTGTATTGGACAAGAAAATCATAGACCTTCATCGCAAGTTCAGGTTTGTAGGAGGTGTAAGTAAAAGGTATGCTGATATTCAAAAGCTGGTAAGAGGGTGGATCGTTAATTTGAAGAACGAGTGCCCGGATCCGGATGATCTTGCTACTTATTCTGAATACATAAATAAAGAATACGCCAGGTATTTTACCTCGAAATGATATGGCAGCTACCGGAAGTACACAGCAAATCCTTTTCCCTTCATCTTACTTATGTGAGTGTGCTGATCGTTTTATAGCATGTAAGGCTGATCAGTATCTACAATATCATAAGTATAAGGTAGGTATCAAGCCTGATATGGATACGGTTCTTAAAATAGATCGTATGAGAAGAATCGTATGTGAAGGGGAATGTGGGCTGTGTCCGGACGAGATTCAGAAATTTAAAGAAGAACTTAATAAGATCTTGTCATGAAAAAAATGTATTACAACAAAGAATACAGAAAAGTTTTCAAGAAATCGGACTGTCCGGAAGATCTTGGTTCTGAAGAAACTTTCATCGTTCATGAAGCTGAATTTTGTTCGGATATAAGCCAAGATGATGCAGATAGGAAAGCGGAAGAGTTTGCGGAGAAAGAAGGTCCGTTGTATGCTAATAAAGTAGGTGGCTGTTGCGAGGTATATTATAACACAAGACAGGAAGGGGATTTCTTTAAAAATGATTGTCCTGATGGTCAAAAACAAGAACGACCTACACATCATGTGATAGAGGCCGGGAGTGTATGGTCTAAGTTCAGTACCGAAATAGCCAACTACGAAGCTGCGAAGATTCTTGAGCAAGAAGGGCAGGCTGCCGCTAACGAATCTGGAGTATGTAAAACCGTTTATTACAACGAAGATCAACATGGTTGGTTTAGTAAACGTTGTAAGGAAGGATGGAAGGCTCCTGAGAAATACAGGAGGATATACGCCGGTACCGTAACGTCTTTTATTAGCGTTGATGATGCCAATGAAAAGGCTAAGAAGATACTGGAAGAAGAGGGCATGAAATGGGTTAATGAAAATACCAAATGCGAGCCTGTTGTTGATGAATGCAAATTTGATTTTTGAAAATGAGCAACGTAAAATTTAATCCGACAGAAGGTGAGAATGATAAACTGGTGTCGGTGTTTTCTGAAATAAATGAAGGTCTTGATACGACTTTGAATTACACTATTTCCGATGAAGGGAATAAGGCTAAGAAGAGCATCGTAGTTAATCAAGTTGGTAAAAGGGAAAAGTTTTTATCGAAGAAAGGGGAGGAATCTGAGCCTTTTGTTTTGTCTGATGGTAATACTTTCAACGTTCTTAAAGAAGGTGCTTCAGGATCGGCATCCGCTTGGGCTGAGGATCAGCTTCCTCCAGAAGCCACGGAATCAGTTGGCGACAAAAGCCTTCTCCCTTCTTGGGATTTTTACCTTATAGACATGACTCAAAATACCGGAGACAAAGTGCGTCCGGCAGGAAAGCTTCGTAAGAACAATCTCCTTAGATTTGAAAACGGAGATTTTGCTCCTACGGTGGGCATAACCGAGAAAATGAGAGCCGAATGCGATGTGGAACTGTATTTGGATAACGGTCATAAAAATAAGTATTGTGATGCCGGAGCATTTGACGCTAAGGCTTTTTACGAAGAGTATGGCATTAGCCAAAAACTTTATAATGCTTCAGGATCAGAGGTAAGGATTTTAAGACCTTGGGAGACTACTTCAAAGAATTATAGCATATTCTTAGGATGTAGCAAGAGCCTGTACGTGGCTGATAAAGTAGTTGGAAAAAGTGGGAAAATATGGTCTGGGGTGTACGACGCAGACACAGTTCCTATGCTGGACGGACTTGATCTGCGCCAGATATGCCCTGTGCTGCCGCCCACAGCCTTATCTCCTGGACCGGTATGTACAGTAGACTCCAAGGCAAGGTCTTTCTTTTTCTTGTATGAAGGAGAAACAAATTGTAAATCCGGAGCCGGAGTTGGTAACGCTTGCACGATGTTTCTAAATGGAAGAACTTATCCGAGATGCAATGATGTAAATCAGATCAATATAGCTAAGTATTCGAGGGCTAATAACGTAGATACTGAATCTTCTTATCCTTTTTCAGAAGGTGGATTTTTGACTTTGAATGCTTATATCATATACCTTGAAATGCTGTATGGTACTAAATACTTGGTTAATCCAGATACTTTTGGATCAGGTATATCAGGTAACTCCGGGGTAGGTAATGATGTTAATTACCATAAATACGGAGGATTGAAATACCGTAAAAAAGGAGAAGATACATGGATGTATGCCACATGGAACAACAGTTCTTCTATTATCCATTATGAACCTACTAAAAAAACTCATTTCTCTTACCTCATAAATTCAGAGTATCCTAAAGAACAATGCATGGAAAGCCAGATGGCGGCTTCTTTTGCATTTGAAACAGGCGTAGAAGAAGGATCAGAGTTTGATTTTTATGGAGGAAAATACTGGTATAAAAACGTCCAGGGAGCCAAGAGTATGGCTGAAGGTCATATGAATGTTATTGTGTTTAAGGAAATGACCGGCACTATATCAGCCTTAAACGAAAATGACGAACCGGCAGAATTTGATTTGGAAGTTATTTTAAGGATGTCTTTGTACGATGGCATGAATTTGTCTGGAGACGTCTTTAGGTATTGCGGAGGAGGATACGAACAGGTAGGAACGCTTTTAAATGATCCTAATGTTACTCGTATAGGTAATACTATTGATATCTATATAGAGCCAGATCAAAAGAAATGGGGATATGAAAAACAGACTACAATCCAAGAAGGTAAGGTTTTTGATTTTGAATCTAAATATAAAAAGGTGGCAACTACCCAGAATTTAGGAGATAGTTTTGCTTTACACCGTATCCCTTATACCGGATGGAAGGATAAAAAAGGGGGAAGTATCGGAAGAGGAGAATGTCTTTATACATGGGACAATTGCCACTGGGCTTCAGCTATCGGTTCCAAGACCAGAGTGGCTGCTCGTTTCGGCGGTGATGCGTACTATGGCTTTTGCTCGCCTCGTAATCTGATTGCGTATTACGCCGCTTCTTATACGTCTCGCCACGTTTGCGGCCTTGCCCAGTTGTTATTAGACGTCAGTCAACCGCAGGTTTGATGGGTGCAACCCATTGATGGCGCAGCCATCATAAGCGCAGCGCTAAGGCGCAGCCTTATATACTATATCACGGCGCAGCCGTATCTTGTCAATATAATATTTTATAGCTACAAAACAAAAATTTAAAATATTTAATACAAATTGTTTTGTAGCTATAAAATATTATACATACGTTTTCAACGTCATTAGACAACAGAGATAGTTAACATTATAAACAAGGTGACTATATACCACTTTACACCAAAAGCGTAAAATAATATACATTTATACGGAAATCCGTACCGGGTTCCACCAAAACCCTCTACCTTTTGGTAACATCGTTACATCAAAGGATTCTTTTTCTGATTTTCTAATGATGTTAAAAGCACCATTGATATCAGCATTAATGATCTTACCAAACGAGGTTTTAAACAATCCTCGTTTGATCCTTCTTCCTTTGTAAGATTCATGTTTACAAATCCGTTCATTATCCAAAAAGCTACATTTTGAAGTATAAGATTCTTCAACAATCTTAACATTAATACCTTCTAATGTTGCTTTATAAGATATCATTGAGATAAACACATTAAAAGGAATAGATACAAAGTTCTGATTATTACGCTTTCCGATATTGATCTCTTGTTTCCAGCATTTGTTATGACCGATTATGATCGTATTAATACCATTGGAAACTACGTGATTAATCAATATCCTACTTGCCTTGTGAAGATAATCTTTGATCTTGTTATTCCTTTTGTTTGTTAATGACCTTATTTGTTTTGAAGTATGTTTATTATCTTTTAACTTAGATTTTAAGAATGCTAACCTTTTGTTATAATATTGGTTAATAGACTTCAGAGGTCTACCATTGATGATAAAACAAGAACCGTTGTTAGAAACACAAGATGCTAAATTATCTAATCCTATGTCGATACCAAGATAGTTTCCATTATCTGACATAAGATCCTTTTCCTTCTTGTTGTAAACTATTTCAAGAACAATATACCCATTCTTAGGAATGAATCTAAGTTGTTGGATATTTTGTTTGTTAGTCCTTGTTGTAAAGGAAAATTGTTTTGGTAACTTAACAACGCCTTGCTTTATCCATTTTTGAGAAAAAGCTGCGGTCGTAAAAACAGCAGTAAACAAACCGTCTTTGTTTAGATACCCAGGTATTCTAACAAATTCGGAATACTCACCTCTATTCTTTTTATTAAGGAGATTAAAGAACGATTTAAAGTTTCTATCTACCATCATCAACACTTGTTGAGCAACTGGTGTTGGTAAAGCACGATAGTCAACATCGTTTTCTGTTTTCAATACTCTTTCGAGAGAATAATAGTTGAGGTATTTATACTTTACAGTATTATCATCTTTGTATTGAAAGTAGTGTTGTCTAACAACATACAACCCTTTATTGTATAAGTTTTTACACTTATGCAATAGGTCATAAAGTTCATTGTAATAAACAGAACTTGACTTGATCGTATGTTGTTCGACTAATCTCATGGCACAAATATAGAAATTATTATTTATAAATAAAAACAATTCGGTATATTTGTGGTGTAAAGTTGTATATAATCACCAAATTTTATTTCAAAATGCGAACTTACTTATGGCAAAGATGCTATTCTCTCTATTACCGATGTAGAGATAGAAAACAGATGCGGATACGTTTTTAAAGGCAGAACTAATCGTTTGGAATACATTGATTGACTTCTTTTTGTGATGGTGTGAATGAAAATTGTTATCTTGCACCAAAAAAATAAAGTCATGAATTGTAACACTTGTAAAGATGACAGACCTGATATTTTGAGATCTAATATTTGTATCGGGTCTGATCCGTGTAATGACTGTACGGACAATTGCGAGATTCTTCCAAAAGAATGCGATTGCCCGTATGGTCATTTAAGCGATCATTGCATTCATTATACAGGATGCAAGACATTCATATCCAAATTAACTCCAGGTATGCCTTATAATGAGGTTATGCATAATATAGAACTGGTTTTCGAAAACATAGATAAGTTTTTGGATAGGATGGTTGAAGAAAATACGCTTTTAAAACAAAGGGTTGAACAACTTGAAAAACAGTTACAAAATGGAAAAGAGTGCACAAATTGGTAAGGATTTAAGTGGCAAACACGTATATGTTCCACATGTGGACGAGACGCCGGTGCCATGCCCGGATGGATACACCTGCACGAACTGCGTGTACTGCGCTGACGGCATCAACGTTGGCTACTTCAATCTGGCTCAGAAATCTGATCTTACGGCTTTAATCAATGCAATGATATGTCGTATGGGATATCAGGATAGGGAAATAGAATTTTTAAAACAAAAAATAAATATTTTAAGCGATAATGGCAATAACAGGTAACAGTTGTTTCGGCAGTCACGGTGGGTGCGAACGCCCGCATCATTGCGATATTCCTTCTTCTAAAATATTCTATGATGGAGAAACTATAGAAGAAGCTGGTTTGTATCATGGTATGCCTTTAGACGGAGCTTTGGCTAATTTAGCTAAATACGTTTCAAGGGCTATTAACGTAAGTGGATCTGTCAATACAGAAGTGTTTGACGGTACTTCTCATGTGGTTCTAAAGAAAGATCCGGCAGAGATTTTGCTTGTGTCTTATTGCGGGGGTGTCGTGCCTTCTGATATGTATAAAGTCCAGGGTCGTACTGTTAGGTTCTGCCGGGATATGTGTCAACAAGATGAATTTGCTGAAGTGAGGGTCGTGTACCGAGAAGAGGCAAATAGTTCTTATGGGTTCCATTGTTAATTTAGGAGGATGAGAAATGGCAGAAAAATGCAAAGGATTTATATGTGGGGGTAATCTCGTTGATGGCTCTGTGCCTTCTGATAAGTTAGATAAAGAAACTATTATCGAGCTTATTAAAGAGATTCTGAAAGAGGAAATGCACGAATCTTGGCTTAAGGAAATAATAGAAACCATACTTAAGGAATCCATTGATTCGGATTGGCTTCGTGAGTTCTTTAAAGAGGTTCTTAAAAAATATGCTAAAGAGGAATGGTTTAAGGACATTATCTGCGGCTTAGGATGTGTAGGTGTACAAGAGATATTCGACGTTATTCCTACTGACATAACATTTGAAGCTACAGGAGGTACGGCTACGGTTCAGGTGGTTGTCGATGATGGAGTTGAATGGGAGTTGACACTTTAAATTAGGGAGGATAATTATGTCGAGAGAGAAAATATATAAGATGGATGATGGTTCTTGGCTTACCTCGGACAAGAAGGAAGGTGTCGGTCGTGATAAAATGAATTTCGATGCTCCATCTTGGAAAGGAAGGGAAGATAGGATCACTATCCGAATTGTGAAAAAATCCGATACTGAAAGTATGAAAGCTATTACTTTCAGGCAAAAAGGCATTAAAATCACAGAAGTCTCGGTTAGCAGGCTGGAGTTCCCTATATCTGGTGGAGATAAGCAGATCCTTATTACTACCAACGCCGCTTCGATCAATGCCCTTATTACGGGTGAGAAAGATATAAAGGGTGTCATAAAAGCATTTACTACCGCTTCCGGTCTTAATATTGACGTCAATGATATTAGGCTTGATTATGGTTTCCCTGGTGATCCGGGTCTTGAAGACACGTTCCAGGTTTCGATGATTGTTTCCATGCCTGGCAATGAGGATGGGAATGAAGTTAATGAGAACATAACTATAAATGGTGTACTGATTCCTATTTATCAGCCTGGAAAGGTCGTTCCTTACATTAAATTGGATAAGGAATTTGAACAAATTGAGGGTGATGAAACAAGCACGCAGTTAAGTATAGAAAGTAATATAAAAGATTATGTTATTGAAATAGTTGAATGCGGGTCTGTGGATAAGGAGGAGATTCACCTGGACAAGGATGTTGTTGATCTTGATTCCGATGGATCAACAGAGGTAATCAACGTAAGTACAAATCCTGAAAATTTAAGATGGAGGATTAGCGAATGAAAGTAGGTAATTGTTGGGCGAACATAGATAAGAAAGAAGGCAGTCTTAACAGTAAGGTTAATATTTACTTTGATGAAAATGATACTGGTGCCAACAGAAGTGTCAAGATAAGGGTGTCTTCCAGGGACGGTAGCGTATCTGAAGAATGTACGTTAGTTCATAAAAAGAAAGAACAGGTAGTTTATAGAAATAAAAGACAGTCAGCTCTTTTCACAAAAGAAGGATGTAACCCTGAAACAGAGAAAGGGGAAGAGCTTGAGTATGTTGTTGAGGCCGGGAAATACACGTCTATCATATCTCAGTCTGATGCTGATGACAAGGCTATGAAAGACATTGAGCAAAATGGTCAGAACTGGGTTAATGAGCATGGTCGTTGTATAACCGTATTATGGTATAATGTCAAGAAATCAAAGGCGTTTAGAAAAAACGATTGTGATCCTGATACCGAAGAAGGTAGTTTGGTTACGATGACGATTGAAGCCGGGCAATTTTCTTCTACCATAAGCCAAGAGGATGCAGATAGGAAGGCTGAGGCTGAATTGGATGCTAAAGGTCAGGACTATGCTAATTCTCATGGCACTTGCAATACCATAAAATGGTACAACGACAGGAAATCTAAAATGTTCCAAAAGACAGATTGTGAGGTAACTGAAGTTGGATCTATGGTAGAGTACGTTGTAGAAGCCGGCCGTTTCTCTTCTTCTGTTTCTAAGGAAGATGCTAATCAGAAGGCTTTGGAAGCCTTGGAAGCTGAAGGTCCAGGGTATGCTAATGAGCATGGCACCTGTGAAACCAATTTATGGTATAACGTAGAGAAGTCGAAAGTATTTTATAAGAATGACTGCGAAGATGGGTTTATCGGAGCACCTTATACTTACACGGTAGAAGCCGGTAAATACACATCAGACGTAAGTCAAGAAGATGCTGATCAGAAAGCTCTTGATGATATAGAGAAAAATGGTCAGGATCAGGCAAACCTGAATGGAGAATGCGTTACTGATCCAAATTATTTCGTTGGAAAGGCTTCGGCTCGTGTTCAGAAAAATGATTGCGATGCTGAATCTCAGACCGGAAGCTTCGTTGATTTGACTGAAAAGGATCTTGCTGGATATCCTGATGCTTTTGTGTCAAGGGAAAGCCAGGAGGCTGCTAATGCGTTGGCTGAAGCTGCTATGGAAGAACAGAAACAAGGGTTAGCTAATAAGAAAGGTACTTGCATCGATAAAGATCAGTTTGTTGGTGTATATAGCAAGGTGTTCACAAAAGACAACTGTGAAGGGGAAGGAGTAGGTTCGGAAGTGACAGTAGACCAAGACGATGTAACCGGTGGTCCTTTTACTTCATACGAAAGCCAGGAGGCGGCTAACGCGCTCGCTCAGGCTGCCGTCGAGCAGCAGGGCCAGGCCATAGCCAACCGGGACGGCCATTGTACGTGGACTGGTAAATACAGTGAAGAATTTACCAAAAACGATTGTAATGAAGGTCAGGTAGGGTCTAAGATTACTGTAACCGAACAAGATGTTGTTGGTGCTCCTTTCACATCTACCGTAAGTCAAGATGATGCTAATAACAAGGCTCAGGCTGCTGTTAAAGAACAAGGTCAGGCTATTGCCAACAATAAAGGTAATTGTGAAGATATGACGGTCTATACCGGTCATTACAGTAAGAGATTCGTTCCAGAATGCGAGGCTTGTCATAAAGGTGTAGAGATGGAGGTTATGGCTGAGATGGTAAATGGAAGCCCTGTTACATCAACAGAAAGCCAGGATGCAGCAGACGCAGAAGCTCGTAGGATCGTAGAAGAAGGCGGTCAGGCTTATGCTAATAAAAACGGTAACTGTACGCCACTTAGCACCGATCCTGTATGGGAAGACGTTGTTCCGGAAGAACTTAGATGTAATGAAGGTAAGTCTCAGAAAAAGCAACATGATACCAACGAATGTTCTGAAACCCACAATCAAGAACGTTGGGTAGATGGTGGGCACAAAGTTTGTAGCTGGACCGGTCATTACTCAGAAACGTTCCAAAAGAACGACTGTGAAATACCGGATTCAGGAACAGAAGTAGAGGTAAGTGAAGCTGATGTTGAAGGCAATCCTTTTACTTCTTTCGTAAGTCAAGAAGATGCTGATAATAAGGCTAAGGAAGCTGTTAAAGCTCAAGGACAGGCTATTGCTAACCAAAAAGGTAAATGTAGGTTTGTAGGCGTATATAGCAAGCAGTTTACAAAAGACAATTGCGGATCATGTCATCATGGTGTTCCGATGAGTGTAACACAAGACATGGTAGGCGGACCGTTCTATTCCAATGAAAGTCAGGAAGAGGCAAATAGGCTGGCTCAGGAAGCCGTAGAAGCCCAAGGTCAGGCTTATGTTAACAAGAACGGGACATGCGAAATGGACAACACCGATCCTGTATGGGTAGATTCTGAACCACTTGAAACCAAATGTGAAGGAGGCAAATCTTATAAGAAGCAAGTCAATACCAACGAATGTTATGGTGGAGCAGATGAACGCTGGGTAGAAGGTGGAGATAAGGTATGTACCTGGACCGGAACATATAGCAAGCAATTTACAAAACAGTGTGCTGATGGAGGTGTAGGATCTAAGGTTACCATAGATCAAGATGATGTAACCGGCGGTCCTTTTACGTCTACCGTAAGTCAAGAAGACGCAAATAGTAAGGCTCAGGCTGCCGTTGAGGCCCAAGGTCAGGCTCTTGCTGACGCACAGGGCACTTGTACTTGGACCGGTAAGGCAAGTAAGGTCTTCACCAGAAACAATTGCGGAAGCTGTCAGCATGGTTCGTCTGTTGCCGTAACCCAAGATCAGGTGGGTGGTCCATTTACGTCCAATATCAGTCAAGCTGATGCTAATAAGAAGGCTCAAGATGCTGTAAATTCCCAAGGTCAGGCAGTAGCTAATAAGAATGCTGATTGCTTGCCTGATAGCACAACACCTTCTTGGTCGGATACCGGAAGCACCCGTTGTGACGGGTGTACGTCTCAGAAGCAACAACGTGACACCAATCCATGCTCTTCTTCTTATAACGACACAAGATGGGTTAATGGAGGTGGAGAGTCTTGTACTGACTGGTCTTACTATGGAACAGGAGACTGCGTAGGTCATACTCGGTACAATGCTTATCGTGATAGTTGCTCTGGTAGCATAGATCGTCAATATGCTGTAAGTTGTAGGAATTGCTGTAATTGCGGATCTTACGGTTCTTGGCAAGAAAATGGATGTAATGGAATCAAAACTAAGTTTATTCGTTACGATGATTGCGGAAATTCTGATACTAAAGAAGAGTATGTTATTGGAAGTTGCGGATATGCACCATATAAATTTCAGTTCCATGATGGAAGAATGAGCAAGTCAAGGTCTGTAACTGGAGAATCTCAGGATATTGAAGAAGTTATCATAAGTACCAAAGGTGGTTCATATATAGGTTATTCTGTTAAATCGAAACCTTCTTGGTGTTCTATTGATTACAGAGATCAGACATCTGAAAGTATGAAGGCTGTGGTGACGTTATCTGCCAATACAACATCTTCTTCCAGATCTGGTGACATTGTTTTTGTTCAAAATGAATCTGGAAAGACAGTTACTCTTAGTATTTCGCAGGCAAGACAAATGCTGTATAAGTTCACATTCGATGATGGTACTACTTCAGATAAATCTTTATCTGTTCAAGCTGCATCTAATGATGCTCAATATACAATCAAAAGTACATTGAATGGTTCTTATTATGGTTTTGCCACTACGTCTAAACCGTCTTGGATTACGACTGAGTATAAAAATCAGGCTTCTGATAGTATGGTTTGTGTTCTTAAGATAACTGCCAACACAAGTACATCTTCTTCTCGTACTGGATCCGTTGTGCTTACTCAAAATGACAGTGGTAAAACATTGAAAATAAATGTTACACAAGCTGCGGATGAGGTCAAGCTTGTACCCGCTCATATCACATTGAAAAACGGTTCTTGGGCTACTTATAAGAAGAATAATGTTTCTCATAACCCTGGTGCCGGCAAGTGTATTGCTGGATTCGAGTGGACTGGAGATGAAAATGGAGATATACGAATTTATACTTGCGACATCAAGGTTGTAGATTCTAGTTACCGTGAGATACCTGGAGCTACTATAATCACTGGAACTACAACCCAGAGAATACAGCCTGGAAGCTCTTGTTCGTATTTCGGAGCTGTAGCGGGAGGTATATTGGCAGGATATGTTCATGTTGGAGATGAGAATAAGGATACTACATGGTATATACGAACTATAAACGTATCCTATGATGGCAAATTGTATAAGAGTGCTACTGTTAGACTATTTGAAAAAACAGGTATTTCCAAGAATGGTGGTATATTTAATGTCTATAATGAGTCACCTGCTTCTTACAACTTTATCATAGATGGAGCTGAGTGCGGTGATGAAAGAGGAACTTTAAAATACTCTTATTCTCAGATGAATCTTAATCCAGCATAATTAACAAGGGAGGGGATTTAGTTCTCTCCCTTGAATGTTTTTTGGATTATAATATTTTGTTTTAAGTATTGTCTATTAGGATAAAAATGATTAATATTGCACATCATTCAATTTTAAATTTTTAGTATCATGGCTTGTAAAAAGAAAGCTCGTCAGGGTGGTGAAGTCGATAAGAAAGACAAACCTAAAATGCGCCAAGGCGGTAGTGTTGGAGGCAAGATGAAAAGAAAGAAGACGAGCACTAAAAAGTGATTGAAAACCAGGGGAAGGTGCTGATCGCCTTCCCCATTTTAATAACATAACAACAACATATTATGAGCAACAAGTTTATTAGCAAAGGACAGAGGAATGTCTGTGTGACGTTTGTGAAGTATTATCCTGTGTTGATGCAGGTTATTATGTTAGCCAGCATTTTTGATGAGTTTTATCCTTTTAGTATCACTAATTGGCTGCATCCGATATTAGGTCATTCTCTATCATGGGACCTATTTCTCTTGGCTTTTTCAAGAATGTTCAGGTTTTGTATATGGCATAGGTTATTGATCTATAGCATGATTTTTAATATCTGTGTAGAATGGGTTACGGTTAATATTGAGATGCCTATTGAGCACAATATCGTAGTGTGGTCTGTTATGGCTGTTACTCTGTTGATAATCATTGCCTCTATTATTTTAAGATTTAAAAAGGGTTGCTTTAAAGAGGATGAAAGAGATTCTGACAGAGACGCTGCGTAAAAGCGGTGCGGCGGTATGCGATAAGATAAAGGAGATGTTTTTAAGCGGGGAATGCGATCATCTTACAGCCAACGATCTTGAGACATGGACGCAGCTTGCTAATCCGGCTAAGTACTATACCGGAGAAGAGGCTGTTTCTTATCTTAATGTAACTTCTAAAAGATTTTATGAATATCGTAAGGCTAAGTTGGTTCCTGATCCGGTTAAGATAAAGGGATTCCCTAAGCCTTTATATACGAAAGTCATGTTGGATGAGGCTATAAAAACCATATCCGGTATGAGTGAAAGAGATATTTATATGAGGATATTGAATGCTAAATCAAGAGAATCAAGAGCAAAAGAAAGGAGGGGAGCATGATCACTAATGGTGAATTTGTATCAAGAGTCGTAAACGGTATTCATGCCCTTGACAAAGATTCGCATGTTAGTCGGAGATGGATATTGAATATCGGTAGAACTAAAGCCGAATCTTATACAGCACAGAGGTGGGATGACGGGACGTTACTTGGCGACCACCGGCTCCTAACTTACGTTACTTGCCTGGAGATGATTGAAGTTGATAAAATAGTTTGCTGCGATGCCGAATTTGCGTTATGTAATACACTTATGCGGTCAAAGCATAAACTTCCAGGACTTCTTTATTCTGCCCTTAGACCGGCTATTACCAAGGTGACTAACGTAGATAACACCATATTTTTTAAGTTCGCTGAAATAAAGTCGTATCGTAATGAACAAAAAAGACCGTATGCTAAATACGTTAAAGAACGGCGTCCTTTTTATTATGTAGAAAACGACTATATTTATATACCGGATTTTCATATAGAGCTTATTAACGTAGAGTTCTTTACAACAAGAAGAAAGAAGGCGCTGGAGTTAATGGCTTGTGATCCTACACCTAAAGGGTGCGAGTCTGAATGGGAATACGAATTTATCTGTCCTATCAAGCTAATTGAGTACGTGGTAGCAGAGACGATAAAGGAAGTAGCGTTCAGGCTACAGATTCCTGTTGATGAAAATCCGAATCTTGATTCCAATCAGAAAAGTCAAATTGTTCAGTGATTCTTTTTATTGGACACCCGGCCATAGTTATATAGTTTGGCCGGGTGTTTTTTTTGTACTATTTCAATGCAAGAACAGGGTTTCCCCATTTTCTTTTCCATTTATCTCCGAGGTAATTTATCAAGGAATTGTAGTCTTTAATAAAACCGTCATCAATAACAGAGGCTATGACGTTCTCTATGGCTATTATATCATTGAGCTCATCTTTACTGGCAGTATTCCTTATCCCATCTTCATGTTTATTAAAAACAATGAAATTAATAGCTTTAGCAACTCTTTTTATATTGTCTTTCAAGTCATTCTTGTTTGAAACTATTCTACTTATCGCGCTGCACATCCTGACGTATGCATCACCGGCTTCGTTCCGGTTTTCTATCAAACCATCTGTGAGCCAAATGACAACCTCTGCGTAAATTTCTGGATCCATCTCTAATGCAATCATAACAAACAGATATGGATTGACAAACCATTTTTGATCTACTCCTTTTCCTTTTTTGTAGGCAAGGTCTAATTTACCAAGATCCATTACACTGCTGATATTCAGGATATTATCTTTGAGTCCGAGATTTCTCCTACTCAATAAGTCCCTGTCATTCAACTTATTAAAAAGCTCGAAACATCTCTCCCTAAAAGAAGAAGTTAGCATTATTTCGTTAATCCATCTTTCTTTTAACCCTTTTTCTTTTCTTTTTTTGTTCATGGCCGATACGGCGTCTGTTATACATATGTAACCATCTTTAGACATAACAGACACGTTCATTCCTAACAAAACTCGATCTTTTGATTGTAAAACAACATTTGATTTCATAACTTTACTACGATTTTAATTTTGTAAAATATAAGTCTACCTGTCCGTGAGGATCGGTAGACTTTGCAGATATAGAATAGTATTTTGACGCAACAATATATTCTAATGTTAATTATCTGAAATGTATAATTTTAATTTTTGAATTATGAAAAGAACATCAATACAATCACCGTATTTTGCAGCTTACTACCATCGTCTTATGAAGAGAAAGAATGGTTTTAAGAAAGGCATGATAAGAGATAGAGGAGAGATTTTAAGACTGTTGTCTATTATATGGAAAACCGTATCAGAACATTATGTGGAAGCTGATGCTGGTGTTTACGTAGATAACGTGGGCTACTTATGCCATGTGCTTATACCGGGCCAGCGCTTTACCGTCAGGCGGGACCTGGACATCGTGAGCAGGCTCGGCACCAACGGCTACCTCTACAACCACCTGGCTATGGATTTCGCAGACTCTAAAAGATATTACCATTTTGTAATACAAGATAGCTTGAAAAAGAAGTTAAGGGTTAAAATGAATAAAGGACGAAGATATCGATTTATGTACAATGAAATACTTGCTAAAAGAAGAGTGTTTAAAGATTTCCAGATTAAGAGAGTTTTCGAAGATAAAGAATTAGGACACAGAAAGTCGTAGAAAAAAAGTAGCGATCACCCTTTGTAGATACAGGATAATCGCTACTTTTGCATATCCGTCTACTTTCTCAAGCAGGCGGATACAAAAAAAACAATTCCTATTATGGGAACAAAGGTAAACAATTTTCAAAACAATGCGAAGAACAGTAACATTATTTTGACGCAAAAATCCAGCGAAACGGAAACAAACGGGAGCGTAACAATCTTTAAAAATTCAGAATTTGGAGATATTAGAACCATAGTAGATCCAAATGGAGATGTGTGGTTCGTGGCTATAGATGTAGCTCGATCACTTGGCTATGCTACGCCTAAAAATCCAATAAAAAGACATGTTGATGAAGAAGATACCATTCTTTTGCAACTGTCTGATTTTCAGGGGGGCTCGTTTTGGGCTCCCTTGGAAATCAATGAGTTAGACAGCATACGTGTAATCAATGAATCTGGGTTATATTCTCTTGTTTTGTCATCAAAATTAGAATCGGCAAAGAAGTTTAAACGATGGGTAACATCCGAGGTTCTCCCCTCTATAAGAAAAACGGGTTCTTACTCTATAACTCCTAAAGATTATCCATCTGCCTTAAGAGCTTTAGCTGATGAGGTTGAAGCCAAGAACAGAGCCATAGCAGAGAGGGTTCAAGCTGAAGCCGAGAAACAGCAGGCGATTAAGACCATAGAAGAGCAGCGTCCTGATGTGGAGTTTACCGAGTCGTTTAAGAAGGTTGATCATGAAAATATGTGGTTGATTAGAGATATCGCGAAGAAGCTTGAACAGAATGGGATCATCATCGCCGAAAAGAATCTTCGCCTGTTCCTTGAAGAAGTGAAGTTCATGTTTAGAAACGGACAGGGAAAATGGGAACTGTATAGCGATATCGTTAAAAATAAGTTTGGTGTTTACAGATCATATTTTGTTGACAAATATTCCGGGGAAAGAGTTAATCAACAAACCATCTACATGACAGGAGCCGGTTATGAGGCTACACTTAAGGGGATAAAGGAAAAGTGTAGGAGTCTTTTCTTGAAGTATGGCAAGTTTGAAGATCCTAACTTTTGAAAACACAAAATAGGGCATTATATATATTATTCATATCTTTGTGGAGGTCAGGTTTGTTTCCTGTCCTCCATTTTTTTTTAAGAGATGACAGTCGAAAATTATATCATAGAGTTAAAATCGTCTTTAAGATCATTTGACAAGCGTGATCTGATAGATGAGGTATCCATCTACAAATGGGTAGAAATAGCCCTGAAGAAGTTTGGAGGCGATATTACTATGCGCAAAGAAGCGGTAGTGGATGTCAAGCGAGGGCAGGCTCGTATGCCTGGTGATTACTTTGATCTTATTCTGGCTTTTAAATGCGATTTTAAAGGATATGAGGTGCCGGAAGGTGATAAGGTGATACCAGAACTTCAAAATACAATAGCCTGGAAAGAACGTACCGAAAGAAGTTATAGGTGGTGTTCTTGCGATGAATGTTGTAAAGACGAATGCGAGAAAGTGATAGTTGAAAAATTTTATATCAATGTTCATGATCGCGATCATGAAGTTCGTTGCTATTATGACCGGCCGGTAATGTTAGGTCTTGCTAAGCCTATGCTTCGTGATTCTTGTTTAAGCAAATGCCGGAATAAGGTAATAAAGGATAGTCCGTATGAGATAAATATCGTAAACGGATTCCTGTATGCTAATTTCGATGGTCCTATTTACATGCAGTACCGGTCTCTTCCTTTTGACGGAGAATCTAACATAATCATACCAGACACGCCGCAGGGTCTGGTCCTGGATTATGTCGATAATTTTGTGAAGATGAGATTCTTTGAGGAACTGATGTATAATGGAGAAGCACAAGGGGCTGCCGATTTGTTCAAGTTGTATGCACAGCAAGATTTGGTTAAGCTGAAAAATGCTAAGACCGAACTTAAGATGATGGGAATGACATTGAAAGGTATGTATGAACCTCTTAGGCGGCGTCGTGCCGAGTTTGAGATTTATTCTAAGGCATATCCTGTAATTGACAACATGCTTAAATTGGTATGACAGAAGTAGTTCTATTTATATATTTGTCTGGCGTTATCGCATCCATGATTGTTTGGTCAATCAGGCAATTTAAAGGAGAGGCGAGTTTGGTAGAGACAATGTACTGCCCGGTAGTATTTTTGTTGAGCTGGATATACGTATTTGAAATATTTAAAATGAAATAATATGTTAGAGGTTAAAGCAAGCGAAATAGTAACCGCCGACAAAATGAGAGGCATAGGACCGGCAAACATCATCTTCACAGCCGGCCCTAATCCGGTAGCTGAAGATCGTAGAGGCGTAGCTAAGGTAACGGCTGGTGGAGAGAGTAAGAACGTTACAATCACACAAGCTGCCGGCGAGCAGGTTGTTGTAATTCCTGAGTTCGATTATCTTGTTCTTAGGTATGGATGGGAATCAGAAGACGGCTCCGATTTTGATACTGCAACCGGTTTCACCAATACAGGCATCTCAGATGTAGATAATAAATACGTTGGATGGAGTAAGCAGTGGGCTACTACCCAACAACAGGTAGGTGATTACCTTGTTTATGGTGGTGATAACATGCAGTCCGGTCTTGAAGGTGCGCTTATTAAGATGAAGACCTTGCTATCAGCGCCTGGAATGGACGAGTCGGAACCTAATATCAATGCTGATATCTATGGTAATTGGTATGGAAATAGAGGGCGAGGAAATGTTGTTGTGTCTTTTACAGCCTACCTTGGAGGAGAGATGGTTAAACAAGGATTTAATTTCATTAATGAAGGAGGTACGGAAGTTTACTCCGACAGCATCACTACTAACGTTTCGGCTCATGGTGAAACCAATTACCAAAATATAAAAGGTTTGTACACTAAGATGGGGACGATGGTTTATAATAAGGAAAAGCGTGATTGTGTTATTGTTATAGGTTAAGGTGATGGAAAGTCTTTGGGATAAATACAATAGGATTAAGGAGGTGTTTTACCGGGATTTCGTTTATGATTCCAGCTACACAGAGCAGGCCTCGTGCATCCCACTGTCGTCGGTGAAGAACGGGGTAGGCTGGGTCGGCGACGGAACCATTAACCTGGCCCAGTATCTTCAGCTTGTATATACGGAAATGATTCTTGGTTACAAGACAAAAGATGATGTTCGTAATGCCATACTGGTGCTTACCCGTCTTGCCGATACTACTTATGATCTATTTTTTAATAACAATAAAGGTATTTATTTCAAATTCGAAAAAGGATTTTTCTTAAGAGACGATATCCATAGCGAAGATGCAAGCAAATTCGGTCTTACCAAGATAAGTTCCGGGTACACTAATGGTATAGAGTTAAAAGACGAAGATCCATGCTTCTCCCCATTCACTTCACAAGATCAGATCTGGAATCTGGCTCCTATATTAGCTTTCTTGTCAGAAAAAGGATTTGAAGAAGCCAGGCAAGTAGGATACGATATTTTTGAGTATGTTATTAGAAACAGACACAAGATATACAATCCTTATTACAGTGCCTTGCTTCATCATTGGACATTCCTTCCTGATATGGATACCGATAAGGTCAAGCCGTGGGATAGGGTTAGCAACCGTAACAAGAATCTTAAATACAAAGTTAAGGTTAAGAGAGGTGCTAACAACTGGTACTTCTCTGGAGGATTCAGATGGGCTTTTAAGAAGTTCGGAGGCGAGTGTAGTACATTCTGGCATTGCCTATGGTATAAGCCATTTATATTCTTAGCAGATAGAGTATATCATCCATACGTATGTAAATGGTTTGGTATTAAAGTTAAGAACAATTCTTACTATTGTCTTGGATCCACAAATGAAAAATCATGGTACGGTCCTGGATTTAATAAGAGGCTGGTTAAGTTCTTTAATAAGTCTTTGGAAGGATCGGAGTTATTTATGCCTCATCTGGTTTTCTTGCAAGAAGCCGAATGCGTTGAAGGAGATAAACTCAGGGCCTATTTAGATAAATGGGAATGGGATGGTGTTAATTCACCTATTGAATTTTTGATATTGTGTAACTGGTACAAAATTAAATTCGGAAAATGAAAATCTATTACAATTCTAAGATAGCTAAGTTGTTTACGTTCATTGACGGCTATAAAACAATTATGCTGTTTGGAGCCGTATTTACCGAACGTGACGCCATATCGTTGAAGGCGGAATGTCATGAAGCTGTGCACTGCAATCAATATCAAACCCTGTTTGCTACAGGTTTTGTGATTAGCGCAATCATAGCATTAGTATGTGGTTTAAACGATCAGGCTGGATGGTGGATGTTGTGGCTGCTTACTATCCCGGTATTTTTGTACTATGTATGGTATCTGGTTGAATACCTAATAAGATTGTGTATATACCGGAATCACAAGAAAGCATATCACAATATCGTATTTGAAAGAGAGGCCTTCGATCTTGAAAATGACTGGAACAAACCTGGTATATTTAGAAGAGAGTCTGAAGGGTTTAGTTTTCTTGGTTATTATCAGAAGGAGTATTATCGTGAGTAGGAGAAGATATTTTGAAGAACAAAGATCTGGTAATGGAGCTATTTATCATTGTGTAAAAACAGAAATAGAACCTGGAGATAGGATCAGGTTATTTGATTTAATGAATAAAGTCAAATCCGATACAATTAGCCAGGATAAGATAAATAGTGTACTGAATCAACTTAGAGAAGGTACGGCTTTTAATATTCATACCCAGAGTTCAGTTTCTTTTTCGTTTTCAAGCGCCTCTACCGGTTACGAACCAATGACAATATGGATTACATTTGACCCGTATCCTGCAAGTGAACAACAGGGTATTATATACAAGTTTCAGATAAATGACCAGAGGTACGTTTTTATGTTTTCTAATAGATACGATGGAATGAGAGATTTTATTAATAATGCAGATGAAGATGTTGATTGTATTACTTCTGCAACAGAGAGTAGTATATATCACAATGATTCTTTTTATATATTTGTGTAAATTATGAGGAGGAGATTCGAATATAAAGACAGGGAGCTTGAAGATTTTATCATAAGGTTTTATCCGGCAGGAAATTACACATGGACGGTTCCACCTGGATGTACGGAGGTTGATGTGTTTCTTGTTGGAGCCGGTGGAGGATGTTCAAATAATTCATTATTAGGAGTTCCTGGAGGCGGTGGAGGTGGCTATACTAAAACATATAAGAAGGATACCGCTGGATATAGAGATGGCAACGCGATAACTGTTACACCAGGACAAACTATTGAAATTATAGTTGGTGCAGGAGTTCGTGGCGCAAATGGGGGATATTCACAGTTTATGAGTTCGCTTTACCGGGCTGAAGGAGGCCATCTGTCTCAATGGAATGGAGACGGAAATGGTGGTTCGGGAGGTGTAGGGGTAGGTAGATCTACTCATTCGGTCGGAGGCTCAGATGGTACAGGCAGTGGTGGAACATCGGGGCAAGGACATACGACGCGTGATTTTGGGGAATCTAATGGTAAAAGGAATGCAGCAGGTGGGGCAAGCTCCTATGATAAATCAGGCGGGGAGACATCTCAGCCGGGAACATCAGATTATACAGAAGGGAGTGGCGAAGGCAGTAATGAAAGTAGTTCTTTGGCTTCTGGCTGGAGTGCCGGACTTGGTGGTGGCGGCTACGGTGGTGGAGCTGGGGGAAATGCATCGGGAAAATCGACGAAAGGTGGCGATGGCACTGTGTTAATTAGGGGTAAAAGATATAAATTATAAGTAGATGTTATGAGACGAAGATTTGAAAATGTTAATATGGTGATGGGTAATTGTTTCTCTCCTGTAATGGAAGGGAGTCAATTTCAATGGGATAATATTGTAGGGTGATTATATACAACTTTACACCACAAATATAGGAAATTGTTTTTTTTTATATATAAATAATAATTCCTATATTTGTGGTGTAAAGTGGTATATAATCACCTAATTATATTGATATTCAAATAAGAAATTTCAATGATAATCCTATCCCCGATTTTTATGTAGGTGTGGTCGATAAAGTAGGAGACTGAAAATGTATTTCTTTTCTTCACCTACTTTAGAAATCCATGATTAAATCTCTTTTGCTATCTTTGTGACAAACAGTTATAAAATGGCAGCAGAAGATAACAGAAACATAGCGGTTCCTCAAACAGGTATGAATCGCGATCTGCATCCGTCGAGTCTTACGGATCAGCATTATACGTTTGCCTTGAATGCCAACATCGAATCCGAGGACGGTAATGTTGGGATGAGATCTAATGAGCACAGTAATCTTAAATGCATTGATTTCGATGGGTTTAAGGTTATTGGTTACAAGAATGATCTTACTTCTGGCAATATCTATTTTTTTATAACAAATCCTGAAACAGGCGTATCTAAGATAACTTATTTCAAGCCTGAATCCGATACAAGTATCTTATCCGATTCCGATATAGAGTCTATGGTAGAAGGATCGGAGTCGTTGTGTTCTGGCATGAAGACCTTGCTGGAAGACAACGAGCAAGATCCGTGCCTTAAGTTCTCTATCTATCATCCTATAAAAACCATAGAAATAAAGACAGAGAAATGTGGGAAATGTATTTACTGGACTGACGATTATAATCCTCCCAGGTATGTTATTGTAGACAAGGCTCTGACGGCGGATGATGAAGGAGATATTTGGTATCATTATCATGGGTATAAGATATGCGATAAAGAATATGATAGAGACAAATTCATGCAGGAGAATGGTTGTTTTCTGGCATGTGAGAAACTTAGGGTGTTTCCGCTACTGGACCAGCCATGCGTGGAGCCGGTACAGATAGAGTACGGGGGCAGCCTACGTGCCGGCGTGTATCAGTTTACTGTGGCCTTGTGCGATGAATTTGGCAACGAGAAAACCAACTATACTTCATTGACTAATCCTGTTCATGTATTTGATGAGCAATATATTAGGATAAATGATGGTAAATGGGGAGAAAGAACTAATCTTGGTATAAGACTTAAGGTGTCTAATCTGGATAGGCAAGTCAGCCATTACAAGGTGGCTGTTATTCAGAATACTGTAGGATACAATGGCGAAACACAACCTGTAGTGGATTATTTTATAGAAGGTATTCATCCTATTACAGAGAAGACCATATACTATTATTCTGATCTTAATAATAAGAGGACAACATTTGAACATATTTCTTTAAAAAGAGCCATATATAATACATCAAGAGGAATAGTGTCAGTCGGAAATCGTCTTCTTCAATATGGTCTTACGGCAGAAAAAGAATGGAATTTGCAGCCTGTAGTTTCTCTTATGGGGCATTTTCTAAAATGGCAGGCATCGGTAGCCCACGAAGATCTATATAAGGATGGTAATGCTTGTTCGTTGTATGTGGGATATATGAGGAATGAAGTGTATCCGTTTTCTATCTCGTTTAAGACATCTACTGGTTATAAAACTCCAGCATTCGTTCTTGTTCCCCCACCTTCTGATAAGGCAAGAGAGGAAATGAACAAAGACAGTATCCCATACCAGTCTATAAACGCATATGCTCCGGATTGCTCAGGTGTTGATAGGAAATATGTATGGCAGTATAGCAATACGGCAGGAGATGGGGTATTGATTGACGACGATGCGGTTGTTATAGATGAAGAAAGAGTGTAACAACCCGGCTACTGTAGGTCAAACTGTTATAGTGGAAAGCAATTTCGCTACTTTTAAAGGGAAATCAAGATTTATTATCGATTATGATGATATTGTAGGAACCCCTATAAATTATTTGTCTGAAAATATAGGTCTTGTAGCTTGTAACAATAAGGAGAATGGAGACAATGAAAGACAGATATGCGATATAGCTACCAAATACAGAGAAGACGGAACACAGGATTATATGGAACCAATTGATCATATTGGGTTGCCAGAAATGGAAGGAGACTGCGAAGTTCCCCATCGTCAAGAATCTATATTGTCTGCTCCAGTTCCACTAATAACAGGCCTTGTAGAAGATTATATCTATAAGGTTCTTAGCGAAATGGAACACGTCTCTACAGATTATCTATATACCACAGGAGGAGAAAATCAGAATAAGTATTCTGTGTTGTTTAATTACGAGACAATGGATTCTTTATCTGAATGGATGGAGGAAGTATTTTTTGGGTATAGCGCTGGCAGCATATCAGGTGATGGCAATCAACACCTTTGTTCTGAGTTTTATCCATACTTACAACCTGGATCTGTTTTAAAAACCGTGTCTGATGCTATATACGTATTAGATACCATGCCTTGTACATGCGGATGTTATATTGAGAGTTATTGCTCTGATCCTACTGTGTCAAGAACTGATTATAACAACTTTCAGAATTATAATTATCTTCTTGGAAGTTATATTCTTCATATAGATGGATGGAGCCAAAAGATAAATGATGTAGGAGATTGGCGAGCCGGTAGATCTACCAGTACAGTCATAAATAATCAGTATAGATCAAAGAACGGACCCAGGTATTGTATTGAGCAATTTTGGCCTGAAGCTTCTGAGAAGTTGCAAGATATGATATATAAAAAATCGGATACTGGTATAGATGAAACTGATTGGAAATTTGAAGGGTATGTAAACAATGCTACATTTAACAATCCTACTGGGGATAAGCTTAATATTGGATTCGCATCTGAATTTGTAGTATGGAAATTTGTCAGGAATGTAATGACAAATGCCAGGTTTATCAGAATCAACAGACCAGAAGAGTGGGACATAGAAGGTTATAAAGATGAGAACAAAGTTCTTTATCTTGAAGCTCTTGGAAAGGTAGATGGCATAATGGATGCTGTGTCTACCAATTACGTTCGTGTTTCTTTTTGGAAGGATGTTGAAACATGGTCCCCTCTTGGAATAGTACCAGTTGAATTTGATAGACCTGAGTATGAATCATCTCATTCTGTTATTATTAACATAGCAAAACCAGCTTTCGGAGAAATAAATGAAGAGTTTTTTGATTCTATAGGTCAAAATTATTTTTATGTTACAATAGAATCTCCTATTGTGGCAGTTCCTTGGATAATGACGTTTAGACAAATTCAATTTTGTTCTTATAAAAATTATGATACCCCAGAAGAAGAGGAAGAAGAAGGGAAGAAGCCTTCCCGTGCTATTCTTGGAGTCGCTTTTGCTACGGGTAAAACCATATATCCTTATATTTTTGGTGTAAGAGAAAAAGAAATAAATAAGGTTGATTTGTCTGTTGATTCAATAACATTAAGATCAACAGTCGTATTTGCATCAAAATGTCAGACATGTGGAGATAGGCCCATCAATTGCAAGCCTCGTCCTTATAAATACGGAGATTTTGCATATTGGGAATCATCTGAGAAATATCCTGCTAATTTTGAACTTTATGATAGTAGTAGGATGAAAATAGACACAGGCAGATCTTATGATGATCCAAAAAAATCAGAAGCTTATTCTAATATTATGAATAAGTTAACAGAATATTATGGTGCTCCTTTGTCAGACAAAGATGGATTATCTTATTTCAAGGGCCATTCTTATGGAGGAGTAGATACTTCTACCGTATTTTGCCAACAACCTATACGTCATTACCGGTTCCCGGATAATAAGCATATACCTTTTATGAACAGTGATGAACGTGGATATGACATAGCTTCTGAAATATATCCGGTAGGTATTATGGTAGATGAGAACACCATACAAGTGTTTTTGGATTTTGCGGTGGATTCTGGTTTGATTACGCAACAACAAAGAGATACGATTGTAGGATATGAACTGTATCGTGGAGATAGGAGGCTAAATAGGTCAGTTGTGGCTTCAGGATTAGCCTATGATATGCTTAGATACATAGGAGACGATGGTAATGTAAATATCTATCCTAATTACCCATATAATGACCTATCACAAGATCAATATAATTATACGTCTGGCAAAAGAGACGAGTTTATATCCCATCCTTTCGACAAAGGAGGAAACGTGTGGTATTCATTCTGTTCGCCTGATATTTATTTTAACAAGCCCGAAATTCCAAATGAAGCATGTATAGACGGGTTTCAAAGAGGAATGTCTGTAGGCAGTTTTGTACCTGTAGAAGATCATCCAAAATGGACTATCTTAGGTCCTGCCGCTTATACGATGGCTGCGTCACTTGCCGCAGTTGAATCAAGTGCCACAATAGCCGCTATGATAGCAGAAGAGCTTCAGATAAGGGCGCAGTCTGGATACATAGGAGGGTCGGCCGGTCTTACCGGAGGAGGATTCCTAACGAATCTAAGTGTGGCCATGCTGTTTTCTTCAATGGTGTCAACCATCAGTCAAACTCTTGCTAAGGGCCCGATATTGTACGGTAAGTACCGTTATGATTGGCTTAATACGTTTATAAACAATGGACCGAGACGTAATCATGCATGGTATTATACTTCTGTAGGATTATATAATTCAATGATAGGTATAACAGACCAGGATAAGTATGAACGAAATTTTGCTCGTGGTTTATCTTCTGTTAAGTACATGAAGTCCGGTGTATATCCTATGATGGATGCCAGTATGTCATCTAAATGGGGAACCGGTAAAAACGATAATGAGGGACGATTCTTATTTGTTAATAATATAGATCGTGAATCTTCGTTATTTTTATCATTTGGTGATCCAGGTGAAAAAGGAGATGGTAAATCGAAATATTTATTGGAATATCCGAACTATGTCTACAACTACGACAGTAGCCGTATAGATGATTCGGTTATTGCTGGAAGAGATGTTGTAGCAGGAAGAACATTCGAGCAATCCAAATCAGTTTCATACATCTGTTCTCCGTATATGAGGCTTATGCGATATAGGCCGGATCAATATGGTCAAATAGAAGATATAAAATGGATTTCCATAGGTGGATGTGGATTTTTCACTAATGAAAAGAAACTGATGTTCGGTGGTGATACGGTGATAACCAGATTTTCATTAAAGAGAAAATTTCCTGTTTTTTATAATAGTGCTTTTGGTATTGGAGATATGATACCTTTCCCTTACATGGATTATAGAAATGTAGGATATCCAAGATATTTTGTTAATTATGATACAGGGGAAGATGCGCTTGAAACCACGGACAACGAACGTTTTAACAGTTGGACATCTTCTAATAAAGGACGATATCAGTTCTATCCTAATAGAAAAAGCTTATATGAGCTAAATGGTGATACGGCCGGTAAGTATGTAGATGGCAGATTTTATACATGGTTCTATGGTATTCCTCAGTTCCTTGTAGAGTCTGAAATAAATTGTAATTTCAGATTAGAGGGCCCTCAGCCTCATGAATTATTCTATCCAAAAGTAGGAGATTTTGTTTGGTGGACACAAGAAAAGAACGTATCTATCCATAGGGACAATGATTACAAGATAAGTCCTATCTATTCATCAAGAATGACATTAACACCTAATGTATTGCCGGCAACATACGAACGTCGTTTTTATGATTGTGCTTACCAGCGACCTAATGGTGTTATATGGAGTAGGGCTGACGTATCTGAAAACAGTCAAACAGATCCGTGGCTAACGTATAAGCCTATGGACTATCATGAGTTTCCAACCAGCAACGGGAAGCTTATTCACATGAAGCGTATTGAATCCGATCAGATTCTTGTCAGGTTCGAGGATCAGGTTTCACTCCATAACGCCATAGACGTAATCAAGGAGCGCACCTCCCCAGGGCAGGCTGAGATGGGCACCGGCGGTCTGTTCGCGTCCCGGCCTCTGGAGTACAACACGACCGACCTCGGTTATTCTGGAACACAGAGCACTGAAATAATTAGTTCAGAATTTGGTCACTTCTGGGTAGATACTAAAAGAGCACAGGTATTTATGACCGATCCGAACGGACGTAATCTCAAGGAACTTAGTGTAGGTATCAGGCATTGGCTCAAGCGTCATCTTCCTTTTAAGATTCTTAGATACGGAATAACCAACATCTTAACCGGCACAGAGATGACAGAAGAAGATACAGACAATAAATTTATCGGTCTTGGTCTGTCTCTTGGATGGGATAACAGGTATAAGAGGGTACTTATCACGAAAAAAGATTATATACCTGTTAAGAACCCGGCATATTACAAATATGATGGTGGAAGGTTCTTGTACAATGAAACAGAGGTACTGTCAAACGATAAGGAAATATCTTTAAAAGACGAACAGTATTTTAAAGACGTGTCGTTCACTATCGGATATTCGTGTCTGAAGCAAGAATGGATTTCTTATTATTCGTTCTGTCCTGACTATTATATAGAACAGCAACAATATTTCCAGACAGGAATAAACTTCCCGGCATCAGACGAAGAAGGTGGCTTATGGAGTCATTTGCTGACGAATAAGAGCTTCCAGACATTCTACGGAGCAACATATCCATTTATATTAGAAGTGCCGATAAAAGAGAAATATAATGGCTCTACGCTGGCTTCTGTAGAATACGAGCTTGATGCAAGGAAATACGTAGATGATGTGAATTACACTCTTGACAGGAAAGTAGGTTTAGATACGATAACTATCTACAACGACACAAACAACTCAGGTGAAATTCATCTTGTTCCAGAAGAAAAGAATAATTTAGCGCAACGTATATCGTATCCGAAGATCGTAGGCGACTATACTGAGGTCCTGGATACTGAGGTATATAGAAGACATAAGTTAAATGACTTCTTCAACAGGGTTGACGATGACCGGTCAGAGACCCCTATTTGGATCAAGGACGATAACGATATAAATAAGTCAGTTAATCCTGATGCCCTTAATTTCAGACGGTCATGGCTGGATAGATTAAGAGGAAGTTGGATGCTGATGAGGATAAAGAAAGTAATTAGCAACCGGAAAATTATATTCCAGTGGTTGATTTCTGAAGATAAGATTAAGAATAGATAAATTACAATATTTAATAAGTTGAAAATAAGTAGTTTTTATTTTGTGATTTAATAATAGTTGAATATATTCGTAGCGCCTATCGATCCATCTCGGACAGATAGGCGCTTATTTATTAACAATAAAATGATGTAAAATTATGAAAAGTAACGTGTTATTGCAATCAGAAAGCAGAGAATTGTTGGGTAGAAACATCTCTGTTATGTCAAAAGACGGTTTTGTGTGTATAACAGAGGTAATGGAAGCTTTGACTGAAAAGAGGGAAAAACATGGTTTGGCTCCAAAAAGATTAGATGATTTAATGAGTACAAAAGGATTTCAAGAGAAAATGTATGCTTTAGTTAAGAGACTGAATATAAACAATATATGTACTGCGGTAAAAATCGCAGTACAAAAAAACGATCTGTGTATTAGCAAGTTGACTGATCTTAAAAAATATCATATGGCTTACAGAAAAGGAAAAGGAAAAGATCAGAAATGGTTTGTGGATCCTTATTTCTTTGTAATGGTTGCATTGGAATTAGATCCAGATATATATGCGAGTGTAGTTATATGGCTTACTGATGGCCTTATCAAGAATAGAAATATGGCAGGTGATGCTTATATAAGAACATGTAAATCTGTAGGATCACTTGTAAAAAACAAAAATGAATTATCTGATAAGATAAAAAGGATAGCAAAGGCTATTAATTTTATTGTATTCAATAAACATGAGGATGGAATAAGAAATATGGCAACGGAAGAACAACTTAATGATATAACGGAATTAGAAATAGCCATAAGTTCGATAATAGACGGAGGATTTATAACAAACTACAATGATCTTATATCTTATTTAGGCAAGGAGTGGAAAAAAAGATGGGGTAATCCAATTATGGCTCTAAGGTAATTTATTCGAATTAATCTATTCTAAATCATTTTAATTTGTAAATCATATTTTAGTGTCTATATTTGCATCGTAATCAAGAGAGATTATAATACAAGACAGTGGTGATGGAAGGTGATACTTCGGTTTGTGTCATAGGTTCGAGTCCTATATTTTTCATGCAAGAAAAATTAGATCAGTTGGTAGATCAAAACCTCCTTTCAGATTAAAACACCTTCCAGGTTCTCCCTGTTTTAATAAAATATACAGATGGTGAGGAGTTCGGTTACTTCGAAAATTAGCGTAGTGGTTTAACGCAGCATCAGGTACATTTGCTTTTCATCGGTTCGAATCCGATATTTTCATTTTAGATCCGGCTCCGCTTTTCCTCTGTTTGGAAGACATAAGAAACTAATGAGTGGTGATGGGGTTAGTTACTTCGAATTTAGCTCAGATGGATAGAGCGATACTCTTTTAAAGTATAGGTCGATGGTTCAAATCCATTATTTCATTGTTTACACTAACTTCAGCTTTTCCCTCATTGAGTATTCATTTTGATATATTTTTTTTCAAGCAGTGGTAGTAATATCACTGCTTTTTTTTGTATAACACTTTAAAGAAAACAACAACAAATGGGAAAGTTTAACAAAAAGGATGAAGGTGTTAAACCTACGATCGTGAATCACATGGGAGAGAAGGCGTATAAGCCTAACGCAGAAGAAGAGTTGGTATCTACGGTAATGACTACCATGTTGTCTGATTCTTATTATGAGAAAGAAAAAGACAAGGTGAACAGGATTAAGGACCTTATGGATCAGGTGGATCCGTATTTCGCAGCGCAAACAGCATTGTATGTCAGGAGAGAAGGAAAACTTAGGTCAGTAACGCATCTTATGGCTTCTGTCATTGCCAGCAAAGCATCGGGTAAGGAATGGGCTTCAAGGTTCTATAACAAGATCATTATGCGTCCTGATGATATGAGTGAAATTCTTGGCTGCTATGCGGCTCTTAACGACAAAAATCCAAAGAAGTTAAGAGGTATATCCAGTGCTATTAAGAAAGGATTTAAGACGGCTTTGGAAGGTCTTGATCCGTACCGGATTGATAAGTATAAGATGGACAGTAGGGTCATTACTATGGTTGACTTAGTAAACTTATTTCACCCTAAAGGCAATCAGGCTAATAAAATGGCTTTCCAGTACCTTATAGAAGGTCGGTCTTTGTCTGGATTATACGAAAGCAAGATTCTTGAAAAAGAGATGTCTAAAGCCGGACAGGATAAGAAAGACAATAAGGAAAAGAAAGAAGCTTTAGGTGACGCTATTCGGGACGTGGTTTCTAATGTAAAAGGCATGCCTATTTTTAATATGGTTCGTAACCTTGTAAACATAATCAAATACGCGCCTGATCAAATAGATGAAGTTTGTAGGCAGCTTACAATAGAAGAGAAGGTACTTAATTCGAAGATGCTTCCTTTCCGTTTTGCTTCAGCTTTCAAAGAGGTTGAAAATATGGGCACTGATGGTTCCGATAATGATATTGTATTTGAGTCGGATAAAAAACGAGCTAAATTAACAGCGCGTAATAAATATAAGATTTTAGATGCGTTGGAGAAAGCCATAACCATCTCCTGCAAGAACTTGCCGGTATTGGAGGGGCGGTCGGCTATCCTGATTGACCACTCTGGCTCTGTACGTGGAGATATGGGAGGGTCTTCTGAAGTGTCTGCCTTTAGCAAAACAAATACGGCTGTCATTGGTAACTTGTTTGGCTGTATGATTGCTTCTGTGCTTCCTGACGTATTTATTGGTATGTTTGGTGACAAACTTATCAATTACGAATATGATAGAAGCAGAGGTGTTTTGTGGAACAACAAAAAATCTTTTACTGCCGGAGGAGAATGCGGTGGTGCTACCGAAAACGGTCTTTTTGCATTCTTGGAAAAGTGCGTTAAAGATAAGATCAAAGTAGATAACTTGTACGTTATTTCAGATATGCAGATAGGAGATGGCGAATCTGTTGTATGGGAGAAAAGTTCCAGTTATGGATATGGTAAATTCGCCGAACTTTTGAAAGGGTTTAAAAAAGTGAATCCAAATTGCAAAATCGTTTCTATTTCTATTCAAGGATATGGAAGTGAGATGTTTTACAGAGGATCTAATATCTTGAACATAGCTGGCTGGTCAGAATCTATCTTCGATGTTATTAACAGCAAGTTCTGCGGATATAAGAATATGGTTGAGAAAATTAAGAAGATAAAAATTTGATTATTATTTCTATTTTAATTGTAGCTTTTCATAATAAAAAGTTTTAATGGGTATAGCCGAGGAAGCACGTGAGTGTATCTTCGGCTTTTTTATTTACCTTTGTTGAAAGACAGTTTGTTATGAAACAAGTATTATATAAAAATGATATATACCCCTATAATGTAAGGGTATTGCTTGGAGCAGATGAAGAGTATATAGTTAAGACGTTCGCCAACCTGGAAGTAGAAGATCAGAGCTGGGAGGGGTGGACTGATGATTATGGTGACAGAACTATTTTCGTAGGAAACCGAACCAATCACAGGAAAGAAATATGTTTCTTATTTCATTCACTATCTGATATGGATGTTAGAACCATAGGACACGAATGCCTGCACGGTCTTTCTATTTATTGTAAGTATCTTAATATGGATTACGGTTTTGAAGTCGGAGGAGATGAGCATGCCGCCTGTCTGATGGGATGGTTAGTTGATAAGGTTTGTGGTGCTTACCACAAATTTAAGAAGGAGGAAGAAAAAAATGGCAAAGAAGACTAAAAATTATGTAAGAGACAAACAACCAAAAACATTATGGAGTAAAATTGGTCCGTTTGTAAAACTTAGAGAATATCTGGCATCTAATATAACACCTGACGTGTATGCTAATGAAAGAGGATTAAAAACCAAAATAATGGAATTTTTTGGTCAAGATGTTCCGAAAGCCAATGTAGATGATTTTAGTCAGAATCTTTGGTTTAGATTCTTAAACCAACCAAATAATCTGAAAGAAGAAAATGGGATTGTCAGAATACCAGACAATATCAAATCCATTATATCTGACAGGATAAATGGTGGGTGGGAGAAAATGACTAAAAAATATGGAAGGGAGCTTGATTCCTTAGATAATAAGATAATTGATGGAAAAGTTGCAGGCAAGGACGTATCTGATTTGGAGGAGTTAAGGGATGTAACAAGTAGGAAACTTGGAATGGTGGAAGAGGGAATAGATCTCTTAAAAAAAGCCAGAACTGGAGAACATCAGGTATTTAACGAATACAATTTTATACCAGATGCTTACGGCGATTTAAATGATTTATCAGGCTTATCAAGTTTCACTATGTACCGTGATGATAGAGGTAGGATGGTCGTAAAAGATAAGTATGATTTTTATAGAAGCGATCAACCTCTTGGTGTAGGGATTGTTACTAAGATTCTTGATACAATAGGATACCCGTTTGATATTCTGGATTATGTAGAAGATAAGAATCCATATGAAGAGAATGATCCAAACAAGGTTTTGTTGAAATCCGCCATTGATTCCAAGAATGATCTGGATAAAAAAATGAAGATAAGATCTAAAAAACAAGGAGGGGATTCTTCTAAGCCGGAAATAGATTGGGATTTATTCAAATCCAAATATGAAAATATGAAGCACGTGGGTAAGGGTACGCACCGCACTATGGACGTAGATGGAATGAATATGATCTATGATGCTTTATATGATAAAGGTTTCAATCAACGCCAGATAGAAGCCGTACTTGGAAATATTATTGAAGAATCTGGTGGTAATCCCTATGCCGTATCTGATTATGGAGGGTTTAAGGGACTTTTCCAAGAATCCGATAAAAGATATCCACCCAAAGAGTTTGAGAAAGATAAAGAGCGATTTAAGGGGGATAAGCGTGGATATATCAATTACATGATAGACAGATTTTATGATCATGTTCAAGATGCTGGGATGTATAGTATAAAGGATACTAAATACAATAAAGCCATTCATGCAGTAAGCGAATTTATGTCAGAAGATCCAGATACGGATTATTCGTATCCACTTGTGTATGCTTTTGAAGCTCCATCAGATAAAGAAGGAACTTATAAAAATAGAAAAAGCGTATCAAATTTAATAAGCCAATCTTACGTTTCGAATAATGTTGATAAATTAGATGATGATGATAAAAAGGATGATAATATTATTAATGCCATTCTTGGTATAAAAAACGATCTTGAATTACAAGACCCGATTTCCACTACAAGAGGCGAAGCCTTTAAAGAAGCCAGGAAAAGAGGTCTTAAGGAATTTACGTGGAATGGAAAGAGATACAATACCAATATCAAGAAAGAAGGTGGCGTGGTTGGTAAACAGCGTGAAGCATATGAATATTTTACTAATAAAAGAGGCATGTCTAAGATACAGGCGCTTGCTATCATAGGTAATCTCATGGCTGAATCCGGTCTTAAAGATGACATATACGGAGACAACAGAACATCATACGGCATACAGCAATGGCATAATGAGCGCATGGATAAGCTATTCAAGCACGCCAAAAAGAAAGGTCATTCTACACCAACATTCAAAGACCAACTTGAGTTCTTAGCTGATGAATACGAAGGGAAAACCGGATATTCTAATTTCTTATACACAAGAAAAGGAAAAGAAGGACCAGGGTATTACAACTACAGCCGGCAGGACTTCATGAACGCCGATAACCTTAAAGATGCTGTAGTAGCTTGGAACCAAGGAGCAGGACGTCCTCATAAGAGTGTTATAAGAAACGATGACCGTTATAATTATGCTATGGAGGTTGCTAAAAATCTTGGTTTGGAAATTGAAGAAAATTCCGTATCTTCGTATGGTCAAATGGGATTCGGAGATGATGCTGAAATAGCAGCATCGGTAACACTTCCAGAGGTAGAAGTGGCAGCCGCCCTTCCTAACCCGGAAGCCCCGTCCCAGGAGGGACAGTCCGAGGAAGAGAGATTCCGTACATGGACTGAAACGTATGGTAAGGACATCGTAAATCATTTACTGACGTTAGACGGGAAAAAGGATGGTGATGACAGTGATTACAGCATGATGTATAGACAGCATGAAAAAGAAAGCGAAGAGGATAAGAAAATGGCTTTGATTAATGCCGTGCTTCCCAATATACAGCTTCGCATTAAAGGCGTCACTGACAATTAGAACAATTATTTTATTTCTCATATTAATAAAGCGAAGCCGGATTTGAGACTCGTTATGCGGATACCGAAGGTTGAAGAACGATATCAAGATAATCCGGCTTTTTTGTGCGATTTCGTGAAGGATGGAACTATCATCGCCTTGGTTTAACAGAACAGACCTACGTACTTCCACTGTCCTGACGGGCATGGGCGCTCGTCTCGCCTACCAGCCTGCCTAATTCTCCACTGGCTATCTAATATAATTATTAACGTCACTCCATCACCTATCTCCCTTCAGTCGATAGGTTCAGTCGTTTTTAAATATTATAAGTTCTTTCGCATCGTTCCCTTCGGTCACGATACTCAATCTTTTAACACAATTAGGCGAACAATACAATGACGGAAAAAGTAATTTGTCAATCCGTTCACTCACTTAACTCCCTTCGGTCGTTAAGTTCATTCACTGTAAACAATTATATGAATAAATGGTAAAGTATATAAAATAATATAAATAATATAATGAGTAAGATCATTGAAAATGGTCTTAATATTAAGGAAAACGGAGACTATTCATAGGCGTAGTTTTAATTCAAGATTTGTTGTCCCACCCCTGACGGTCAGGCGGTTACGTTCAGAGTCGTTTTCCCGTCTCTTATCCAAACCGTCATAAAACAAAAAACCTTGTATCCTATTTCTCTCAAACCGGATACAAGGCAGTGCATTTTCTTCTTTTTATATAAAATCATATATTTGCACTAAACAAAAAACCAATATGGAGACAAAAATAACTGAAATAATGAATCCTCACAAGTTACACGACAAGCTCTTCAAGAAAGAGCAGGTCTCTCCGATAGAAGTTATATACAATAGCTTCAGCAACTTAGGGTACAATGTAGTACGCCGTCCAGCCGGTCAGTGTTTAGGCAATTTGAAATATTTTAATCTATTTTATGACAAACATACTCATCATTTCTATCAGAAAAACAGGAAGTTGAGATATTGTAGTAATTTTCTCATATCTGATTACTGGAAAGATAGAGTGCGATGTTTCATAGTTTGGAACTTTGGATTTGGAAGATTCTTTCCGTACAATGACTTTATTGAGGCTATGGTTTATGATTATCTTCGATATGGGAGAAAGTCAGTTCCTTATCTTAAAAGCGTGCAAGAGGCTGAAGAAAAGTGTGTAAGGTTCTATATCCGGTCTCAGATAGATATGCTTCGTAAGGAAGGATATGCTGCATACCGGGCTAAGTTTAAGGAAGAACGTCCTCAGTATTTCATCGGAGACGATAGGACGGTGTTTAGATGCCTTGACAGCTCTTTAAAAAGAGAAGAGAAGATTGCTGCATGCGTAGCCCACAAAAGGGCTTTAAAAGAAGGGATAATGACTTCCTTCATCAATCACCTTAAGAAACATCCTACCACTTTATATTCGTGGTTTTCATCAGAGGTAGATAGCGAAGGAAAGAATAGGCTCTGTCTATCTGAAAAGGCTGTTTCGTATTTGAATAAGAGACTGGTTCGCAATGGGTTAAAGTCTCTTTCTGCATCATATCTTTTTAGAACGTTTAGAAAAATGGTGAAGATCTTGTTCGGTTTCAATGTCAGGTCGTTTTTGAATAGCTGTCTGATGTCTGTTTCAACAGAAGAGGTTTTAACCAAATCTATGAAGAAAATAGTTTCCAAGACAGTGCTGTTTTTGTACAAGAGAGCGCTTAAGAACTATCGCCGGGCATGCGGTCTTAAGTACGACCCTGATTCGGGCGGTTTGTCTGCCGTACATGATTGATTTTTAAACGTATCCCATAACGTTGGATTTTCTCGTTCGTTTCTCTTATCTTTGTGAAAAAAGATAGTATGAGATTACGAATCATAAAAAATCGTCCGATATTCGCTCCTGGCGGTAGTGTTCAGGATAAGAGACAGGATATTAATGTATCCTCTACTCAGCCTATTCTTGATTATGGAACGCCTGTTAATAAATGGGGTGAATCTGATATTCAGAATATATATATGCCTTCTGATGTGACTTTAGAAACAGAGGAGGGGGAGATAAATCCATTTAGTAGTATGCCTACATCCGATCCGTTTTTTGAAAATCATGATGCAGGATATGCAGGATATCTCGCTGATAATAGGGGCATGGTTAAAAACGTAGAGAAATCAGTCGTTGATAATGCAATGAATTTAGGTGGTGTTGATGCTGATTCCTCTAAAGAAAAACGTTCCCAAGATGGTAATCCTCTTGATCCTATGACTATGCCATATTATTCGCCTGATCTTGGAAGTAGGGCTCAAATGTTCGGTACAAGCCTTGGTCGGATAAGAGCCGGTAATAAGATAGGTGCTAATGTGGCTCAAGCCGCCTTGTCTGGTGTTAGTTTAGGATTAGGTCTTACTCGTAATATCATGGGGGCTTCATCTGCTGCATATGCTGCCAGCAGAGACGAGCAGGCTGCAAGGGAAAAACTTGCCAAGGAGCGTCGTCAGCAATTCATCAAGTGGGAACGTGAAGGTGGTGGCGTGAATTTAGGTAACGGTCAGAAGATGGATACGTCTGATATGACCGGCGAATATATTTATCCTCTTCCCAAGTCTATGGAAGATGCTGCGAATGTAGAGATAGAGAAAGGCGAGTACGTGCTGACTCCTGACTCCGTAGGGCCTATGGAAGCCAAAGGGGACAGACATGAAAATGGTGGTACTCCGGTTGATTTGCCAGAGGCTTATATTGTTTCCGATTATCGTAAGATAGATGATGAGTTTGCCTCTTACGTTAGAGAAAATTATGGTATTAAGGCAACGTCAAAAGATACGTATGCTACACTCCTTGATCGATATAAGAAGAAGATTGGTTTGTCTGATAAGTACGAAGATCAGGAGCGTGTATATAAGAGATTAGAGAAAAATGAAGATGTAAAAGACAAAAACACATCTAATCTTAATGCTTCTATTCTTTCCAAGTACGTCAATGAAAACCAGAAAGAGATAGACGAGCTTGAAGCACAATTTCGTTCTTTCGCTGAAATCGTTTATGGCAAACAGGAAGAATCTAAGCGTAACGAGAAGATGGATGCTTTTTTCAGGGATGGCGGGGTTGTTGATCTGAATCAGGTAAAGAAACAAGCTAAGGCTTTTAATATTGCAGAATCAGATGCTAAGAACTGGATATATGACGAGTATGTTAAGCAAACCAGAAAAATGGCTGAAGGTGGACCTACTCAGAAGGAGCTGGAGGAACTTAGAAAGAATGCTATCGGCTACAATAAGCTTATCAATCAGTTATTTGGACGAACTCTTAATATGACTGTATCTGATGTTAGTGGTCGTGAGCAGATTCTTAATCCTGATTCCAGTGTCAATGCCAACCAGAATCTCCAACATAGAAGCAATTTAGGATACGGCAGGGTAAATGATAAGGCGGTATCTAATTTGCTCGACATAAACCGATGGGCTAACAAGTACAATACGGATGGTGATTTTGATACAGAAGGTTTCCAGAAAGGATACAACAGGCAATTAAATGCATTGTGGGCGTTAGCTGATGTAGGCGCTATTACGAATGCTGATGCAGCCAAGAAATTCAGAGATGAATACGGATTCTGGGGCCAGGACGCCGGAAGCTACGGAGGGAATCAGACTTATAATTCATTTGCCGTAGATGATAAGTTTGGTCAGACAACAGCTACTCGTTCTTATTATGGGTTGGACGTTGTTTCGGCAGAGCAAAAAAGATTGTTAAACGAAAAAGGGATAAAGAATTATGTTGACTTATTTGGTGATAAATCTGATGCCGCTAAGAAGATTCTGGGCTCCGATTATAATAAGTTTGTTGCTTTAAGAGATAGTGGGTTAATGCCGGAAATAGACTTCGTTCTTGAGTCTGTTAAACCAGAAATGAAGCCTATTGAGGCCGGTCCCATAGCACCAGGCCTTACACCGCCTAAGATTGGATCTCCTGGAAGGATAGAGGTAAAACCGAAAGCAAGTACGCCTACGACTGCAACCGACACCGATACAGAGGAGGTGGTTGAAGACAACGGACCTAAAGGACAGGGCAGACCGGCGGCGTTCGGTCCTATCTTCCCGGAGATGCTGAGAACGCTCGATACAGGCTTGGAGATAGAAGGTCTGGAAAGACATCAGGCTCCGAGAATAGACCCAGTTCTTCAATCTGCTGATCAGTATATCAACGAGCTCAACCGCGCTACATCGGCTCAGTTAGACGCAGTAGGTGACGTGCCCGACTCCCAGCGGGCTGCTATTCTGGCTAATATGAACGCCATAGCTGGAAGCAATATAGCCAAGTACGTTAATGAAGTAAATTTCAATAATGCAAGGCAGATAAACGAAGCTGATAGATTCAATGAAATGGCTTATGTTCAAACAGACGATAAGAACATAGCGGAAAGGCAACGTTATGAATCCGGATTGTTGAAAGCTATGGCTATAAGGGATGAAAATCTTGCTCGTTATTATGACAGCATAAACAGCGAGATACAGAATAAGTTTAATGTTCGTACATCTTTGAATACCATAGCTTCCATAGCTCCGAATATGAGAATGCTTCCAAATGGCCAGATTGTTTACGTTCAAGGTAATCAGGATGTGATGAATATGGGTGATTATTCCACACCTTACTTGAGAAGTTTAAATGAAGAAGATGATGAAACTAAAAGAAGAAGGAGGACCAAATAGTGGCTTCACAGTATAGTATTTTAAGGCAATATGCCCCGTATGTTAGTCCTTACAACATAGATCTTGTTAAGGACGTCATGATGTACAAACAGCAGAAGGTTGATGCTGCTCGTGAAAAGATCTATACCCAGGTAGATTATCTTATGGGTCAAGAGATAGATAAGCCTGAAGCCCGCGCTTATATGGAAGATAAGATGTCAGGTGTGATTGCTAACATCAATCAAAAATTCAAAGGCGTGGATCTTTCTTCTGATGGTGTTACGAGAGCTATACAAGGAGAGATCAGTTCAGTGTTGGATGATACGGTCATTAACGCGATTGCCGGCACAAAAGAAGGCAGGAGAATGCATAAAATGCTATCTGATTTACAAATAAATAATCCAGAACTTTATTCTGCTGCGAATGCTTATGCGGCTTTAAAGCCGTATAATGAATGGGTGAATGATGGAAAGGCTGGTTCCCGTCTTGCTCCTCTTCAATATACTCCTTATACTGATTATAATAAGGAATTAAAAGATAGGATAGATTTTATAAGCAAGCTTCATAAAGGAGCTAAAGTTCAGATTCCTATTCTTGACAAGGATGGTCATCCTACCGGGGCAGTACAAGAAGTAACTAAGGATATGCTTACTCCTGAACAGATAGCTTCTTTCGCATTGTCAGGGTTATCAGATAAAGCAAGGCAGCAGATGCAGGTGGAGGCTATTTACATGGTAGACTCTAATCCCTCTTTATATTCGTATGATTCTGTTCTTGGTTTTATGAATAAGCAGATAAGTGATAAGCAGAGGTATGTTGATGCTCTTACTGCCGATCTTTCCGGTTTGGGTTCTGATCCTGCAAAGAAAGAAATGGTTGAAAATGAAATAAAGAGAGCCAAATCTGAAATAGCTTCCATGAAATCTGAATTTAGCAGAATGGATGAAAGGACTTACGATCCGTATCTTGGAGCGATGAAGGTTATTGAAAATAATTTTATTAATAATGCTGCTGCTTCATATGCTTATGATAATTCGTCTTTCATAATCAAAGCCGACGAGCTTTACTGGAAAACCAAAGAATATAATCAGAGGGAAAGATTAGCTAATTTGAATTTCGAAAAATGGAAGATAGAATTTGAATATGAAAGAAATAGGAATATTGCAGAGTTTGAATATGGTAAGAATAAGGATGAAGCCAGATTTGGATTAGACGAAGAACGTCTGAAGATGCAGAATAGGCTTAATGAAGCCAGAATAGCAAAACTTATGTCCTCTGGTGCAGGAGCGGCAGGCGGCAGAGCTGGAAGCCGAGCCATGCAGGTGGGCGTTGGCACAAACTCTGGTGGAACTATTTCAGCTAATCCTATCGAAACTAAAAATATTAGCATATCAGAAGAAACTCATAAGAAGTTTAATAAGGCATATACAGATCTTGTAACATCCGGAAGTAGACTATCTACGGCCCTTGGTGCTGAAAACATGAAAAATATTCAAGCTGCCATATCAAGAAATATGACGGATGAAACATCAGGATACAAGTATCTTATGGATGAAGAAAAACTTCTTAAGTATATAAAGGACAATGGAGGTCTTTCTAATGATATGTTTGATAAGCTACCTATGGCAGAGAGAAAAGCTGCCACAGATGCTTATATGCAGCTTAATAGCGCTGTAGACAAGATGGATATAGAGAATGATAGAATTAAGAAGGAGAATAAGATTTATGATAATATTGTATCTGAAATAGCAAATGCGATCGCGCAGAAGAAAGGAGGTAAACCCGAAGAATATATAGCCTATGCTACAGCGTTATCCCTTAATGATATTTTAAGAAAAAATAGAGGTACAGTCGGCGATGTAGAATCTGGAGTAAGATATTATGAAAAAGGATTCTCGCCTGCTGATATAGCTACTATAAGAAAGAGGGTGAAAAATGATGGCATTGATTTATCTAAAGTATTTGAGAGGGATAGCAAAAGTGGCAGGTATTTCTTAAAAAAATACGATGATGTAAAAAATAGTTTCTCGGATGATGAAGAAGAGGTGTTTTTTAATGCACTGTATTTTATTAGTAGAATGGAGGGCGTTGGAAACTATGCAGTAAGTGATATTCATATAGCTGATCAAATAACTAAGGTTCAAGATGATGGTATAAATGAGATACGTAAAGAATATCTCGAACTGTATTCACCTAACACAGTAACGTATTCAACCAAATTAACCTCCAAGGAGGCTGGTTATAGAGAGATGGGGGTTCTCAGGGATCTATTTACTAAGAAAATGGCAGAGCATCCTGTTGGTAAATCGAAATCATCATCGGCAACTATTGAATCATTTTCTTTGACAGAATCGGGAATAGCCGACAATGGAGAGAAGACTTACAGTTTGGTTGCTAATCATACTGGTGAAAGAGAGGAAATAGATATTGTTGAGGTATCTGAAACAGAGTTGATAAATAATGGCATAGATCCTGGTATTAATACTCCTTCCGTCGATATAGGTGGATATGAAAGTGGTATTATAAGACCTACATTTGGAAGTGATACCAATATGTGGTATCCGAAGATGCTTGAAAATTCAGATATATCACCCGCTTATGCTTCTGTATCTTCAATGATGAAAGTGTTATCGGATATGATAAATGAATCTGGTAATAATTTAGATGATATGCCAGAACAAAAGGTTTGGCTTCTTAATGCAGCTAAAGATATATTGGATAACAGTGGAAAGCTTGGTGTAAAGGTTGAAGGTTATGATCCTAAGACAAGTTACGGTTATGGATATGAGACAAGGCTTTATCTTATGGAGAATGGTAAACCTGAGTTAATAGATTCGTTTGATACTCCTAATGTATGGTTTGCGGATAATGTGTCTAAAGAACTTGCTGTTGCGCCTCAGAAAAAAATAGTTGATTTTGTTGTGGCAGCCATAACAGAAGAGATTAAGGATATGGTGGCAGCAAAAGAAGGAGGTAATTTGCCTACGTCTTTGAATAAAAACGGCAAGTTGATGAAGTTGTTGAATAGTGTAAATAGGGAATAATATATGGAAAATAAGGAACAGACATTGGTAGAGAAATCAGGTTTCTTACCATCTACTGGATTGAGAGGGTATAATGCCGGAGTTCCTACGCGATATGAAGAAGAATCTTCTCTTATTGAGGGAGCAAAAAGAGAGATGGAGAGGATGAAAGTAGGTTCATATACTCCCCCGGTATCAGCCATAAATCCTGATGATGATTCAGAAAAAGGATATGATATTAGCGGAATAGATACTTCTTTTGATGTAGACACATCTTTTTCTGGACTAAAATCGGCTCTGAATGGTGGAGATGATCCAAGAAAGAAGAAAGAGGAGTCTTATAATAAGTTAAATTCCATGATAAAATCTATTCAAGATAAATCAAGGAATACTTATTCTGGTAAACAAACGTCTTATGGTGAGGTTATAGCTGGTAATCAACAGTCATCTGCTGCTGATTTTGGTGTATTTGGTAAAGGAAGAACTATTAAGTTAGATGAAGCATATGACTTTTTATCCGATGGGAACATCGGTCTTGCAAAGTTTAAAAGTTATATGCCAGGAAGGGATAATGAAGATTATTACGGAAGAAGTCAAACTACTTGGAATAAGGCTGTTAATGGCATAGGGAAGCTTGTCACAAAAACAGCATTATATGGTGTATCAGGAGTAGTAGGTATTATCCCGGCTGCGTATAATCTTATAAAGACTGGTACGTTATCTTCTGCATTTGACAATGATTTTACACGAACCATAAATGATATAGATGAAAGAATAAACCACTCTCTTCCTCATTATTATACAAGAGAAGAACGTGATATGGGATTTTTGCAGAGTCTTGGAACTGCAAATTTTATTTTTAATGATGTTATTGGAAATGGTCTATCGTTTACGGCAGGAGCTATTTTGTCTGCCTACTTTACAGGTGGGATGGGTGTGTCAAGTCTTGGAGCTGTTGGTGCTAAAGTAGGGATGAGGGTGGCCGGAAAGATGGCGGCGTCTAAGATTGCGGCAAGTGCTGTAAAATCTGCTTTTGGAGCGTATAGGGCAGGAGCGATGTACGGCAGGGCCATAGGCAATATGGCCAAGGTAGGAGTAAATACGTTTGTGGGCGCCGGCTGGGAGTCTGCCGTGGAGGCTCAGTCCTTTATGAAAGACTCTGAAAGTAAATACAAGGAATATTTTAAAAATATGTATGGTCGGAATCCTAATCAGTCTGAGATGGCTGAATTTAAGAGTTCTATTTCCGATACGGCAAACAGCATATTTTTAGCTAATATGGGTATAGTTGGATTATCCAATTATCTTCTTCTGGGAAAATATCTTGGAGTAGACACTGGTTTTGCTTCTAAATACATACCTGGATTAAAGGGTGTATCAAACACATATAGGGGATCAAAGAGTTTTGTAGATCGCTATTTGTTTGGATTAGGGACTAAGAAGGTAGCGGGTGATGCTGGAAGATTACAGACGGTAAAAGCAAATTTATTCCAGAAATCCTTAGCTACTATTTGGAATGTATCTAAAAGACCCATATCTGAAGGTGTATGGGAGGAAGGCATGCAAGGTGTTGCTCAGCGCATGGGAGAAGATTTTATTAGATCAAGATATGATAAGACGTATCTTGATGCTACGTCTTCTATAGTTGATTCTTTTTCTAAGGCCATAGCTGAACAATTTACAACCAAAGAAGGATTGAAAGAGATTGGCATAGGAGCCCTGATTGGTGGTTTATTTGGAGCCAGAAATGGTGCTTTTGGTTTATATGAAAGGAGAAATAAAGAGCGTACTATTAATACTGATGTTGAGAAATTTAATAGTAATAATGCTTTTACTTCTCAATCCGTAAAAGACTCTATGCGAAATTTAGCCGAATTTAATGCTCAAATGAATGATCCTGAATCAGATTATTATTCTAAATTTGAATTATCTGACAGAATGGGAATGTTAGAGGATACGGCTAACAATTTCAGGTCAATGGTTAAAAGCCTTGACGAAAATGAGTTGGCTTCTGAAATGAAAGTAGATGAAGAAACTGTTAAAAAATACAAGGAAGATATTATAAAAGATTTTGATAAGAAGTTAGCCAATTATAAAAAAGCTTCTTCTTTTGCTGAGGCTATTACTGCTGAGACTTCATCTGATCTTTATCGATCTAATGTTGCTAATGCTGTGTTTAAGGGGTTGGATGCAGAAGATATAGCAATGGAAGCATCAAATGATATTGCTGATTATGTAAATGACAATAATTTGTTTGATGATATAAATACGTTTTATTCATTATCAAGTCAAGCTTTTGATACAGTTAATCAGTTAAGGGAATTGCGTAATGAGATCAATGATCTGAATGCTGAAATAGAGAGGTTGGCTACAACTCCGAGAAGAGTAGAGGATGGCAATGATACCGAAGCAGAGGCTATAAAACAAAAAACTATTAAATACGATAATCTTAATAAGGAATATAGAAGGTTGTCAGAAGATCTTCTTAGTAGTTATAAAGAAGTATTTTATTCTTTTGGTCCTGGAGTATTAGCTCTTGAGTTGTTTAAATCCGAAACAATAACTGCTGAAGATATATTGAAAGCTTATGACTCTGTAGCTTCTTTAAGTACTTATATTGAGAATAATAAAGGGAAGAAAGAAGCAGAGGATTTAAGAAATATGGTGGTGAAATACCAGAAAGCCATTACCCAATATAAGGTTTTACGGTCATTTATGAACTCCATACAGGATAAGAAATTCATGAGACATGATTTTTCTTTATTTTCTAAGTTCTTAAATGATATGGTATCTTCTAATACTAAATCTATAGAAAGTGATCGTTTTTACCAGACAGAGGGTAATAATATCAGTTTGGATGAAAAAATAGATGAGCTTCTGAATAATGGAGAAATAAATTCAGATGAAGCATTTACCATGAAAGTATTTGGTCATCTAAACGATGGTATAACTCAGAAGCCGAAAGAAGATATATTGTCTGATTTTGATTATGAGTCGGCAATGGAAGATCTTTTGTCTGCACCTATAGAGGTTAAAGAACGTATCGTAGATAAGATATATACAGGTAATCAAGATCTTTTATCTCCAAGGGAGAAGGAGATATATGAAAAGTATAAACAGGATATTGATGATTATATATCAAATCTTGGTGATAGTCCGGCTAAGATGATAAAAGATTTATCAGATAAAGTTAGGAGACTTACTGAACATCGATCTGTGTATGAGGATAATAAAGCTATTATTGATATGGCTAAATCCAATTTGGAACCAGATCAAAGGAAGGAACTTGATGATGCTATTTCTTCGTATGTTGATATAATGAACAGACGGGATAAAGGGGAGAAGGTTGACGAAGATAAGCTTGCCGATTCTGTATTTACCATAGAAGATCTTGGCCAGGTTGGAAACATCACAGATCTCCTTCCTTATATCGAACAAAACAGGATTATTGATAAAGGTCGTATTTCCGAATCTACGTTAAGTAATTTTGGGGAGGATGATACCAATATAGATTCTCTTGTAAATGAGTTAGATGAATCCGATAATACGCCTGGAGCTAACATAGATAGTGCCCAAAATCCAGAGACGTTGATGGTTAGAAGAATATCCAACGATGGCAACGAAAGGTATGAAATTGCGGGTCTTAGAGCCGATAAATTTATATCTTCTATAAAATCATTGGTTCCTATTCAAATAAGCTCTGAAACGAACGCTAATGGCACTAAAAGGTATTCTCTTAACATAGGTGGAGAAACGGCTACCGTGATAGAACTGCCTTATCATGCGAGATGGTCTATAGACAAAGAATCGGCTCGTGTTCTTAACCGTTACACAGACGTGTCTATTCAGGACGTGGGTAATTCATATTCTTTGGTTTATAAGCGTCTTGATTCAGATGAGTTGGTTCCGTACAGAACAGGTGTCGGATTCGGAGAGAATGAAGTAGATAAAATAGATCAGGAAGCATTATCTTCTTTGAAAAAAGGAGATAAGGTGAATCTCGAAATAGATGTAAATGATACCTATAATCAGTCTCTTTTTACCGAATACAATAACGCTGTTCAGTCCGGCGATAGAAATAAAATAGAATCTGCTGAAAATAAGCTGGTATCCAATATGGTTATTAAGGTTATGAGTGGGAACAGATTCGTTTCTGTTGTAAAAGCTGATACAGGAGGCATAGATGGTATAAGTAAGATAAGAAGAACGGCTTTCAACAAGTGGAAGAAGGACGCCGGCCGGTCGGCTACCATCGGCGTCGGCACGCATGTTGTTGCCCAGACCCTTCCCGGAAGACCGGTGTTTAACATGAAGGTGAACGGTCAAGGATATGGCCAGGTAGAAAATCTCCCTATTACCGAAAAAGGTGCTGAAAAAGTATCTGATGTTGGATATGTATTAAATGGCAAAGTCGTGCTTAAGAACGGATCTAAATACACAGGCTTCCCATTTGCTTATTCTATATTAAATGACAAGGGGAATAATTACAAAAATGTAAGAGTTCCGGTAGTCGTCATCAAAGGTAAAAACGGTCTTAATTATCTTTTCCCAGTTAGCCTACGTTCTGTAGAATCAGAGGAAGGGCAGAAATGGATTTCTTTTATAGATATGCTGCTTGAATCTGGTGATTCTGAATTGCTACAGATGGATCAAGATGACATACAAGATCTTAATGCGTATCTAACCAAGTTAGGTCTTGATCCGGCTTCGTATCAAGTATCGTATTTGAATCCTATTTCAGGTCTTAGAAAAGCTCGTGAGGCTATAGAAGAATTATCTACAGTTCCTGATGTTGTTAAGTGGGTAGAAGATGGAAGTAGGAGCGTTAAAGACATTGTGACATCTGAAGTAGAATCTGGAATAGATTTCGAAGGTGAGATGTTTGTCGCTCCTAAGATCAGGATTCAATTTGGTAAATCATCTTCCAGATCAAAATCACTTATAGAGGATGATCTTCCTTTCTCTGATGAGGGTAAGACCGTTACTTCTAAGGTAGAAGATGTGGAAGTTTATGAAGAGGAAATGCCAGAGGAAGGGGCTGCCCGGGAGACTCAGCCGGCGCCATTAGCTCAGCCGGCTCCTGCGGCACAAGCTACGCAGTCTTTACCTGGCAAGAAGCGTACCTCCAGGAAAAACTTCTCTCTTATGTTAAACGAAATAGAATCTCATATAGAAAAAGAAGGATTGCCGTCTTATGCTAATATTTTTGATTTTATAGCAAGGAAGATTGTAGGAGGTGATTTGAGGTTTCTTCGTGAGAGAGGTAATCCTAAAAGCCTTAAGGAAGAAATGGGATTAGAACCTAAAGGAACAGTAGGTGATAAAATATCCACTCCTTCCAGTAAAGGTGGTAAGACCTTAGAAGAATACGTTTCTTGGCTTCGTTCTCAAACAGATCAGGTGGTGGTTGATTATGTTGGGCCAAGATCTGACGAACAAATTATATCAGAGTTGAAAAACTTTTTGAAATATATTAATTTTGTTCCAAGCAAGGCTTTGAATTATTCTCTTAGAGTCAATGGCATGGATACCCTAAAAGAATATGGCACAAAAGAGGAAGTAGAAAAAATGGAATCTGATATCAATAGTTTGGTTTCTAAAGTTTTGCCTACGGTGGACAACCAAACTATAGAAGATGTTTCTACTGCAATAAAATCAAACAACTTGCCTGCCATATGGGAGCCCGTGGAAAGCCTTGATATGACAAACGAGGAAAAAATAGAGTTTTTGAATAACGTAGCAGATTTCCTTAGCGGCATACCAGAGTATGATGCTGTCGTGGAGTCTATAGAGTCAGAATCAGATAATATTTTAAATGATGGAAAAGAAGGAAGTGCAGAAGGCGGTGCAGTACGCACTGAGGAAGATGGCGATAAAAAGGGAGATGGAGAAGGCAAAGGACAATCCAGAACAAATGTCGAAGTTAAAGGAAATATCGAATTACCTGGATATGAAGAAGGAAGAGTAGATAACTATAGGAAGAACGGAGATAAGTTCTCTGACATTGCTGAAGTCACTTTATGGCTACTTAGAAGGGCTGCCGGCATAACCTCTATCCCGGAAGGAGAAGAGGTTTATGTAGAGGGAGATGAGGTTAATAGTATTATGACCGATATGGAATCAAGGTATGGTATAGACACCATCAATCACTCGCATACGACTAAGGCTATAAGGGATCTTAACGGCGTATCAGGTTATAAAGTAGAATACGGCTTAACCTTTTTGACATACGATCCTTTTATTAGGATATCCAATCCAAGGGAAGAATATAAGGCTGCGAAAGACGAGCCTCGTATATCCGAAGAACCTCTTACTCACATATCAAGGGTGACAACCCCTTATTTCCTGTACGGCGGTGATGAAGCATATACATCTGTTCCGGCTAAGGTAGAACCTATACCGGAGAAGATAATGGGTTGTAATGGCATTAAATTTGGTATGAGTGTAGTCGAGTTAACCAAATTAGGGTACAAAAAAGCTGGTGGAAACTGGATATATAAATTCTATATGAACTCAGGTGTGTATGATTTGTATAATATCAGTACCGGTGAAGCGTTTAGGGCAAAACCGGATCTTGGAGTTAAGATAAGTTCCGGTGCATTCATCCGCTCTTTATCTCAATCTGGTAGAAAAATACAAAATATGATGAGTAATATGAGCCAGGAAGAGATAGATAGGAATAAGAATCTCGTAGAAGGTTCTGATAATTCGGATTCGATAAATGAGTTAAATAAGGAGTGTTGAGTATGAGAAGGAGATTTTTTAATGCTGCGGATAATTTCGTGGGAGGATGTTATAATAAGTTATCCAATGAAGATATAAAAAGGCTTGGAGGAAAAAGACCTTATGTATGTCAGTTTAATAAAATTCATATACATATAGGACCTGTATTAAAAGATCATGATTCTGATGTTAGTTACATAATGTTTAATAGTGATTGGAATTATGGTGGTTATGAATCTATGGTTTATAATCATAGCAATAATGGTATTTTTATATTAGGTGAAAACAAAATTGGTAACATAGAAGATCATATACAAGATCTAACATATTGGTACGAATATGATCCAAGCATTAATGAAAATTATTGTTATTTTTATTATGAGGCTAATAACAGCGGAAATGCTATCAAGTTGAATGGTGAGTTTGGTGATACCAGTACTGTTTTCAACATTCCCAGCTTGGAAGTCACCACTCTTCGTGATGGCAGTTTGAGTTTTCCGGAGATTTATATAGAAGGAATTTGGGATCCGTCATTGTATAAGTCGGTTTTATAATTAACTTTGCAAAAAGTTAATTACAATGGGTGTCAAATGTCAGATAGAAAAAAAGGAAAATGAAATAAAACGGGTTAAGGCTCCTAACGGGGAGCCTTCCGTTCTTTACGAAAGTGCTTTAAAAGTATTAGGAAACAGCGAGCGGGCTCTTCAGGTATGGGCTAAGGCTTACACTCCTGGTTTTTTGTCGTATTACGGTCATTGGAATAACCCGGCTCCAGGAGAGATGTTTAATACCGATCCCAATGGTGAACCTCTTTTAGAAGACGTGCTGTCGTATATGAAGCGTCAGACTTATTTTGCCGATCCTTTAACGGCTCAGGATGTTAAGGATGTAAGGGATTTCCTTTTGTCTACTCATTATTTTTTCAATGCGTCTTCATTGTCTAATGCTATTCTCTTCGATTTTTATGTAGATGGCAGTTTGATACTGAATGAGCAGAAATTAAGGAGATCCGGTTTGTATGATGAAACAGAAATAAGTCGTATTTTATCCGATCCTTCTGTTTTAAACGAGGTTTCGACTTCCATGAGAAAGTTAATAGATTCTTCTATTAACGAACATGATAGGGAAAAAGATAATTATTTTATGTCTATTGACTATCAGTATGGTCCTATTGTTTACAAGGAGGGAGTGTTTAACCAATTTGGTAAAAAAGTACCATATAATCCTTCTGAGCTTTATTATGCTATGCGTAAAACAGTAGCCGGCATAAAAAACTTTTCTGAATTTTCATCTGCTTTTGAATCGTTGAGAAATTCATATCCTGAACTGGTTGAGAAATTCGTTTCTGATAAAGAATTTGCCGAATCTATGTTTGATGAGTTCTCATCTACGAATAAGATTCCGGTAATAAACATAGAAGGGGATGATGTGGTGGAAGGCAAGAGAAGATCTTTGTCTAAGCTACAAGATCTTTCTTATTACAATTCCGGCAAAATAGAGTTCCTAAGAGCTCGTATATCAGCTTATTTACATAGGGCTAATGCCGACACCGAATCCGATTTAAGAAGCATGATATGGGATATAGAAGAGGCTTGTACGTGGTTTGGCATAGATATAATAGGGACATCGGAAACTTATGATGGCACAGAAGAATCTTTGAATAAGATAGATAATTTGATGCTGGATCTTGATATTTATGTGGCCAGGCATAATGATGTAAATTATGCTCCAACGCTGGCATCTTCTATAGATGATGTTCTTGGTGATAGTACAGACTATTATTTTGGATTATTGCCGGAGTATATGGATAATTTGAATATCGTTTATTCTGAATCCGATATAGACCCAGTAGAGGCATTTGAGAAACATTCATTGCTTAAGGTAGGAGATAATCTATATCAAAGGATCAGCAAAGATGATCTTAACGAGATGTATCAAATATCAACAGTATTAGCCAAGCACAACCTAACTCATTTTTCTACTAAAATATATCCTGAATCTTGTTTTAAGAACGGCGTTTTGGATAAAGAGAAAGTACGGAACGTAGATAATAATACGCTCATGGCTTCCATTAAAAAATACGTCAGATCGTTCATGGATTCTCAGAACACGGAGGACATGATAATGACCAGGCTGGCGTTTGGGCATCCGGCGGTACCCAGCGTTCCTTACGTGGATGTGGATCGGGAGTATAGTCGATACATGAACAAAAAACAAGATAGCGAAAACCCATTATCCTTATTCGATTTATACCAATCTTACCTTGACAACAAACTCCATAAAACAAAATTATATGATAATGCCTATAAGTATCTTGACTTCAAACCTGGTCCATCTTTGGGTCTTATTTCTGATGATCCTGATATTTTGAAATCAATAGAATTATCTTTATCTGGAAAAGACAGGTTGATGTTGTTTGATTATAGCATGACCAGTACCGACCCTTCTTTATCAGAATTGTTTTATTTGGAGAGGTATGACCCTTCGTATGCTGGGAATGATTTTGAACACTATTTTTACACCAGGCACCCGTATCTGTTAAAAGAAAAATCGGGCCCTAATATCGTAGAGCAAGATGGTGTTATAACAGCCGAAGGTATTTATGATAATTTTATAAGAGTAGGTAATAAGATATGGTCTAAAGTAAGCGAGAGTAGTTCCGGCTCTATCTACCAAAATCTGACAGGAACCGAATCGGAGGTGAAATACGATTCTACTCAGAAGGCTAAGACGGTAGAAACTGATTACGCTCCATACCAAAACAGATCTGGCTTGACGCAAGATATGATCGTAAGCAAGTCTGAATTGGATGATCTTAACAAATTAGAATGCAGGTAATTTTTGTATACATATATATAGTTTTTTCATAGTTATAATTTGGGAAGTGAGGCTTGTAAAAGTCTCACTTTTCTCATATATGTACGTATATCAATAACATACAAGAAAAGTTAGATTTTCATTGTTTATGAATTATTTTTATTAAGTTTGCAATATTAGTTTCAGGAAGGGATTATGGAAATAAGGAAAAAGTAAGAACCGAACGTAACTAATAACAGTAGGAAATGAGAATCAGTACCATCAAACGTAACAACAGCATTCATCTTATGTATAAAAAACATTATGAATGATTTAGGTCAATTAAGAACTGTAGTTTCAAAATCCTATATTTATAATCTGATACAAAATCAAACCGGATTAAGTATCAGAACTATATCCCATGTCTTGAATCACACAAAAGAACAGGATACAGATTCTTTGTGAAAACCATACATTTTCATACATTTGTGTGTTCTTTAGTTTTTAGATTTAAGTTTTTCATGGTATTAGTTTAGATTAGTGTAGATCAGGGTTCGCAGTGATGCGGGCCCTGGTTTGATTTAAAAAGTATTAAAATATTTGCTATTTAAAATCCTGTTCCTATCTTTGTTCCAGAAACAATGAACAACGAGATCCCACCTCTGGTTGTTTGATGTTGAAAGATATTTTTGGCTCATTAGGGTTTGTCATAGTGGGATCTGACATTCTCTTTTGGGCCTATTTTTTTTATTATGGATAATACTTGTATTCCTTTTGTGTTAATAAACGACAGAAAAATGATTGACGCAAAACATGTTCATAAATTGTTAGAATGTAAGTATGATTTTAAACATTGGATTAAGGATGTAATATCATCTTTTAATTTTAAGGATGGAATAGATTATATATCATATAGATATGATAATAATGGAGAACAAATAATAGATAATAATAGTCATGTATTTAGGCATGACTATTATTTATTCCCCAAATCGATTCTGTGTATCATCTATATGAAGTGTGATAGATCTTTATTTAAAGATTTTATTTATGATATATTTGATTGTTGTAATATTAAAAATGACGATCGGGTATTAGATATAATACATAGATCTATCGATAGGTATAATAAAAAAATGTATAAAATATTTTACATATATAATAAGAAATAATAATAATGGTTTTTATAAAATAGGTAAAAGCTCTGATGTAAAAAGAAGGCTATCTGGGTTGTCTATTGTAGAAGATAACTTAACATTAATAGCTTATGTGAATAAAGATATAGAGAGCGAGCTTCATGCAAGATTTGATATCAAAGGGATATACAGAGAATGGTTCAACTTATCAGATTGCGATTTGAATGATATGAGAGTTGATTGGCGTACCGAATACGGTTATGGACTCAGCATTGCATGAACTGAAAGATAGAATAGACAAAGACCCTAAATATAAAGATGTTAAAAATTGGCTCGAATCTTTACCCAAGATCTGAACCTATTTTTTTTCAATACCGGGCCCGATGCGATTTTAACGTATCGGGTTTTTATTTTAATTCATATTGTTTTATTTTAAATCTAATTAATTCATGAATGTCGTGTATAATCATAGAATTGTAACTATATTTGCCTTTAAATAATTAAACGATGCATAAAGCTTTCAAATACAGAATATATCCTAATAAGTCTCAGAAGGTGTTGCTTTCTAAGACTTTTGGATGTATCCGTGTAATTTGGAATGCTAATGTCGAATCTTTCAATTCTTATGATAAGGATAGTAATCCTAAACCTAAAATCATTATTAAATCTGATTTAATAATCGACAAGCCGTGGTTGAATGAAATCTCTGCCGCTGCTATACAACAAAAGATAAGGGATTTTCAAGAAATTACCAATCAGTTTTTCTCTAAAACAAGAAAGAAGAAAATAGGCAGACCTTCTTTTAAAAAGAAATCTGGAAACCAATCTTATAGATTACCTAATCAAAAATTCTCATTAAAAGACAATAAGATAAGATTAGAGAAAATAGGATGGGTTAAGATATCTATTGATAGGAATATACCTGATAATTCAAAGATGTTGTCATGTACGATATCAATGAATTGCTGTGGTCAATATTTCGTTTCTATTCTTGTTGATGTTGTTATACCGAATAAGGGAAAGACTGGTAAATCAGTCGGAATAGATTTAGGATTGAAATCTTTTGCTACATTGTCTGATGGAGTTGTGATTGATAATATCAAGTTTTTCAGAGAGAAACAATCTGAAATAGCTAAAATACAAAGACATTTAAGTAGAAAGAATAAAGGAAGTAACAGACATAGAAAGAATAAAATAAAAATAGCAAGATTGTATAACAAGATTGCTAATAAGAGAAACAACTTTCTTCATAATGTTACCACTTCGCTTGTAAATAATTATGATGTTATTTGTATAGAAGATTTAAATGTTTCTGGAATGTTGATGCAGAGGGATGAGGTTACGAATCTCAATGAAGCGTCTATAATGGAGTAGTAATTATTATGTTTTACTATAAAATTTCCAACTATGGAAAATAAAGAAGATTACATTGGTTACGAAGATCAAGAACTGTGTAACCGGTATTACAAAGAGGCTGAAGCCATGAGGCAAAAGCAGGACTGGTCTCGGCTTAGGGCTGTCCCTGCTCCGGCTAAGGGAACGCCATCGCCCGGCTGGGGTCAGCTTGGACGTGGAAATGATGTCCGTGTTAAGTACGTTAGCATCAATTCAGGATTAGGAGGGGACAGATTATGACTGTAGAAGAATTGGCTAATAAAAGATATGGTGGCGAATTTGTCTTCATGCTTGGTCATTTGGGAGGTGTAACAAGATTCGTTTTTGAATGTTTCGATCCCAGACCTGATCACGAAGGTAAAAATACTTATATGGTTTCCTATTTTGATAAGGGACTTCGTAGAAGAGATGTGGTAGATGTGCCGTGTTATATGAATATTTTGCCAAAATCATATCCGAAATAACATTAAAACAATATAATTCCATTATAAGGTTTTAATATACCAGAAATGGTCCGGATATTAGCCTAAGCCTTGAAACGAAGGCTACGTTATTTAAGAATATATAGTTACCTACGGATGTTTACCCAAGTCTGTAGCTCTAAGGATGGTGATTAAACAGGAGTAGTGTATTTGACGAAACAGTGTTGCCATTATATAAAACCTCTTATAACATTGGCGATGGGTACTAACAGGATGGAATATTCCTGACTTATGTTGAATAAACATTAAAAACGTTTGTGAGTATGGTGTATGTACAAGACATAGATGGTAAACCTATGATGCCAACAACGAGGCATGGTAAGGTTAGGAGACTGCTTAAAGATAAAAAGGCAGTCGTTGTGAACCTATGTCCGTTTACCATCCGATTAACGTACGTAACATCTGATTACAAACAGGAAATTGTGTTAGGCGTTGATGCTGGAACTAAGCATGTTGGTCTATCAGCTACAACGAAAAGCAAAGAACTTTACAGTAGTGAAGTGATCCTTAGAAATGATATCGTAGATCTTTTGTCTACCAGAAGGGAGCTACGAAGAGCAAGACGGAACAGGTTAAGATATAGAAAACCTCGTTTTAATAATAGAATAAAAAGCAAGCGTCCAGGATGGACAGCACCTTCGGTGAAGTACAAAATAGACGCCCATATTCGTGTTATTGACAATGTATGTTCTATATTACCAATATCTCGTATTGTTATTGAAGTAGCTCAATTTGATACTCAAAAGATTAAGAATCCTGAAATATTAGGTAAAGAATACCAGGAAGGTGATCAACTTGGATTTTGGAACACAAGGGAGTATGTTTTAGCAAGGGATGGGCATAAATGTCAGTATTGTAAAGGGAAGTCAAAAGATAAGATCCTTAATGTCCATCATCTTGAATCCCGAAAAACGGGAGGTGATTCCCCTTCTAATCTTATTACCTTATGTGAAACTTGTCACAAAGAATACCATAAAGGTAATATAGATTTGAAGATCAAACGGGGATCGTCGCTCCGCGACGCGGCCGTAATGGGGATCATGAAATGGAAGTTGTATGAAGAACTGAGATCCAGATACGACAGAGTTTCTATGACGTTTGGTTACATTACGAAACATAATCGGATTAAATACGGTATTGAAAAATCCCATACATCCGACGCGTTTGTCATTTCTAAGAACATTAATGCGAAACGAATCGGATGTCAATATTTAAAACGTTTAATTCGTAGGCATAATAGGCAAATACATAAAATGAAAATTTTAAAAGGAGGAAAGAAGAAAAACAATCAAGCTCCTTTTGAGGTTTTCGGTTTTAGATTGTTTGATAAAGTGTTGTATAACAATAAAATATTATTTGTTTATGGAAGGAGAAAATCAGGGAGTTTCAATATCAGGGATTTCAACGGAGAAAATTCAAAAGATGTTTCACGCAAAAAAGTTTAAACTCATTAGAGGGAAGAGGCATCCGATTATATTAAAGTAAATGAACGGATTTAATAAATTTAATAGAAAAACGTATCATGTATAATAAAGAAATAGTAATATGCGCGGCCATCTGGGTGCAGGACGGCAAGAAGCGTCCTTATCAGCCCACCAATATACCATCTGGAACCGTATTTTGTGGATTGAGACACCCCTCTATACTATCTCAACTTGCGGCATACGGTATAGCCCATAAAAACTGTAGTGTTCAAGGATTTTTGACAAGCAAGAATCAGTTTTTAACAAGAGAGGAAGCATCTGAACTTGTTAAGAGCAATAATCAGGAAATGGTAGTAGATAGGAGTGCCATTAGAGAACAATTGTATTCAGAAGATCTATATTAACTAAAAAACAAAATAATATGGGATTTAAAATCAAAAAGTCAATCACTTATGATATGATGGACGACAGTCGGGTAGAGTACGAATTTGATAATACCAATGATTTAAATCATATCATATTTAAAGGTGATTGTAGAGAACCTTTTTCATTTAGCAGAGTACTTGTTGAAGAATTAATTAAGACATTTGAAACCATACGGGATAGATACTCTGATAATTATGAACTTAAGGTCTATCTTTACAATTGTATAATTCAACTGAGCGTAAATCCAAAGGACCCCAGTGAATCCTTTTTTGGCGTATATGATAGAGATGAGATGAAATTGATATATAGTATAAAAAATAGTATCTTGAAAGGAATGTTTGGCATATGATTACTAAACAAGATATACAAGCAGCAGCATCGTATATTTTCCGAAGCAGTTTTGTCTCGGAGGACCGGGCAAGGAAAGCAATGGTAAGAGCCGGCAATAACGCTACCAGAAAGATTATTATGACTTTCAGAGGCAAATTGTTTAAGAAGGCTTTTGATAGGGCAAGTAGAGGAAAGGATATCAGCTCTTTTGAAAGACAGGAAAAAGAAAGTGGTTTCAATTTTCTACATAATCCTAATAATGGTCGTATGCAAAGCGGTCATGTCAAAATAGATGAAATTGGACTATTTAAACAAATAATAGAGTAGGGTACGTAAGTTATCCGACTTTTTCATATATTTGTGGCATGGCAAGAGGTTATTATTGGATACCACAAACAGATGAAACGTTAAATGGCAGAAGCTATTACGTGGCTAAGATAGTAGGAGATATAGTGTTTGATACTAAACGAAAAAGAATAGTGTTTCAAACTACCAGGTATTTCCCAGTAGGCTCCGTATTCCATTTTACTCACAACTGCTTTAAATACGTCATAACCTGCCGGCTCCGTAAGCCGGGGCTGTGGTATGAGGCAAGGAGGGAAGACTGCGGACCTATTGGACCGGATGATGTGGAAAGGTTCGAATCAGGAAGGTTTATTCATAGAAATGGGTACAAATATAATGCGTAAGCGTAACTTGACGATTTACGTCAGATTATAATTATTTTTTTCATATGTATATTAAGCCATCAGACTGAGAAGTTAGGTGGCTTTATTTTTTTATGATATGCTTGATTTTTAACTACCTTTGTCTCATAACAAAAATGTTTTACTATGACATCAACGTGTATTATTAAAAGAGATAATAAAAATAAAGTTGTTTCTGTCTCTACCAGATCAGGGGACAGGTCTATGTTGTTTGATAAAATAGCATCTATTCCTCTTATGGAGAATAGGGAACGGGCTACTACTGTTTTTAAAACCGTATTTTCTAATAAGTTCTTAAAGGCTTTTGGTGACTGGAGAAGGAATGTGCCTATCAACAAACAGGCTTACAATAAGGTAAAATCTAACATCGGCCTTATTCCAGAGACCTATAGAGAAAGGGTGCTGGATAAGGCTTCTAAGATGAGCAACCCTATTCTTGTGTCGAAATCAGATGCACCTTATGGGATTCAAGAATCAGGCTTTGGATTTTATAGCCAAGATCTGGGTGATAATATTATGTTGGTGGATGCTATGGTTCCGTCAAGTATCTCCGTGCCGGAAGAACCAGGAATAGACTCAGGGCAGTATCTACAAGATGCTATATCTTCGGACTTCACTCCCGTATCTATGGTACAGGATAAGGGTGTTAATTATATGGTTATAAAAGACGGTCTTAAGATATTTAGTCCAGAAGAGCTACCAGAAACAGATTCTAATCCTGTGGGTGTAACGTATCAGACCGGAGAGCCTCGTTTGTTTTTCATGAATGATCGTAATCAATTATTTGAAGATTACGGAGAAGCTCTTCGCTCTGGCGGGAATGATATTAGAATAGGATTCTTATCCGGCACCGTTCAAGAATCTGCCGTGGATGGCGTGGCAGACATTACTTACAAGGCTGGAAAGTATGTTCTTAATAATCCCAAGTCTTTTATACCGGTCATGACCGCTTCTGCTTCTACTTCTTTATCAACAAAAGGTGGTATAATTAACTACCTTATAAAGAAAGGTCTTTTGTCAGGATCTAAGATATTCGATCCTGAAACAAGAAGCTATTATCTTACAGGAGAAGGTCATACAGGACAAATTAGACTTTTCAATTCAGCCTTATCATACACTGAGCTCCGTAATCATTTTGGTTCCGATGTTTCCATGAACGACCAGGGTATGATAACCATAAGCTCGTTGGATAACAGTAAGGTAACTATGAGACTTGCCACCGGAGGAACGGAAAGGGTTAGTAGGGAACAGATAAAGAACGATCTTAAGTCAGGAAGATACAATGAATTGGACGCCAAGTACGATCATTTTGATGCGCTTGTAGTTTCATTCATATTAGAAGACAACGATCTTTATGCTGATACTAAAGCTAAGATCGTATCAGATTATAGCAGGCAGGAACGTGACCAACGAAATTCTATTGTCGAGATACTGAAAACTCTTGGCGTTAGCGTCATAGGTATGACCGATTATATAGAGAAGTACCAAACCAAATACGGGCACGAACCTTCTGCTAAGGCATTGGCGGATATTGCCAATAACGTAATAGCAGTTGGTGAAGATGCTACTTTATCTGATTTAGTAGAAGAAACAGCCCACTTCCTTGTAGAGGCATACAGAGATCAGAATGCTGTTGAGGCTGTTCTGCAAGATGTGGAAGGTACGGAAGAGTGGAACCAATATGCAGGTCAGTATTATAATACATACGGTAAAGTATATGAAGGAGCTGAGCTTGATAATGCTGTTAGGAGAGAAATTCTTGGAAAGATCCTCGCCAGGGAGATGCAAACCGGCACAGCACAGGCGCCGGTAGAGCCCACCTCCTTCCTGGGGCGCGTCCGGCGGCTTTTCTCTGGAATAGTAAGCTGGCTTAAATCAGCTTTATCAACCCAAAGACAAGATTTGAATAACGTTATTAAAAACATTCGTGATCTTGCTATTACCGACATAGATAAAGGATTTGACACCTCTCTGTTAAAGGATAATGATTTTACATTATACTCTCTTTCTTCTATGAACAAGAACAAGTTTCTTGAGTCTAAGATCCGGGCATTAAGAAAAACCTTAAGAGACTTGCGTCAGATAAGCTCTGATAGGGCTGTAACTACGTCTATGACCCTTGCGCAGCTTAAGACCATAGAAGATAAGATAAATAAGGTAGAGACCGAAATAGACAAGAATGAGATGGCGGCTGCCATGAATAGCATGATCTCTACAGCCGAAGCTCAGGTCAGATACTTAAGTAATGTGGTGAACGCCATCCTTCATGGTGATACCAAAGATGGTAAGCTTCACTTCAATACCAATGATCGAAAGAACGTAGATATTATCAACAATCAGGTTCTTCCGATCATGAACGATCTTCGAGGATATATCCGTAACAGAAGTACCGAATTTGATGAACGTGAAAAGCAGGATTATACAAATAGGATCAATACCGTCATTGCCGACATCAATGGTATTCAGTCTGATATTAAATCAGTACAAGACCTTGATGAAAGCACGTTGCTTGATAAGTTAATGAACGAACTTCATGTGCCGGCAGATAAGGTAAAGAGAGTAAAAGAATTTTTTGACAAGGTTCAACACGATGTTTCTTGGATAAGTAGGTGGTTCGGTATATTAGAGCATTCTTCCAGTCCGTTCAATAACGCTCTTGGAGCTATGATTGCCAAAGACAATTACAATGCGATGGTGAATGCCCAGCCCGCCATATCCGACTTCCTGGCATATGCTAAAAAGCATGGTTTTAACAAATCTGAATTTGAAAAACTGCTTCAGAAAGTAGACGGCAAAACTTCTAATTACCTTCGTAGTGCTCTTGATATGGCTAAATACGATCGTAATAAGAAACTGGCACAGATGCGTGCGTTCGCGACTGCCATGAACATAGAAATATCAGAAGAAGAAATCAATGATGTGGTTGATAATAATCGTAATTACGTATTTAAAAGAGAAGTAGTTGACAAGGACGGAAATACGGTTACTGAAAACGCTAAATTTAAACCATCGTCCGATAGGGTTAATACCGATATTTTTACCATCGAGCAGGAAAAGATCTATACGGAGCAGATGGAAAAGTGGGATGCTGAAAATTCAGAATTGGAATTTAGCGAAAGTTATGCCACAAGAATGGAATCCATATACAAAAAGGCTGAAGAAGAATTAGGGCATCCGGTTTCTCAAACAACCAAAGAATACCTTAATGCCCTATCCCGGCAAAAACGGATATTGAGGCAGCCTTTTATTGATAGCGGTGGTAATTTTGATGAGGTTGCCTATTTTAAAAGCAGCAATTACGAAGAAGAAGGACTGCTTCGTAAACAACGTAAGGAAGCAGCTTCAGAATACATATATGTAGGAACCAGGAGAGTGGAAAAAACCGGCGACCAACTTAAGATGGCCAAAGAAATACAAGCTATAAATGAAGTTTGGAGAAAGGAATCAAATAATGCCACTAATGCCGTATCAGAATCGTTTTTGCAAAAATTAAGAACGATTCAGAGCGAGTCTGGAGGAGAAGCTGCGCTGAAGACACTTATGTTGGGAGGTCACCTGTCATTCAACGATCGGTTTTGGAATGATGTAGAATCAGAACAGTCGGCACGTACCGAATCAAATAACAAGGCTTCGTATCTTAAAATGGCGCATGATATCATTAGTTCTACGACAAGTGATAGAGATGCGACTGACGTGGATTCTATTGTGAAAGATATAGAAAAAAATAAGGCTATTATCAAGGAAATAATCGGAAACAATCGCGATGTGGCTGATATCGGAGAGATTAACGAAGCGACATTTACTTCATCTGAAAGAGATGCTTTTAGGGCCGCATCTGAAGCTATTGAAGCCGATTACGCTATTTTGATAGATTATGCTAAGATGGTGGGTCTTGAAGATATTGATAAGTACCTTACTAAAAGCAGTAAGGCTGAAAACGAAGTAAATCAGTCTTATTTAAATGCTCTTGCTGACTCCAAGGAAGTGGAATGGAAGTTCGTACAACGTCATACTACGGCGAAGAAAGCAAAAAGGATTCAGGCTTTAAGGGATAAGCTGTTTAAGGCTGCTGATAACCGATATCTGTTTACCGTATCTGAAACCAACTACCTGTCAGAAAAGCTTGGTATAAGCAAAGAATTAGACGGTAGAGATTTCAGGAATGCTGTTAATGCTAAGATGGCCAGCTTATTTTTAAATAATACAAGAGAAGAGGGCGTAGAAGAAGCTAATGCTATTGTTAATGAATTTGCCAGAAGCCAGGTTTTTTCGTACTATAAACGCATGGCGCCTACCGGATATGCAGCTATGATCGACAAAATCGGTCGAGGTGAGATAGATGTGGCGCAAATGGTTAAGGACGTACAAAACGGTACATCCACCCAAGATTATGGCATGGACATATCGTACTTGTCTTTCGACCCTGCAAGGGCATGGGTGGCTGAATCTGAAGCCGAAAATAGCGGTCGTAATCCTGATTATGTAAAAGATCATGGGTATGGTCATCGAATGCCTAAGAAAAGCCTGTATCGTGACGAATCGTATTTCAATGACTTTGGTATCAAGTATGATGCTGACGGTAATGAGGTTGCTACTAAAAACGTAGAGCAGTGGAATATGATTCAAAAACTCAAGGAAATAAAAAGACAATCCCTTGATCTATACAAAGAGCAGAGCCCGAACCTGTATGCTATTCCACAGATATCCAAACAAGATATAGAACGTGTAGAAGGATTGGGTATTAACTTCAAAAATACGGTTCGTAATTTTGTATCAGATCTGTGCCTGGACAGAGTAGACGATTCTCTATATGGTAAGACCAGGCAAGGAGAAGTGTATGATCCAGAAGACAGGCTTAGGTCTATACCTAAATACTACATATATGAATTGGAGAACCAAGATGATGTATCTCACGATTTTGGCTACTCTTATTCGATGCTTATGATGCAGTCATCGTTATACAACGAAAAGCAGAAGTCTATAGAGCTCGCTCAAGGACTGGAGCAGATGTTACTAAATAAACAATTTGAAGGTGGTAAAAAGGCTGAAGCAACCCAAGCATATCAGATGTTCAGGGACTTCTTCAACGATCATTATTATGGCATTAGGATGAACACCAAAAAACTTACGGTGAACATCGGAGGATATACGGTAGACCTTACAAGAATTATGATGGCTGTTGAAAGGTTTATGTCGGTCATGAACTTGGCACTGTCTCCATTTGTGGCAGCTACCGGCGCCTTAACAGGTCATATCAACCTCATCATGGAATCTGCCGTAGGACAGTATATAAGCAAAGACTCCCTTAAATACGCATCGGCTGAATTTTCACGCCTTGCTCCATCTTGTATAGCAGAAACCGGAGACATAGATAGGAAAAGCAAATTATATGTCATAGGTGAGAGAATGGGGATATTCAATATCCGAAATCGTATGTATGGTGCCGGATACAATAGAGCGGCCAGGACCTTAATGCGTTCGCCTATGTATGCTTTTATGGAAATCCTGAACTACCCTCTTGATCCGCAGGTTATGATTGCTACTATGGACAATGTTCGTTATTACAAAGGCCGGTTCTACACGTTCCAAGATTTCAAGATGGAAAAAGAACGCAATAAAGAACAGAGTACCATAAAAAGAGAATGGAACGCATTAAAAGATCGTACTTTATGGAGTATGGTAGACGTCGTGGATGGGAAGGTGGTTGTAAAGCCAGGATCGGGTGTTACTGTTGAGGAAGTAGAAACCCAGATGGCTATAACCAGAAATCAAGTTCGTAGCTTGTCGCAGATATGCAACGGATCTTTGAATGAAGAAAACCGAACTGCCGCATCGCGCAACTGGATAGCCAGGTTCATGACCGCCCACCGAGGATGGTTGGTGCTGTCGGCTCAACGTCTGTGGAAAAGACGTGGCTTCAATTTCCAGACAATGCAAGAAGAGGAAGGGTTGTCAATTACGTTAAAGAATATGATAGCCAAAACATTTAGCCTGGCTTCCGAGTCTGGTATGAAAAACATCATAGATGCCTGGAATGAAAATAAAGACAATATGAATGAGGTAGAAAAAACCAATCTCAAACGTCTCAGTGTCTATGCCGGCACGTTCCTTATCATGCAGGCCGTATCTATGCTTCTTGCCGGATGGCGTGATGATGATGAAAACGAAGAAAGTTGGCTTACTCAATTTGGATCCTATGTCGGATTCAGAACCATAAACGAAATAGCTTCACAGATGCCGTTTATTATGGAGCTTAACGTGGTAGATATCATTAACGATCCGTTTGTTATGGGGCGAAAACTGAAGGATCTTACCGATCTTAGGAATTATTCACTTGATAAAGTAACATCCGGTACATACAAGGGAGAGTCTAAGTTATTTAGGCAACTCGCCAAACAGACGTTTATCAAACAATGGTATAATATCAAGACGCCGGAAGACGTAGCGCGCGCCTATAATTGGTGGCAGCGGACAAACAACAAGTCAATGATGTTCTTCATCGGCGCTACTCCTGATTCGGAAGGGGACGATGATGTTAGCTACAAGTAGACGAAGAATATCGGACTTGCATTGTTTTTGTATGATTCCAATATGTTATATTAGCATCGTCAAAGAGTAGATTGTACGTTTTTTGTTCTTACTTGAAAGATTATGTAGGTTTAATTTTTTCTGAAATTGTTTTCTTACCGGTTCTCAGTCAGAGATGATAGGGAACCGGTTTCTTTTATGTTGTAAATTATTGCTATCTTGCAAACAAAAAATCATGAGACGAAGATTTGAAAATATTAATACAGTTGCTGGCGGCAAGATCCCTGTTTTTTGCTTGTTCGATTTCGGCCCCTACAACCGCATGGCGAAATCCTGTACCTATTCTTGGTTGTAGATACCGATCTAATGGAACAACTATGGAGGCTTCCTATGTTTTAGATAAAATTAATAATAGCAAGGTATGTACGATGGGCGGTAATCCTATAAATTGTACGATATCAAATTTTAGACAATATATCCAGGCTTACTTTAATGAAGGATCGGTAACAGGTGATATTGTGTTACAGTTTACGATTGGAGACGTTTTTTATTATTTCTTTATTACAGTAGGATCCAATCAAGTACCTCAACTGAAATTAAGTCCAAGTACTCACCTTATTCATTCAATATATAAGATAAGTACAACTAGCGGCTTTATTCCTGCTGACACCTATGTAGAATTATAATAAAAGATATAAAAATAGTACTAAAATGTATTAGTATAAGATAAGACGGTTATTAATCATATATTACAATAATCCCCAACCGTACACCTATTGTATGGCCGGGGATTATTGTAGTTACCATCTTTTCTTGTAACAAGAATCCACTACCTTTACCTTTTCTTCTTTGTTCTTACCATAATTAAATTCATACGCATCTTCGAATGAATAAAAAACAGCATAATACGACATGCCAAACATATCGTATTTTATCCTGTTTTTCCATTTCCCAAAAATGTTTTGATATTGGCATCAATATTCTACTTCCCCATTAGTTAATTTCCTTTCAACTATTCTAAGAGGAATATGAAACAAGTTTCTAAGCATTAACTTCATGACCTTCCCTATCTGTGAAAACTAAACCAATACCTTCTACAATATATCCTACTACAGGAGCTTTGTCAAATTCCTCCTTCGTAGCCCAAGTAGCATTATCAGGCATAAGATCCTTGAATGCGTCCGAAACATCACCTTGGCACCAGCAGTTATTTGATACAACAATGTCTTTCCCTTCGATATTGATATACATCTTTCTTCCACCACATCCAAGGCTGTTCCATCCGCTCGGTACGTTTTCCACCATAGGCTTAAGCACCCAGCTTTCACCGTCTATCCTAACCCATCCTGGATCGTCTTTGTGCTTGTCGTACATATTTTGCCAAAAAGAGCATTCGTAGCACCACCCCCTGTCTTCTATGACAGTTCTTATCTCACACCTTTCAAATCCATCTGCATCCATCGTGTGCGGAGAATGAGGCTGGTGAGGGGTGCCACATTTTGGGCATACGAGTTTTAAATTATTTTCCATATTATTTTACTTTCACGATCTTAATAGAATCTCCGATATTGTATTCCCCTTGGTATCTAACGAATTTTATGATTTTATTATGTTTAAATATTGAAATTCTTTCGTCTTCAGCATAATACATCACACGTCCACCCTGTAAAGGACGTAAATCATATATAACCCATCCGTTATTAACCTGACTATCATCATGCGAACATGATGATAACACAAGTGCCATCAATAAAACAAAATACCTCATATTATTTTCAACATAAAAATTTATAACCTATTTTTACTGCCTCTGCTTCTTCTCTCGTATCAAACATTAAGGTAGTGACAGCTCCTATGCCTTCACAAACGTAAGACACTTTCACCCACCACCTAAAAACCCCAGAGCCATAATCATCATAGTACGGCTCAGAAAGAACTTCTTCTACATACCCATCCAAATAATTCACGATCGCTCCTCCTTATTTTTAGATTCAGCCTCTTCGAGTATGCTGATCACCTTATCAACAATATCCGAATCAGACATTTTCTCAATAAAAATATCCATTGCCTTAGTTATGTCATTGGCTTCTTTTTCCTCAAGAGCTATTTCCCCACCGGTAATAGCATCATATAATGATGTAGATAAGTGTCTTATCTTATCAATGCTCATAAACGTAAATGGATTACCACCTTGACCCCCACCCATTTCTTTCATGATCTGATATCCACCTGAGATAAGTCTGCCTGATGTCGTGGCCAAGGAGGATACGATTAGGGACAGTACCGCCGCTTCCGTCCGCTCCTCGGACACACCCCTCGACCACACGGCTGTCCTTATAGCGCCGGCCAGATCGTCTATGTATGGCATGAGGCAATCTTCCATCGCTTGTGTTATATCAGCTATAACCTCACTACGCTCTTTATTTATGTAGTAGATAGAAGCATTGTACCTCTTTATCTCTTTGTCCATATCATTTAAAAGACGCTTGATATTGTGCTTATACATAGGACCACCCTTAATCACTTCCTTTAGCTTAAGAATGTAATTATAAGCCTGGTCGTTTACGAACAGCGTCATGGTCTCAACCGTTGAATGAAGCGTGTTGAGACTGTTAAGAATCTTATCGAAATTGTTTATCAAATAAGCTTTTCTGGCTTTTGCTGCATAGTTAATCATCGCATTCGAATTTTAGATTTTCAAGTTCATGTATTTGTAACCTAAGAGACTTAATTAAATTCGTTCTCTGTTCCTCTGCATGTTTTAAAGCCTCTTCCTTGCTTTCAAAAGCACAATCCCCTATCTGATAAGGGGTGTAACGACCAGGGGTGTCGGCTAATAAAAGACCACCACAATCTTCTATTCTGGCTTTTACCTTTCTTATTTTCCCATCTTTTAGACACATGTCTGTAACCCATACGAATTTACCATATAATTTACCATACTCTTCTGATCTCTCTTCTTGCAATTCATACCATTTAGGCTTAGGAAATCTTAATGTGAATTTAACCTCAGTATCTTTTTCTAAGACATTAATATCGTATGCTTCCGGCCACAGCTCTTTTATGCTGTCTTCGTCTTCGGCATACGCTACAAGTATGAATGAATCATCGGATTCACCACTACACCAATATGGATATTTTATAGGCCATTTGACTGGACGGTAGTCGTTACCGCAGTCGGATTTTTTAATGTAAAATCTCGCTCTAATCATATCGTTATTAATCTGATAATTTTTCTATTTTAATTAATTTTGATGATAGATACATATTCCATTTCCCTCTGCCTCTGTCACCTTTTTCGTTTTGTTTTTGGATTGTCAAGTACAGATCTCCGTCTTCACATACTTCAACTTTTTTCAAGAAGCCTATCATTTCATCTCCTGCTTCGTGTAAAATACGGATCTTATCTCCTTCTTTTAACCCATAATTGGAATCAAAGTATTCTTTTTTGATTCTATCAATGTTGTCTTTATGGTTTTTTATAGCATAAAGCTCTTTTCTTAATAAATAATTTAGTTGTTCTATTGTCATTTCTTTTCCTCCTTATTTAATGGTATTAATCCTTTCCCGTGCTTATCATACCACAGCATAGCTATACAATTCCATGCACATTGTGCAAGATGAAAAGCTCCTGTATCTGAGTCTATTCTTTCCCCTTTCATGTATTCCATTAGGTGTCTGGCAGCCGCAGCACGATACCGTTCAAACCCGTTGTCAAGGTTCTGCCATTTATTGGGTCCGTACTTCTTTGCACCAGCATGATAGACTCTTACAATATCCTCAATCTCTTCCATTGGAAGCAAATCCCATCGTAGTTTGTCGTCAATGATGTCATTTTTCACCGATTTGTTTTCTATGGGGTCTTTGGTAAGAATAATATCCATAATATCCGTTTCTATGACGAACGTCTCCCCATTGCAACAAACCTCAGCATATTTATCATTTACTTCTATGTCTGATACTGCCTCCGCTATAGCTCCTTTGACGATTTTAAATTCGGAACTGATTATATCATCTTTTAATATGCGAAAAATAGATCCTTTTGGATAAAGGATATTTTTAGTATTATCATCCATCTTTTCCATTGCTTTATCGTTGTTTTACCTTATTTCGATAGTAATATAATCCATCTTCGTCTTATACCCTATCATTTCTGTTTTTCTCAAAATACTGTCTTACGGCTTCAATCGCCTTATCGTCATCAAAAGCCTCTACAAACCCCTCATAGAATCTATTTCGCTCCATAGAGAACGTATTGCTTCCATCCGGAATGGTTCTGAACACAACTACCTTCTCTCCATCTACGTTCGTTCCTATGATGTTATTGTGAAGAATAATAGAATACCGCCCAGAGTTTTTGTTCTGGACGACACTATGTTCGAGATTGTAGAGTCTAAGTAGTTCTCTTATTTCTTTTACTCCCATATTATTTTACGTTTTTAGAAGTTACAGCCTCTTCTCCCCATTTCTTTACATATATAGATCTCATCATGTTCATTAAATCGGAAAAAGAGGATATGGTTCCCATTTCTATACAAAATGCAAGATTAGATTGAAGCGTTTCAAGTTCTTTTAACTGCTCTTGGGTTGCTCTGTTATCTAAAACATATTTATGTTTATTGAATACAATCCAGTTTAATTTATCAGCCATTTCTATGTAATCAACATCTTCAAATTTTGATACAGACCTTGAAAGAGTATTGTATTTATCTCCTATCTCTATTCTATCCAAAATAAGTTTATCATTTAACCATCCAGTGACTTCTGCATACAGCATAGGATTTAATTCTATAGCGACTAATACCCATATGTAGGGATCACACATAACATTCCTGTTTGTTCCTCTTCCTGTAGTCTTATAGGCATTATACCACTTCATTACTTTTATCAAAGAGTTGTTTTCCACTATATCCATAAACTCTTTCAAGGTTTCACTTTTTATGTATTTCTGTTTTTTAAGAATATAAAATATCCTTTCTGCACTCTCCTTGTTCGAAAGAATATTTTCTATTCTCTTATCATTCCACCCCATCTCCACTCTTTTTCTTGTATATGCCTCTTGTAATCCAGTTAATGACATAAAGGAAGTTTTAATGTCCTGTCTGATTACCACTCCATACAATAACCTGTCTTTAGAAATCATAACTTTTAAATTATTTAATAAAATACGCTTGTATTAAAATTACACGACGTAAAAATATAGATTGTGCAACTTTAATACAAGCGTATTGTGTTAAATTTTACTTATAGTGTTTTTATAGACTCACATTATTCCTTCTAAATTTACTTTTATAGAACCATTTATGGTTTTAATGCTCCCATCTATGGTTGAAATCACATCATCTATATCATTTATAATGCCTTCCATGTCATCAACCACCTCCTCCATATCAGTTACAGCCCGATCTGATTCCCAATATCTTTCTGAGTCTTGTAACGATTCCGGTATATTATCTCTCGCCTCCGTCTCTTCATCTAAAATCATATCAATATCATCTTTGGCTGAATTTATGTTGTGCTTTAACTCCGATAACTTTGATTTGATGTATTCAAAATCTGTTTTATACTTATTTGCGTTTTTGATAACATCTGATATTTTTTTTCTTCTCTTGTTGTTCATGCTTTTATCCTATTATAATATTCGATAATCTTTTCTTTCCTATCTCCCGGTTTTACTGCCATATTCTCAGCCAGGAACCTAAAATACGACACCGGTATGTCCTTGAATCTAATTCCTTCATATTTTCCAAACCACATTATTATGCTGTCAAGATCGTCTTCTCTCCTACCATCTCCATTCACAGATTTAAGCGAGGCTGCCCGACGAAGGATCTCGTCTTTGGTAATAATATCACCCATCCTTATATTAGACAGAAGTTGATCGCCGGCAAACATACACCAGCCCTTAGAAGGGAATTGCTCGATTGTCAGGTCTTCTATCCGACCGAAACGCCTCATGTTGTCGCAGCAGTCAATAATCAGCGCCTCTTTCTTATCAGGATGAATACGAACGCACCTGCCGAGCACCTGGTAATATGTTGAATATGAGAATGTTGGTCGTCCAAACATCACACAATCAAGTTCGGGAAAATCAAATCCGGTAGCAAGCGTTGAATAATTAAAAACCACCTTCAACTTACCTTCTTTGAAATCTGATATGATTTGCTCTCTTTTCTTTTTGGTTGTTAGCGATGTTACGACACCGGTTATGGCTCCCATCTTGGCATTCATGAACTCGGATATTCTATTACATGATTCGATAGAATCCATGCAAACCAAAATGGCCTTACGCTCGTTCATAAGTTGAAGAAGGCGCTTGTAGATAGAGTTGTTTAAGCCGTTTCGTACAATACTTTCTTTAATAGATTCGTTGGTGTATTCGGCTCCGGTACTGTTTAACATCAGAGCCGATTCATCAAAAGACCATCGTTCGTACTTAAGAGGGCACCAAAACCCTTGAGAGGTTAGTTCTTGTATTTGAGTTACATGAACTATTTTCTTGAAGAAGTTATGCTCGTCTTTCGTCAGCATATTGAGCTTGCTATAGTTCCCTTCCAGCATGGAGCTGTAGGTCCGGAGGCGGCAGGGCGTGGCAGTGAAGCCCAGCACCTTCGCCTCTGGAAACCTGCTCATAAACTCCATAAATTCAGAACCTTCTTCAGGAGAGTACCCTGAATGACAATTTCCAGAAACAAATGTATATCCTTTATATCTTAGTACTATACATCCAGATGGAACCTCTACGCAATAAACTTGTCCGGTGTATTTTTCATATCGTTTATACATAGAGTTAGTGCCTCTTAGTTTTTTGTCTTTTGTTATAAAAAGCCTATAAACATCCGAATATGTTTCTTTTCTGCCATCCTTTTCAATAGAAACATAGCATCCGTGGCCAGCTATTGTGGCTACAGAATTATAAAAATCCACCTGCGTTTTATCGGTCGATGAATAATAAAGCATCGTATTCCCTATAATACTTCCGTCCCATAAAGAACACTCTTCTATTACCGATCTTGCTTTTTCGTAAGACATTGGGAACGATATATGATTTCGAATATCCTTTGTTGTAAACTTTGGCATTCTCACCATAAACCTTCTTCTGTTTTTCGTATTTCCTTCTTTTTTTATTTTTCCTTTAACTTCCCATATCTCAACGTTTGCATTCTTACATAAATAATGAATCCTTTTTATTTTTCTTTCTTTTGAAAATGAGAAAGATATAATTGTGTCATTTTCGTTTTTGTTATGAATACTTCCATCTGCTTGTGTTGCTATAAACAACCTCTCCATGTCAGATAAGGAATCGCCTTCGCTATCTACACGTGATATCCCTGATACCGGAATGCATTTCCCAGATTTAAAAGAAGCTTCAGATATTTTCTGTTTATACCATTTACCGTATTTCTTATCATAAAACAAGAAATCATGATTCTTTGTCACTGGAAGATCTATTCCATGTTTAATATGAAGTAAACAAATGTCACCATCGTGCGGCTTGTTGATATATCTGATAGGCATCACAAAATCAATAAATCCTTTATCATATTGAGCTACCCTTACATTTTGTTCTAATTTATTAAATTGAACAAACCCTTTTTCGGTTAATATCTCCACATCTCCAGTAAAACATTCATCTATCAAGATCGTATCTATCCCTATATCCTTCAACCTCGCTACATCTTTCTTTATGCTCTTTAATGTTGCATAAGTCATAGCCGACAGTTCCTTTATACCACATGAAGCAGAATATATGGTAGGTTTAGAACCGAATGATACGGCCTTTGCATAATTCTGCTCCAGAATCTCTTTTGAGGGCTGTAATACTAATGTCGGTCTATTTATTTCATGTGCTATCTTGGATATCAGAAGGCTCTTTCCACATCCGCATGGGGCTACGATTATGCCAGGCTTCTTAGATCTTCCTGTAAGAAACTTAAGCCCGGCATCTACCGCCTCTTTCTGGTAAGGTCTAAGTTCAAAGCCCATCGCAATCTATTATATTATTTTTTGAAAGTTCTATTATCGCCTCTTTCAACATCTCCCTTGCCTTATTCTCATTATCTTCAAACAGGCATACACTGCATGTAGCACCTTTGGAGGGGTAGTCTCTGTAGGCTTCTGCTCTTTCTACAACGTATTCACAACAATAGTCGTGACTCATGTCTTTTGCTATACTTATAAAATGATCTTCTCCATCCATCAACACGCAATATTCAGCATCGTTTTCACATGCAATAACACCTTTGTTTTTTAAAATGGATAGCACTTTATTTCCAAAAAGTCCAATATAGACCCATATATCTTTCCCTGCATTTTTGTAAAAAATATCCATCCCTTCTTTGATTGTGACTTTCTTTTCCATAACCCCTTATTTTATATCAGTAATTAAAATATATTTTTTAACAATATCTTCAAGACTCTCAGAAGAACGTATATATAGTTTTTCTTCGTACTCATATAGAGCGTACCCTTCTTTTATGTCTAATATTTTAATCACATGCTTGCCTCTTTCAAATGGATCCTCAAAGTAGTTCTTATGTTCGTATCTTTGACTTACTTTGATTTTGTCAGTTTTCTTCTTCATCTTATAACGATCTACTGCTTCACCTGTTTTTATGAAAATTGTCGTGAGCAAGTATAATAAAACTAAATACAAAAGGATCGCTACTCCACATATTAGATCTTCTTTCATTGCACTTCCTTTAAGTAGTTAAACCAAATAGCCTCAAGTTTCTCCTGGAACTCAAACGCCTTTTTAAAATTTCCGCACCGTACCGCCACGTTCCTCATCTCTTCAAGATATATGACTTCCGGATCTTGCCGGTATTTTGTTCTTAACTTTTGAACGTCCTCGTATTTCATCGATTTATCTTTTTAGACGGATCCCAATCTGAAGAGAAAGGGCATTCGTTTTTGTTATGTAATCCAAAGTCACAATAATAACACAGTGCCGACGGGCAGGGTAGCTTGTTTTGCGAAACAGGCTGGCTTAGGGTGGCACGCCGCTTGCTATACCTGGCTCCTTCTGCTCCCTGGATGTATGCCTGAAATGTTTTTACACTATTATCTTCAAAATCATACATTTTGGATAAAGTGTCATTTAGCATCTCTATAGATTTTGTTTTACGTTCTTCATCTACCTTAACCTTTTGGTACTGCCTGGTCCTGGTAAAGAAATAGATGTTCATATCTGGCAGAACCCCACCATATCTTCTATAGATGTAAAATGAATATATAGGATGCTGTAAATTTGTTTCCAACTTCTTAGAATCAAAAACCTTATTCCCTGATTTCCAATCTATGACATAATGATGAATTACGTTCTTGCTTTTTATAGCAAGATGAAGGTCTACCGATCCTACTATGTACACATGGGTATGAATTATCCCATTTATGTCAATAGGCTTAGGAAGACGGTACGGCAGCACAAAATCTTCTTCGACTCCTACTATGGCGCCATGTCTGATAAGTTTCTCACAGGGATTAAGATCACTATCAGCTATCATAAATCTATTCCCATCTTTTTTAAATAAATCCACAATCCAGGCAAGAAGCTCCCCGGATTGCTTCATGGCTATCATCATATTTTCTGGTGACTGCCAAGGTATGTCTTCTTGGTAAGCATAGTAACTTATAGCTTCCCCAAGATCTTTGCCAGAAGGCTGTCTTCCGTTCTTGAAGAAGTATTCCAGTGTCTTATGAATAACCGTACCATAAGACGTAGCTTCTTGTTTTTCTGTAGACCTTTTGCCCTCTACGTAAGTCTTATACCATTTCATTGGACAGGTAAGAAACGTATCTATCTGGGAATAAGATATGGCAAGACGTTTCACGCCATTAAACTCCTTATATAGCAAATGCGTTTCCGGGACCATCATAAGCTATCGTCTTTAAATCCTTCCGGGTAATATACGACATACTTCTTACCGTCTTCTGGTGTCATGGCAAACTGCATGTAGTTGTTACGATTACGATGCTTGCCATCTAATCCTCGTTTCCAATACAGAATCCCGTCTATATCCACATAAGATCGGCCCCGGTCCCGCCGAACGACGTCCGTGTGTAGCAGGTAGCCGTCGGAAGACACGATCCACACTTTATCCCCTTTGTTTAAATAAGATATTCTTTTTCTTACAACAACCTTTTTCTTATTATCCAATACAAATTCCTCGTCAGTCATACTCTTCATCCTCCTCTTCTTCTGTTTCAAAATCAATTCCATATCTCATATTCTATTAAATATATTTAAAGCTATTCGTATGTTTTAATACATCCCCTCGGAGACCTTTCGGTCTCCGAGGTAGATGTAAATCCCGTTAGGGATAAGTCAGGATTTCTCCTGTTAGTACCCATCGCCAATGTTATAAGAGGTTTTATATAATGGCAACACTGTTTCGTCAAATACACTACTCCTGTTTAATCACCATCCTTAGAGCTACAGACTTGGGTAAACATCCGTAGGTAACTATCTATTCTCAAATAACGTAGTGTTTGTTTCAACACTTAGGCTAATAACCCGATCTCTGAAAGAGATGTATTAAACTTTTATAATAGAATTATATTGGGTTAATACTATTTGGGGTTATAACACCGATCATAATGCCCGGTCAGTTCTTCTGGTTCTAAATCTTGTCCAAAATCCATATTAAATTATATACTTAATTCTCCTTCTTCATATTTTATATTCACCTTGTCACCGTTTTTGTAAGTTTTTCCAGACAAGCATCTTACTCTCATTTGCTCCTGTCTTCCATTTTTCAAAATATTTACCATATAATGATTCTTCCCTGATCTAAATACTATCTCCACCTCTCTGCCATTTAAATCTTCCGGACATTCGTACACCATTTCTTGTTTTAACTTAAGAAGTAACTTATATACGTAAAACAAAACGATAAAGAAAAACGACCCTATCACAACCCCTACTAAATGAGAACCCGAAAAGTAGGTAGTCCAGCTATATCCAAGAATAAAATGTGTTATACCCTTAAATGATATGATGTCTGATAAAGACATGCTTAAATCAGAAGCATTGTCAATATCCGTATCCAGATCAGATCCTAATATCGACAACAAAAACTGTATAACAAAAGCAAATGATGCTATTAAAGCCATGCATAAAATTATATCACTTCCCATATCCTTCTGTTATTGTTTTGTAAACAAGATCAGTCATATCTTTGATGGTCTCCATATCATAATCAGTAATAACAATATTGAATTTTTGTTCCACCATCATTTCCAATTCAATTTGATCAATAGAATCTAATCCAAGTTCTTTAAACGTCACATCTTCTTCATGAACTATATCCATTTCCGAATTAAGAAACTGAGTAATAATTATATCCTCTATTATCTTTCTGATTCTTACTTTTTCCATTGCTTTCTAATTTTGTTAAATAAGTATGTTTTTATGTTTTTCAATCTCTCTTTGTCTGTTTCAGAACTTCCGGTAAACAAATAATCCGGATTTCCTTTAGCCGGCGGCGTAGGCAATTTAGATACGGCAAACAACCAATCCATTTCCTTATTCTTCTTAGACTCCAAATAAGGCTCGGTAGCGATCTTAAATTTTTCAGCTATTAAGTCAAAGAGCTTTGAGTTTTTAAGGTTCATATGGACTGAAAAAGCCTGAGAAGGCGGTTTCCATATGAAGTTACATAAGCTCATTGTATAATCTCCTGACTCTGCTATATAAGATTCCGTTACCTGAAGTATGACCTCTTTCTTGAATGAGGTGTTACCCATAAACCAACACAATCTGGATTCTGCTTCTTTTCTGCTGACACCTATGTCTTTTGAATATGATTCGTACATTCCTATCATAATCTTCAACGTTTCCAGAACCTCGTCTGTCATTTCCGGTGTCTCTATATAATTCACAAAAGACGTTCCCTTGTTGGTCAATCTCATCACGCCTGATTTTAATTTCTCAACCAGGCCAAGCTCTATATACCTCCCAGCATCTTCTTCCGGCATGGCTTCGATCATAACCGAATCCTTCTGTCTTATGGCAAGAAGATTGGCAAGATCATTAGGAGTCATGTCTGATGCTGCAAGTTGTCTGAAATTGATGTACATGCCTAATCAGCTTTAATAAAAATAACATCCTTACCATCCTCCCTCTCTACGTGATTACACGGGCCTGCGACTACATCTACCGACCCGCATGTAATGTGGTCATTAAATATACATCCTTCACATCCTAAGTCTGGCTCTGGAGCATCCACACATTTTAATCTTACAAGTCCGGCAGTAAATACTTCTCCTACTTTAAATTCCTTCTTTTCCATATTCCCTCCTTGTTTTTAACTGTTGTACCCTTCTTTAATAATCGAATTTCTACCGGTAGATACCGACTGTCGAAGATCGTCATGTACAGAATCTACCGTAGAATACTTGTTTCTGGTTGTAAAAATCACTTCCAGCATCTCCTTGTAATCACCTAAAGCTACTTCGTATCTCGGATCTACTTTGGCTTTTCTTTCGGCCTCGGCATTACTTTTAGCCAGTTCTCGGTCGAGGAGGTCTTCTTTGATTCGGTCAGCAATCATATCAAGTTCTTTTTTAATAACTTCTCCTGCTGCCCGAAGTTGACCTTCTACGTCACCAAGCTGGTCTTGGACGGTTCCTATTTCTTTCTTTAAACGATCGTATTCGTTAATCATACCCATATCACCTGCATATCCGGAAAAGTCCTTGATTATTCTGGTTCCTTCTTTAAGGAGCTCAATGACTCGTCTTTTACGTTCTCTGCTTATTAAAGACGGAAGACGATAATTCATATCCGCCACCGCCTTATCATGTATGGAGTTGATTAAAAACATCTCTCTTTCATCTCCTGCAAACTCAGTAAGAACCAAAAGGAACTTACTTATCAGGTATTCGTTTTCTTCTACTGTCAGTCTCATGGTTCTTATTTTTTTTTTAATACAATGACTGTTCTTCTTTTGTCTCTTGTTCTTGTTCCTGATTGTCCGTAACGTCTTCCACAGTATAGAGCTTGGGCGGTGTCGGCGGCTGGTTGGGGTTCACGAACTTCGTCCCGCCCTCCCCGTACATCCATCCATGCCCCGGCAGAATCTCTGGGTGGATTGTATTAGTAAGCTCTTCCATACTAACTTGCCTTACCTTCAGTATATGATGAAACACCAGTCCGGCTGTCCTGAATGATGTTTTGTTTTCAGTTTTAAACCTATCAAGAGTCTGATACCAATCTTTCCCAAATATCATATACTTATCCAGCCCGTACCTACGAGGATTGTGCAAACCTATCATTAACGTACATAACTGACCCAGCGTATCAGATTGGTAAAAATCAGAAAGACGCGGAGGCTGCTCTTGTGGGCTTTTTATCCTTCCTTCTATCTCTCTGTTGAATTGTGATATGATGAGGAAAAATATGTTTTTATATACTAATTTAGCTTCGTTCATAACCGCCACCAAATCATCTATAGCCGACTTAGGATCTAACCCCATTCTTTTTATCAAAGCAATATGATCGACTTTAAATATTATAAGACGTTTGTCTTTGTGTTTGGTAGCTATATGATACACAGCCGCCTCAAACTCTTTTACCGTACACGGAGCATCGATGTATATTATATTATTCCTGATTTCACCTTGAAGGATTTCAAACATCCTCATCTCTTCCACTGTATTAGAATCTTGCCTTCTTAATATTTCAGGAGCCCGCTTTTTCATATCCTGGCTCATTCTACGAAGAAGAAGATCTTGAGGATTCATTTCGAACTCGCAATTAACAAGAAAATAATCTTCTGCTTGCGGGTTGATCATCGGATTCATCACATTTTCCAATATCTTTTGGGCCACATACGATTTACCTACAGATGGCCGGGCTCCTATGGCAATAGCATGCTGAGGGAAAATACCTCCAAGCAAAGCCTCATCAATATAATCGTATCCGGTTTTAGCGGGGATAAGCTCTCCCCGCCTGTATTTCAAGATATTCTCATACGCCTCTTCCATAACCTGTTTAGAGGTCTTGAATATCCTTCTTATATCTATTTTATTTTTCAGATCCTCTTGCATTTTTGTCGCCTTTCGTATCCGATTTGGATCCCCTATTAGCTTTTACTGATTTATACCTAAGACCGTTCTTGGTATGAGAACAATCCTTGCCTTTTCTCCAGCCCTTACCCTTCTTCTTGTCCGTTTCGTAGTTTTTACGACCAAGCTCCCGGCGTTTGGCTTTCTGTTCCGGTCTGGCATTTATCTCCTTGTCTTTTTTAGCCTTTTTCTTCCTGGCTTCGGGATGAGTCCTGTAGTACTCTGTTGATCTGCCCATCTTCTTACATTTTTTTGATTGATAATAGCACAAAGATAGGCAATTCTCGCCCTATTTCAACCTGCCGTAACTCATATCAGGATCACACCAGACATACCCGTCTTTCTCATCATGAAGATACTCAGGACATCCTCTACATGCGCTACTTCCTGACACTATTTGATTGTTTTTATTAGGGCACTTATCTCCAGGTTTATGCCATTCTATTCTCGAACCTGATCGCTCTTTGTTTACATGACAGAATTGAAATACTTTTCCCATCGTCTTCTCGCCAAACATACCTATATGTGTGTATTCTTCCGGTATAGAGAGAAATTCAGATAAATCTTTATACATCCTTTCCCGTTCCTCCGGCGTAGACCATAGTCTGTCAAGTTCGGCATGGACTCTTATCTTAAGAGATCTCAGTGATGGCCCCGCAAGCCGGCCTTTAGCTTTTCCCTTATTCGGCCCTGATTCATGAACACCGACATAAGCGTTGCATGGTTTACACATCATAACCATCCCTAAGCCTTTTCTGCTATATATTTTATCGGCATTTACCAGCTCAGTCTCTCTTCCGCAATAAGGACAAATTTCGCCTCTTAAAACCCGTTGTTGGCGCTCATTAAGTTCCATACCCTATTCTTTTGTTTTTCTTTAAACTTTTCATACAAACTGTTTTCAGTTTCCATTTCCGAGATCTCTACCTCTACGTCCTCTCTTTTGAAAATTACTTTCTTGGCTGTCGGATACGCGCATTTAGAGATACGAATAGCATTACGAATAGCGTAAACAAAATACGTTTCTGGTGACGATTCGATCACCACTACCTCATTTAAAGTATTTTTATAATTTTCCATGTTGTTATCTACTTGCTTCAATTATATAACCCGGATGATCTTCACACGCCTCTTTGTATTTGATAAGAAACTTAAGAAATGAATCATAAGACCCCCATCCATTTTCTGGCTCGTATTTCAAAAGACTTTTTCTCTTGGAGATCATAATACATATACCTTTTGTAAGTACATTCTTCATTTCATCGGTATCTATTTCCCTACCCAATTCTTCTGGTCTCCAAACATAATCGTACAGCGTTTCTTTATTTTCTGATACGAATATTCTTTGTGCCATCTTGTTCATGTTGTGGGTGATGTTCGCAACCCATTCACGATCCTCTTCTTTCTTCTTACTTTTAATATAAACGTCCAGGCTCATACTGTTTTTCTTTTACCTTGTTATTGATTATCAAATCTGCCACATCATCTCCGTCTCCTACATTTTCAACATTTTGAAGATAGTCCGATACTTTTATCCTTGACTTCATCATCATCCCATCTATCTTTTTACTCCATGTGTCAAATGCTTGTCCTTTGTCCGGAAAAGCTACAGTCTTTCTATCTTTTAAAACATCTATCACTTCCGGTCTTAAGTTCTGCAACCCACCGGTAGCTACAAACAACTCATCTGGTTTATTCACGGCGCATATAATAGCCGTCTTTTCTGACTCCACCAAATTAACTACCTTATCTGGATACTGGCTTAGAAGATGTTCTCCAAACAGGCATTGTCTAAACAAGAAGTCTCTTGCATGCAACGAGTGATAAAACATGACATGAGGTCGCTCATTGTCACCGTCTTTTTCCTTCACTCTTTTTACATCAATCTCATTCCCCTGGCTGTCGGTCTTTATATAAAAATCCATAATCTTGCCGGTTCTGCATACAAAGTCCTTATCTATCTGCCAGAATATACAACACCCTTTCCATCCCCATAAATCCATTGTTCCGACATGGTACCTTCTGAACACATCAGACACCCTTTCTTTCCCCCACAGAGACGATAAAAATCTAAATACGGTGTTTCTATCGTCTGGAACCACAGTCCTCTCAAACTCGCTAAAAGGTATGTAATTTACAACGTCAGGATTTACAGGAGGACGATAAGCTCTTATACACTTATTTCCCGAAATCCAAAGATCTTTATCACCTACATCCTTACCAGTAGGTCGTTTATCGTAACCGCAAGTCCGTTCATGATCGCATCTTCCGAACTCGTTTCCAACAACCTGACCTGTTGCCACATCAATATAAGGGGTGAGGCACCGACTTTTCCCGCAAGCCGGGCAGGTTAGCTTTAGTCGGCTCCTGCCAGGTCTGCGGTCAAGTTGAAACCGGGGTACGTTTTCGTATCTTCTGAAATCAAGCATTTTTAACTCCTCTCATTGCTTTTTATATTATGAACCTTTTAGATATTTCCTCTGCAATATCATATACAACCGTATGATCCTCTTCATTGTATGGTTTATTGATATTCAACACTCCTTTTCTCACTTTGAATTTCTTATCTTTTCTAAGGTGATTCAACATACCTTGTTGGAACACACAGTCCGCCTTTTCAAGTGCTACACTGTCTTCTGTCCATTCTTTCAGCGTATATCCTTTACTGCTCGTGCTTTTTGGAGAAAAGTTCATAATACGTGCATCAATGCCATACCATGCTTTAACCATTCTTCTTTCAGCTTCCAATTGGAATGCATATGATTCCCATATTCCTCCCGATTTAAAGTCAAGAATGACCACTTCTTCTTTTTCCACTTCTCTTACTTCCTTCTTCGGATCACCTTTTTTGAACTGTCCGGTAGCCCTTTGATACACGGCTCCAAAATAACCTTCTTCTTTGTATTTGAATGTCATTTTAACCATCGCATCAATAGGTGTTGCTACAAGGTAATCCTCTAAAGAAAGGATTCTTTCTATCATCATCGGTTTCACCTTGTAATCAGAACAGAATTTGGCAAACTTCATGACCCTGACAATCATATCGTCAAGATCATCTATGCTATTAAAGAACCGATCAAGATTTTTCTTAGATATCTTCAGCTTGCCTTCTTGCACTGTCTTAACCACAAAGCTTCGATTTAAGACCATATCTCTACCTGTTAGGTACAATCCGTATAAGTAGTGCATGATCGTTCCCTTATCGGCTTCATACTGCGCTACCTCTTCTGGATTGCGACCAAGCATCTTTATCTCTTGCTTCCATTCCTGAAGTGCTGTCTTATCATCTACATACCCATCTTTGATTAAAGTTGTTACCGAAGCATATATCTTAGCCGTCCCATCATCCATCTTTCTTACATAAAAACGATTATCGTCTAATGTCAATCTTACGAATTTGGGGGTCTCAATCTTCTTTAACTCATCACAGATATAAAACGGCTCTAATGTTTCCTGATTTTCTGTAAACGGATTCGAATCTTCTTCTCCAGGGTTAGGAGCGGCTTCCTCCTCCTGAGCTTCTGGTTCCTCCTTCTGGACCGGCTCTGGCTCAGGCGCCGGCTCTTTAACTACTGGAACCTGTCCGCCTCTTTCTGCTATGTCTCTGTTCTTTATTAAAGACATAACCTCCTTCTTCAACTGCTCTGGTGTTTGGTTAGGATCTGACACCGACATCACAACATCGTTCATTCTAAACAACGTATTTCCCTCTCCTTTCACCATAGGTACAAACCCTAAATCTATTAATATTTTAATCTTTTCTTCTATCATACCTATCAATTATTTCAATAATCAACCTACCTCTTTCCTTGATCATTCCTCTGCTTTCCATATCCAGTACCTTCTTTACCGCATACTTCCACACAAAAGGAAATTCTGTTTCAAGTTTATCAAATTCCATCCGGTCAAGATACATGTCGAATACCGTATGCTCCGATTCATGAAGGAAAACTATATTATCCCTGCAAGTAGCAACTGACTTATATATCCTTTTCGGAAGTATGTGACAGACGTTACATACTGTAGGAAAATGAATAGCCTTACCGGTCATAGACATCCGACTATTATTTAACTCTTCCAGCATAAGACGAAAAAACCCGGATAAATCCGGGTTCTCTAACTTTTTCTTCTTGCTGCTGTTTTTAATGGATGTAATTCTGTCTTTTTTCTTCGGAGTCAACTCTTTACTCCTGCAAGCCTGGCATAAGCCATGACTTCTTATCATTACTTTTCGTCCGCATCGTTCGCAGACGTATAGCTTCTTTTCCTTGCTTTCCATTCGAATAATAATGATATTATTGAAAAGAATAATCCCGCTGAAGCCAGTAGATAAGGTACGTTCATTAATAATTTAGATACCTCGTCTGTCTTAATCACTATCAGAAGGAAAGCGCCTGCTGAAAGCAATGATATTATCGCCACAACAAGCGCTATGTTGGAAACTACATCAGCCTTACTCTTCACTCTTCTTCTCGCCTAATTTTTCAGCTCCCTTCTGAAGATCGTATTTAAACACTTCAATGATTTTCGTTTCCACAATAGACTCGCAATTCCAGTCTCCTAACGTACCCTGCATACCTTTAGTCAACACAGCTTCGGCATCCTTAGGATTGCCGGCCTGTACATACATATAGCATGGTGTTTTCTTTTCTTTACCTTTCTTTTCATCCAGTGTAATATAGTTTATTTTACACTTATACCAGTACTCGGCTTCTCCGTTGAAAAAGATCTCTGATACCTTAATAGGATTTATTTTAGTGATGTTGAACTCGTTAAATAAATCCTTGAAAATCTCTAAAGATCTTGATTCCGCCTCTGTATAAGATAAGGCATCTACCAAATACTTTTCATTTACTTTCTTTTTTTTGCCGTTCTCGATATTGTCAATCTCGGCTTTTACCGTAATTTCAAACCAGCGATTCATGTTATTAATATTTAATTAGTTGACTTCTTTTTATCTATATCATTTTTAAGTCTGGCAGAGCACCACTGTAGAACGTCCATCATCATCATCTCATTATTAGATAAGATACCTTTTATAACTAACGCCAATTGATGATGTGACATTCTTTGGCTCATATCAAATCTTCTTTCTTCTTCATTTACTATCGTAGCTACAAAACACTTACATCCCTCTAAGCGCTCCAAGGCTTCAGTCATAGCTTCTTTCTTGTTTGTTTTTTGGACAAAGATATATCTTTTGATAATAAAAAAGATTCAAAATGATTTAATTTAGCTTAATTACTGCTCTTTTGATTCGTCCGGTATAGGCATGTCAAACTTTTTTCTGATAAACGACTCTGTTTCTTCATTGAATGGATAGGCTTCCTTAATAAAATTCATAGCTACCTCCATATCACCGTCTGCTATATCTTTATACCTTTCAAAGATACCAACCAGGTCATTGTTATATGAACGCTCTTGTTTTATGTTGTACACGTATTTCAACACCCTGTCTTTAATTTCATTGGCTTTTTTCACGGTGTCATTGAAGGTATTTATACTTGTCAATTCAGGGTTTTTATTTTTCTCATCTATCTTATCAAACTCTTCCTTGCTATATCCTGTTTCTCCTTTAACAGCCGGGCAAACACCCTCCTTCATGATCCAAAACTGTTCATACGATCCTGCCAGATATCTCGATTCTGTTTTAAATGCATTATACTTGACAAGCAAATTAGCCACCTCAGTTGCACCTTCTATGGTTCTAAAACCGATGCCGATATCTTTTAACATGAATACCGGAACTCCAGTTCTTGGATACACGACTTCTTTTTTGTTCTTTATATTCCAGTTTTTAGCTTCAATTGGAATACCTTTACCAGCAAGCTCTTTGTCTATATACAGATATATCTCTTTGCATGTCAATGACACAATCTCATCCCTGCTTAAATCAAAAACTGTTTTCATTTCTTTTTATTTATTAAATTAAACAATCTACCTCTTTGTTCAGGCTCCGTATATTCCACCCATATATCGGCTGCCACATTTCTAAGAAATTCCATAAAGTCTTGATGATCCCTGTATTCAGCAGAATCAACTTCTCTCACAAAACTTAGAATTTCTTTTAACATCTTATTGTTTTCTTCAAGAAGTTCTCTGTCGGTCATGATCTCGTGAAAATATATTATTCAACATGTAATAGGCAGTAAATTTTCGATGTAGGCCCATCTTACGATATGGAAAATTCTAACAGCTATTTTCCAATTAGAGTTATTTGGCCCACAGACAATAGGAGTTCCATCTTGTTTAATAGCAATCAACATTCCACTGTGTTGTGGTGTTTCGCTTGCATCATGCCACGCGCTGCTGATGCTCCATTCTGCACCTGCCATGAAGTCTTCATAGCAATTATCCTTGCGTAAAACATAATCGTCTGCATCCACTTCTTTGAGAACGTTTCGCCGAAAATGTGTTTTACCTATGGTATAATCTTTTGCTGCTTTTTCAATATCTTCTCGTTTCATTTCTTTTTAGTTATTCGTTAAATACAATTTGTTCGATATGTGTATTCATCAATCATATCATTACCGATAATCTCAGGTAGCTCAAAAAATCTTGTAACCGGACAAACATGTGCTTCAATCTCCACACAAAGACCGTCACCCGGTATATAGGCACAACCTACGTTATTATTCCAGTTTATATGCTTTTGGGCTGCTTTAGCTACTTTATCGCAAGCTGATAAGTATTCAGTATATTTACTGTTAGCTCTTTTTATTTTCCTGAATAGTATATCGTTCATTTCTTTTTATATTATTACCAATCTCCGCCATCATTCGGTATTCCATCAATGATGGTTATACTATTTTCAATGTTACTGCCTCCATATTGCGTAAATTCCGGTGTGGGATTATAGTTTGTATCTCCATGCATCATTACATGTAATGTTCCGCTTGCTGAATATATCCATAATCGTTTCCCATCTTTCTTCCATTTTTTGGCAAGCCTCTTAAATGAATCAATTAGCTTGCATTCTTCTTCCGTGCATTCTATTCCGGCTTCTGTTCTGTATTTGCTCATATCTTTTTAAAGTTTATCTATTATTTTGTCACCCATTTCCTGCCATTTCTTCTACTATTTTATAGCTTAAACACCTCTCCAGGACTTTCCTGATTTGATTTTCCAGATCAGAAAGTGATGTGCTATTGAAATATCCTTCGTTGCCTAATCTGTTGACAGGTAATTTGATCTTATAAGAATGAATCTTGTCCACATCTTCTTTTGATAAAGTAGTGGTAAACACTCCTTCTTTGGTGACATTCACTTTAACAGTTACAGATAAACTGTTATTGGTATTCTTTTCCGTTATATTTAGTGTTGTTAATGCTGCCATAATCAAATCTTTTTAAAATCAATTTGAATAAATATAATGCATTCCTGCTTCATATACCTTATGTATATCAGGGTCATTCTTGTCTTCCGGTTCCAATTCACTCTCTTCAAGAGTATAATCCCATTCAGAGTTGTAGTACATATTCTCATTTGTTTTCTCCAAGGAGCAATCTTTCATCAAATTCAGATATTCTCCCCAAACTGCAACTTCCTGCTGTTGCTCTTCTTCTGTCATAAGAGATATTTTGTCTTTCAATTCTTTCCAAGTCATAGCTTGATTTATAAAAGGTGATTACTAATTTATTCCACATCAAAAAGTTGATCCAATACCAATAATTCTGCATTCATATCTTCATCTTTTTGGAAACGAACCTTTATGTTTCCGAACTTAGATGTTTTAAATAAGATGTAAGGATTCATATCTTCGGCAGTCACCGGCTTATACTCCTTAACTTCCGACATCTTGAGATACCAGTCACCTATTTTCACAAATTTGGAGAAGACAGAACACAAATGCGCTTTCACGGACAGTATTTCCCTTTTATCTTTAAAGGGTATAATTTCCTCCTTCCCTCTTATCCTGATTGATAGGAAAGGACGAATGTTGTCTGTTTCATTTTGGAATCTGAAGCCTGTTATGGCTTGCTTTGGGATTCTTCTCCCCATTAATACAAAATAGCTCATTGTTGAAAATATTTAATTAGACATAAATATACAAGTTTTACTAAGATATCCTTCTGTCATCTCTATGAAATTCACACAATCTAATTTGCTTAACTTGTAAATCAATGCCGGATTGTGTACTATGGCTATAATTTGTGTTTGTGGTTTATGGAATGACAATACATTATAAATTTGCATTATGTTATCAATATCAAGATTCCTGTCTGGCTCATCCATGAGAACCGTGTATTCAAAACTGCTTTTTGTTAATGCTATGCGGTTTCTTTTATAATACTTCAACAGGTTATCAATTCTTTTAATCCAAAACGCATTTGATTTTTTCTTGTATTCTACAAGATCTTGTATTGGAAACGTATAATCCTTCTGACTGAACATTAAATTGAAAAGCGATTCCAATGATAACACCACTTTCTCTCCATAAGATTTTCGAATATTATTCACATACAAATCTAAATTGCTGATGTTTTTCAATATACTATCTCGATTCATCTCCGCCGATGGCAATAAACGGAATACTTTCCCTGCATAATCGGATGATATGTCAATCCCATCAAAAACCTTATCATCGTCATCAAATATAGGTGGAAAATCCAGTGCCTCGGTCGGCATTTCAGAGCACATGGATTTCTCGCATAACGCATACATTGATATGATGTTAAGCAAGGTTGATTTTCCGCTACCGTTTTTACCTATAATTACATTCACTCCTGGCTTGAAAATAAATTTCTTGCCATTTTCAAATGCTTCTATATCCGAAACATATTCAAATGGAGTTTTTGTATTGTCTTTTATTTTTACCGATGTTATCATTGTAATTCTTTTTAAAAATCAATTACCGTCCGAACCATGTCTCCGATGTGCTTGTTGCCGGTGCCCGTGAGACCACTGGAGAAGACCACGTACCACGCGACGGCCTGGCTGCTCTCAGTACTGGACCAATACCACGTCGAGGAGAGGGGAGATGCCGAAACATAAGTGAATGCTTTGTTTAGTTCGTCCATATAATGGGCCATTAAATTTAATTGACCAAGAGATGGTATATACTCGCCATCTTCCAGCAGATTTCTCAATTTTGGATTTCTGGCTACAAGGCGTTCCGTATTGCCGCGTCCGTCAATGTCAAACAGCGCATCACATTCACGTTCGTAATATGTCCCACTTCCGGATTCTTCACGGCTATCATCGTCAAGCAATTGTACGATATCATGTTCCGTCAGTGAGATTGCAAATGACATGTATCTGTGCTTCAACCCAATGTATCGTACACAATCTTTGGAGTTATCGCCGGTAAACGGCTCTACATGTCCATCTTTGTAGATTATATACAGTCCATCAGTTGACTTTTTCTTATCCTCTTCGGATGGTACTCTGTTTTCACATGTACATTTCTCACTTTTGGATCTTACGATTATATTCAACTCATTTAATACATGATCCCTGATGACGCTCTCGCACGCTCTTCTTACAAAATTATGATCTCTTTGTTTAAGCTCATCTGTTACCATACATCTGATCCAATGTTCTATCTGATTGTTTCCTCCGTATGTATTAAGCATACACCGTTTTACGAGTTTTTCCAATAATGGCTCTATGTTTTTGATTATATCTTCTTTGGTAAGGTGAAGTTCATTTAATATATAGTTCCTTACTGCCTTGTATTCTTTACTTGTGCTCATAATATACCGATTTAACATTGTGAATCATATTTTCTTTCTCTCCCGCTGTCTTCCCCTATCGGATTGTCCCATCCATATTTTACAGCCGTAGCTTTAAATAGAGGGAGTCCATAAAATGCATAATCATCCTCACTCCAGCCTTCAAGACCTTCTTCCAGAATGTAGTTCCACATCATCACACATTCAAACATCAAACTGGCTGATATTCCTCTCTGATTTAATGCCTTTTCAAAACCGAATCTTACGTCTTCTTCAAGCTGTTTCAGGACATTTTCTCTGGTAAATTCAACTACAGTACTGTTCCACTTTTCCTCGTTGTCATATTCTTCATTCGGCTCCATACCGAAATCCTTTATCATGCTATATGGAACAAATTTAGCCAGTCTGTTAAAATCTCTACCGTCTAAACATTTTGATGTTAATTCTTTAAGTTGTTCTAATGTTTTCATAAGCAATTTTGTTTTATAGGTTAATCCCATCCTCCAGTAGCATACAAAGATACATCTTCCTCCTCTACATCTACATCTTTAAGAGCCTGTAGAAGTTTTTTCTTTGTCTCCCGGCACATATTGTAACCATATCCTTTATACCGATATGAGCGTTCCCATGTGCTTACTGGAAAAGGAATATTTTCATCAATGACCAGTCTCTTCATATGAAGATGTTCGAAGAATTTCTCATGGTAGAGTAGTTTGTACTCGTATGCTACTATACTTGCAGATGAGAATGGAAAATAATCATCTTCCTCTTCTTCGTATTCCTCTTCTTCGTATTTAGGCTCCTTGTAGTAAGCCATTTTTGCCACAGTAAAGTCGAAGCTCCTGAGAATCTCTTCTGGCTTTCCGAACTCTGACTCTATGAACTCTACCCATACCTTTTCTCCCTCTTTCTGGAATGCGCATACCTTCTCATTCCTGTACTTAAATTTCCATCCTTCTTTCTGATGTTTTTCATCATTGAACAAATCAACAGCTTCCTGAAAATCGTCTTCGCTTTCAAAGAAAATATCAATATCTTTTACTTTTTCTCCGGAAAGGATATTCTTAAAACATCCACCAGCTATGAACCCCTTGTGACCTTCCATATATTTGTCAAGCCATCTTATTTGCCAGAAATTATCTGGAGTATCTATTATAAAATTGTTCATATTGTTTGTATTTTACTGTCACCAAGCGAGATAAAAATTCCGCTTTACTATAACACAGTGGGTATAGTTATCCAGATCAACCCCATTTTCTTTGAATGTATCCAGAACCCTCTTTTCCACATGTTTCAATTTTACTATTATTCCCTTCCTAAACTCTTCTATTAACTTCCCGTTACATTCAATAGGCCCAATAAAACAGTATCTATTCGAAGGACTGTCTGATATACAATATGTCTGACATCCTAACATGTTGCTTAAAATTACTTCGTTCATAATTTCTCTATGATTTTAATATGGTGTCTACAAACTCCGTTATTTTATCAACGGATTCTTTTGATAAGGTATATCTTCCCCAATCCCATCTAAAATGTGCTTTTGGGAGATTTTTAGTAGAATATTTTTCATTTCCGTCCTTGTTAGTCCATTCGTAATTATCCTCTGGATCCGCCACTTTTATCCCCGATTTAGGTCCGTTACGAAAGCTATATAGCATTCTTATAACCGATTCAAAATCCGAACCTATATCAAATAGCATATGATACACCTTGTTTATTAAAGCCCTATCAGCTTGTTCCAAGTCTTCACCAAACAACTCTCTTACACTCCAATTTTTCATTTCTGAATAACGAATGAAATTAAGTTTCCCTTTTTCTATATTAGGATCTTTTCTTGATAATACAAGCTCCAAATCTTTCACAAATGATTCTTTTAGTTTCTGTTGTCCTAACAAGGCGGTGTATTTGCTTACTATATCCATTATCCAAAGTTTTTTAATATTGCTCCAAACGAATCATATTTAATCCCTAATGTATCATGTGCCTTTTGGGATCCACATTCACATTCACCAACTCTTGCGCCGGACCCACACTCGCATAAGTCTATTCCCCAATGGTTGACGCAGTGGTTGCAGCAGCAGGACTGGTGAAGCCATGTGGCATCACCAGCATCCAAATCCAATTTTTCAAATGTTTCCCAAAACATGCTATTCGAAGCACCATTATCAAAGCTGATAGTGACTGCGCCGCATTTACATTTTTGTATGTATTCTATTTTCATATATGTTCCATTTTCAAAATTTCTGGGGACAGATATTCTTGTAACTCCAATTTGCGTATTGGAACAAGACAATCCAGATGTTTAGCGTCCATTTCTTGCCTATTCTCATCTACCCACATTAAAGTATCTTTACTGCTACATTCCGGGCATTTGTCAGCTCCACGTGGAAGAAGCATTTGTACTCCACATTGAGTACATCTCACCCAGTCTCCATGCTGCACCCCTTCGTATGTTCTTGTTTTCATATTTAATCCTTGATGATCTAATAAAATTTGAAAGATGCGTTTTAATTCATGTACGTGCTTACGCTTGATACTATCTCCGCTCTTGGATAATTCATGATTGGTTCCAAGCCAATCATTAGCACTCTTTTTTAAGGATACTCTTAGCAGTCCCCATGTTAAAGAACTGAATGTAATCCATCATATTCCCAAAAGCGCCCCAAATATCTGTATAAGATAATTCTGTTTTAGCTCTTTTGTATTTTTCAATAGACTTCTTAATTGATTCCAGTTTGCTGGCAACAAACCTCATATTACCAGTATCCGATATATTATCCCCTACACTGAAAACCATTGCCCAAGTTGGTATCGCATTACGAACATAGCATTGATGTTTGCTCGTAGTAGCAGAATAATAATCTTCATTTATCAGGTATGCTTTCTTCCCTTGTTTGTTTTTTACTATTCTCCCGACTTCAAAGTGATGCCCATAAGAATAAATACTTGTACCTTCAAAGAAGAAATTGCTCCCTGATGCTGATTCTTCTTGTTCATGAGCCCACAAGTGAGCGACCATTGAATTGTTCATATAAATATCTTTTTAATTGTTTAACTTACCTTTATCATATGACATTCTCTTTTCGTATTTTTCAATACGTTCGGTTATCATATCGCAGAAGACTTGCCCCTCTTTTTCGGAACCTCTGAAGTAACCAATCATCTTCAGGATATTCCCGTTAAACTCATGGACAAACTTGTTATAATAATGTTCACCCATAACTTTCCCGTATTTTCCCATAAACAAATCCTTGTCTAACGACTCATCCTTGAAACAACGGTTGTAATCCCATCTTACAATACGAAACAATGTTTCAAAATCCAATCTTTCCATATCCTGTATTTTATTTAAGCTCAAACTTAATACCTTCCGGCAACTGAGAGCGGTCTACCTTATTCACAAAATCATCAAACTCTTCCTGTGTGATTTTTTCTCCATAACCGTTCCAGTTGAAAGACAAAGTGTTCGTGTGAGAATAATATATAACATTATCGGTAGACAACCCATAATCAAACACACAGAGCATTATCTTCTTTTCTGCTTCTGCTTGTCTGATTTTCTTATCGTATCGCTCACAAATTTCAGCACGTTTTGCCGCCATCTTTGCTTTATGGGCTTCCACTCTGCGTTTCTCTATATTTTCTGAGGAATAATGCCCGGCTTTAATACGCTCTTCAATAAGAGATCGTTCCTCGTCCGTTAGTGTTAAAACAGATCTTTCTTCTTCCGGCTTATATGGATTAACCCACTTCTTACCACACAATTTTTCAAGTTCCGCAATAAGTTCTTCTGATTCTCTTTTCCATCTATCCACGATCCCCAGATTGAAAAGCATATACCTGAAATACAACTTATCCTCAGAGGCTTTATATAATTCTACGCATTCTTGTTCTGATATACGCAAATACTCCATTGCCACAGACATACCGCTTCTTCTAACGTGATATATGCCATTTTCCACCGGATACATAGGAGCACCATAATGGTTACAAAGATGCAACGATATGAATTTTGCCAATTCCGGAAAATGTTTTGCAACTTCATCATGGCAGCAGCCTCCTAAGTAATCCTCATATTTTCCATGCTTGTTTTTCCAGTCAACGTCGGCTGTTATGCTCCAGTCGCATATGTTATTTTTGCAGTCATCATCCAAAGAGATTCTAACTGTTATTCTATAATCTTCTTCATTTTCTGTAAAGAATTTTGTACCTGAATAAAACAGTTTGTTTGTAGTTTCCATATTATTTCAATTTAATCATTACACTTATGAAAAATAAAATCTGCACACTCTCCGGGAAGTGTTCCTGCGTCATTACAACGGTAAAACCCTTGTGTTTCCAAATCTACATCTACCGGATAACCTTCTGCTTTTTTCAAAAAAGCATCTATTTCCTGTATTTCTTCTTCAGACAGTCCTGAATAATCACCGTTTATCAGAGCGCAAGCCCAATAAATCGGAAGCCTGTATCTTATTATTTCTATCATACCACCTTCGTTTATACGCATTCTATTATATCCACATCATCAATTTGAGCAACCTAATACACTACGTTACCGTATAAATCCACTCTTTTTCTTTCCTGTATGACTACCTCGTAAGGCATCTTCTTGTCTCTTTTCTCCATCTTTGTCCTCCTTTCTTGAATAAAAAAAACGGCACCTATCTTCGCAGACCAGTGCCGGTAACTAACTTACATGGAAAACTACTTAACCTCAACTAATTCTACAGAGTTGTAGAATTTAGTGAAGCTACCAACAAATTCTCTTATATTTTTATATTCTTCTGGTCGTTTTCTGTTACCGTCTTTTATATAATTCACCCACAGTCTATCCTCTATGTTCTTAATCGCATTCTCTATCGTAAATTCGTCGCTGACGCTCATTAAACACGAAGACCCGGTTTTCTTATGTGGTTTATATATCCTTGAAAAAGACCACATTTTTATTCTATCATATATATATCCGTTGTTGGGATAAACGAATCCTATCCGGCTGTCACCTTCTTTGGCGTAAAATACACCCGGCTCCTTTCCGCCCTTTCTATATACCACAAATCCTTTTTCTTTTAGGATCTTAACTACTTTATCTAATTTGTTTTCTACGTTCATTTTCATGCAAAAATTTAAAAACGACCCTCATTATATCTCCAAAGTTCTCCACCTTAACCCACTCATTAGCCACTGCTCTAAGTACAGACGTTTCGTATGTTGGAACATTGTCTTCTTCAATCATCTTACAAGAAGCCAGAACTCCTTCAGTCGGCTTTAGTCCACGGTCATGCAGCTCGCAGAGACCGTCTGGCCGGCGGAATGCGCACCACCCGTCTTTCTCTGTTGGCTGGATCATCGCTATTGGTTTTTCTTTCACTGCAAGATACCCTACCATCCACATTGTTTCTTTTAACCTGTCAGCGTATCCGGCATCTATGATAGCCTCTATGTCTTTTGGCGTACCAATACAAGGAACCTTACACATGTTCTTACATTTATCACACGAACAAGGCTGCTCCCATCTATTATGATCTACGCCTACCAACTTCTTTATCCGTTCTACTTCCTCTTTCATACTTCTTTTGTCAATCCATCATAATATGCTTTCAATTCCGATGAGGCGTATTCCATAAATGCTTCAAACAAATATGGTACTTCTACTATCGTGTATATGGTATTCCCTATTGAAAGCAGCTCAAGATCATTGCTGTACAAACATGTAACATAAGATCCCTCATTGGATATATACAAATCCATCCTCACGTATTCTATACATGAAGACAATGCATTAAACAAATTTTTTACGTCATTTTTGTCAAAAAGTTCTACAAAACCTCTTAATCCCCTCATTTTACTACCCTTTCTATGTGTTTAATTAATACTACTGCCATCCCTTTACCGGTTTTTATCGCACATTCCGATCCTTTTATCCATTCTACACATCCTACATACGTTTCCGTAGCATGAAATCCGGGATTGTATTTTCCAGATGTACTGAACTCTACTGTATCCCCTACCTTCAAATCATCAAAAGCAATAGACCATGTAGTCCAAATTCTGTCATGTCTCCCAGGCTGAATAGCTCCGATTACGCCTTTTTTACGACCGTTTTTTATTGCTCTTAGTATTATCTTTCTATCACCTTCAACAAGGCCGAAAAAGCGCCCGTAAAAGGTTAAATCAACCTGTTTTCCTCCTATTTCTTCTCTTATTTTTGTTATTCTGTTCATTTTCTGATTTTGTTTTAATTTTTTCTCTGTTTTTTCTATCTTCTATAGAAGATGATAATAACATTATCTTTTCTATGTTACTTTTTGACTGTAAAAAAGAATCGCATTTCATTACCACTACCACCTTCTTAAGTTCCCCATTATCGTATAGCGATACACGCATCATGTTTTGCACCTCGTCCACTATCAGACCTGGAGTAGTCTTAGCCATTTTGCGTAGCTTATTATACTCCGGTCTTTCCATTTCCTCTGTTTATTACTCTATAGTATTTATCCTTATCCCCTTCTTTCAACTTCTCCAGATAGAAAATTCCATCATGTAAATGAGACAAACAAAACCTGTATCCGTATTTCTGTACTCTTCTTACATGATCCCGCAGTCTTATCTCTTCACTTTTGTCTTGTACTTTGATTTTAATACTGTCTCCTTCTTTGATTGTGTATAAAATAGTTTGAATCTCTTCTTTTTTCATCTTATAAAATATTTTAACGGCAGCACCTATACTCACGCACCACTACTGCCTTATGTTTAACAATTAAATACTTAACTCTTCAATGGTCAAGCCTTTTTCTTTTGCCCACTTTAGCATCGCGCATAATTCTGTTTCTGACTTATATTTCGGATCACGCCACGCCCATCCGAATTTATCCAGGACATGATGATATAATTCGTCGGCCTTTGCCGTGTAAATGTCTTTGAATAAATGCTCCGAACCTTCCGGTATAAGCATCTCTGTTGTTGCAAAATCGGAATACGATAAACATCCGTAAGCATATTCTGTTATTTCACTCCATGCTTCTCCGGCTTTAAATCCAAATTCTTTTACAAAAGCCAAAGTTAGATACATATTTAATAATATTGTTACATCATATCCGGAATCCGACTTTCTTTCTATTATTTCCTTTTCAAATTCCTTTAAATCTTCAGGCCCTAAAAAGATGTATCCTGATACCGACCGGTAATTAGTCTCCGCATACTTCTTGCATTTATCATCATTGACAATCTTACTAATGTTAGATAACATCTTTTGCCTCCATTCATCACAAAACTCTACCTCTACGTTCATCCAATCAGTACCATAATTATATTCTTTCGGATATCCGACCGATGTTACCTTTATACTATTCACGCCATATCCGTAAAGGCGTTCACTTACCTCATTCGCCCATTCCTGTACAAAAGGAATAAACTTATTGTAATAAGAATCAAAATCAAAATCCGATTCCTCCTCATATTCTGGCATCTCTTCATAATCCTGTTCAAAGAAATGACGAGGATCTGCTATTGTTTCGTAGAAACTTACGTTAATGAAACAAAACTCGTTAGTTGTCGTTTTTAATATCATAACTTTTTGTATTTACGTACATTTTCCTTGCCATAGAATCTACACATGGCACGAATCTGACTATAAAATACTTTTGTCCTCCTGGCCTCAAAGTATTTAAACATTTCTTCATTCTTTGTTTCCCAAACGTAATCCGTTTGGGAACTCATGCGATCTTTCTCCTTGCGTGAATAATGGTAATATGATACCACAACACGTTTCATACCATTCTTTACAGGTACGATATTTACGTCTATACTATTCTCTGTCATATTATTATTGTTTTATGCATTATACAAATACAAAGAGCGCATACCTTCACAGGCCGGCGCTCCTTTCAATAAAAATGAAAAAACTAATATTACATAAACATATTGTTTTCTACTCTTTATTACAATACTTTTGTTCCGCAATTATTATATCTTCCGTACTCTTTTTTCGTATCATTCAAGATTTCAAAAACCATCTTCTTGTGATCTTCGTTTGGTAACCTATCCTTAACAGCCGATATTACGCCCGCTATAGACGTAAAGCCTGAATCTGTTATTGAACACAGCAACACGCCTCTGTCGGCTCCGGTGCTTATTGCTGACGCCTTTATAATATCATTCTTATATATTCTCATAACTTTTTTGTTTTATTGTTTGTGAGATGCCCAGAATCGAACCAAGACCGGCACATACGCACCGGCACGCCGCGTCATCCCCTCTATGATGCAGAAATAGGCATGCCTATCCTCACGAACCGACATGCCAAAACCCAAAACTTAATTTGATGAATAAAATAGATTAACAAAAATACTATTCTAATTCTTTTATAATATCTTTCACAATATTCAGCCTTACCTCCTTCGTTTCTGGACTAAGACAACCAAACCACCCATAAAACGTTCTTGTTTCCTCTGGTTCTGTGGCCATACTTATCTTCTCCTCCAATTCCGGGAAATATATTCTCACCATTTCGTCTGAACGAAACTCATAGATATTTTTATGTGTTTTGAAATACATAAACACTACATTTCTTAACGCAACACATATGTATTCCCCATCCTCTAACCTATCAATCATCTCATATACCTTTTTCCATATGAATAATCGCTCTTCTTTTGTAAACATATCTTTCTTTATTTTTGTGGTATTATTTGACTGTACGCAGACTTTTCCATGTACACAACACTATGTTCCTGTCCAAGTATTTTCTTTGCTGCTTCTTTCTTTATCGCGCAATATCTCCCTGTACGATACGGATTCTTTTGATCTGAGCCATCTTCGACTTCGATAATAAAACAACCTCCTTCGTCTATTATCTTTTTGCAATTGTCACATACTTCGCCCGTGCATATATGATGCGGCGCCTGCCCTTTGATGTTATTTCCTAATAAAGCAATCCCCATCTCTTCGCCACATATCATGCAGACTTCTATAGACGGATTCAATCCGTGTTCTGGATGTAATGTAATACCATCTTTCATTTTCTTTCCTCCTTTGTTTTTAATGTTGTGTGAGATCGCCGGAATCGAACCGACCTACCGCACCATGAATCCCATAAAGCAAGTGCTCCGATCTTCGCAGACGGGAGCACTTTGTCTAAAGCATAAGAAAATTAATGAAGAAATTTTTCTCACGCCATAGCATCTAAAATAGCTATCAGCACTATTTCTATGACAAACATAATAGAAAATATCTTAAATGCCTTTTTCATATCACTATCTCCTCCTTTTTATTTTTACGTTCCACAATAAACTGTTCCGGCTCTGCTAAGGCCTACGTCCTACCTACAACCGCAGGCCTTAGCCCAAGACGCCGCCTACTCCCCCTCTATGGCAGCCTGTTCGTACCTACAAAACCAATCCCCATCTATACAACTATCACTACCCCATAACGAACATGTATCCTTATAACAATCATAAAAAATACATCTCTCACAACTGTAATCCTTGACGGCTACACAGCTAACTACCTTAGCATATACTATACCATCACTGCCTTCTATTCCTTTTACCCCGAAAATAGAACCTTCTACTTCTTTACTTAAATCTAAATCAGGTGCAAAATCATATACGTTCATATTGTCCATATTTTAATTGTTAAACATTTCACTTACTACTAACCTATAGAATGCTGTTTTAAACTACTAATCTGTTGAATTTTGTGGGAAAACCTACAGAATACTGTTTTAAACTACTGATCTGTTGAATTTTGTGGGAAAACCTATTTAAAACTCTGATCTGTTGAATTTTGTTGATAGGGAATTGAATTTTGTTGGTAGGGAGTTGAATTTTGTTGATAGGAAGTTGAATTTTGTTGGCAGGGAGTTGAATTTTGTTGATAGGAAGTTGAATTTTGTTGATAGGGAGTTGAATTTTGTTGATAGG